GACGAAGAATGAGTAATGCTAAATTAAAACTCATGATTGCTGTATTCAGCCGCAGAATTAATCAGGGAGAAACTTTTGAGGAAATTGCAGAGGACTATCCGAAACTGACAGCAGAGGATTTAGAGCAGATAAAGGCAACGCTGTAAACCAATAAAGGTACAAAACTAACCATAACAATATTAAACAACAAGAGGGTAGAATTAACTACCCTCTTTTATATTTTACCGAGGTGGTATTATGAAAATTAAAGATAGACTTGCAAAAGGTTTATAAATAAATTGACCTCAAATCTATATTAACTTTAATTAAAGGAGTACGATATGAGAATTGAATTTAAAGATTTAACTGGAAAAGAATTTGGTTATTTAACTGTCATTGAATGTTTAGATGATACAACAAAGGGATATACGAGGTTACATTGGAGATGTAAATGTAAGTGCGGTAATGATAATTTTATAACCACTACCAGTCGATTAACTTCTAATAATACAAAATCTTGCGGATGCCTTAAAAAAGAAAGCAGTCCTAACAATGGTAAAAAAACAAAAAAATATAATGACTATGAAGTACAAGAAGATTATGTTATTATGTATACTTCTAAGGGTGAGCCATTCTATGTTGACTTAGAGGACTTCTGGAAGGTTAAGGATATTTGTTGGCACAAAGATAAAAACGGATATATCGTTGATAAACACAGCACATTGATACATCGTGTGATAATGGATTCACCTAAAGGAATGGATATTGACCATATACATGGCGAGCAATCAAGAAATGATAATCGTAAAGAGAATTTAAGAGTTGTAACACATCAACAAAATATGATGAACTGTAAAACACAAACAAATAATACTTCTGGATATACAGGTGTAAGTTTCAAAAAAGAACGAAAACTATGGGTTGCAACTTTGTGTCATAAAGGAAAGCATTATTATTTGGGGGCAAGTAAAAATAAAGAAGAAGCAATTAAAATGCGAAAAGAAGCTGAAAATAAATATCAGGGTGAATTTTCGTATGACAACAGTCAGTCTTATTGATAAAGTGGTGAGGTAAATGAAAATTAAAGACAGGATTTCTAAATTGATTGATGTTAAAACCATTGTTACTTTCGCACTTACCATATCATTTGTTTATCTTTCAATCTCAGGGCAAATTGAACCTCAAATCTTTATGGCTATTTATACAATGGTTATAGGTTTTTACTTTGGAACACAGTCAAATAAATCAAATAATGAGAAAGGAGAATAGTATGGGAAACTTATCTGAACATTTTGATTCGTCAGAATTTTTATGCTCATGTTGTGGTGGATATAAACCTATGTCAACATTGCTCATATCAATGCTTGAAAAGGTTTATGCTTACATGAACGCTAAAGCTATTATAATTAGTAGTGGTTATCGTTGTGAAAATAATCCGTGGGGATATAAAAATGATGCACATAGAAAAGCTATGGCGGCTGACCTTTGTGTACAAAAACAGGACGGAAGTTTTTATTCCTCATGGGATATTGCAGAGGTAGCGGAGCGTTTAGGATTCAGAGGTATAGGTATTATAGATAACACATATGTTCATCTTGACACAAGAGGACACGAACCATTTGTTTATGACTTTTGGTTTGGTAATGAAATGACAGGTGAAAACTATACTACATTTCAACGTGGTACAATTTTCTATGGAGATAATAATAAGATTTCAGAGACAATTGATGATACACTTGAAATCAAATTACAGAAGATACTTAATAACAAGGGTTATAACTTAGATGTTGATGGAATAATTGGTAATATCACACTCACTGACCTGAGAGATTATACAATTGAACCTAATGATAGCGGTGAACTTACTAAATGGACACAGGAGTTATTAAAGGTTCGTGGCTATGATGTAGATGTGAATGGAACTGCTGACGAAAAAACCATGAACGCTATTCACGCATTTCAGAAAGACAACAATCTTGGTGAAGGAATTTTATCTGGTGGAGACTGGGGTGTGCTTTTACAGAAAGGTCAGGTGTAATATATGCTTACTCAGGAAGATTTCGCACAGCTTGATAATATCTATGTACGCAAAGATGATTGTAATGACCGTCACGCAGACACAGCAAGAGAGATAAGCGAACTTACTATTTCTCAAACCAAAATTAATACTCAGTTAGGTATGCTTATTAAGATTAATGCCGCTGAGTTAGGTGCTGTGGGTACAGCAATCATAGCGGCAATTATGAAATTAATACTGAATTGAGGTGATAACAAATGTCTACCGATTGTAAAGCGTGTGAGAACCAAAAGTGGAAAGAGCATTACTTAACAGCGCAAAAAAGATTTGATAAGGTATTAGTGGGATTAACAATCGGATTTGTTATCATGTTTACCGTGATGGTACTATGTCTTTTTGTCACCGCTTGTATGGTAATAAGGACACAAAGATTTATTAACGAATTTGAATACGTAGAAGAAACCGAAATACAAATTGAACAAGATTGTAATGGACATAATGTTGTTATGTTACCAAATGGAGATGAGGTGAAAACAGATGGGACAAAAGTACACGGAGAAGAAGAAAAGATATTGGAGAAAGAAAGCAACAAGAACAATGTTATTTCAATCGCCAAATGAAAAGAGAACATTCAAACAGAAGATAAGAGACTTTATATATAAAGTTTTTGGAATATAATTATTCTTTAGGGGATAGTGAGTTTAATACTTGCTATCCCCTATTTTTTTGTTATGTTACACTTTCATTTTGCTTGATTTCGCTATAATAAATATGATATAATTAAGTAAAAGGAAGGTGATGTTATGGATATTTATAGCTATGTATATTATATTTCGATAGCAATAGAAAAAGGTAGTAATTAAATACTACCTTAATCCTCTTATCTCTTTAGATACATTTTTATATTCTTCTTTTGTGATTACGTTTCTTATTAAAAGAATCTTTGCTATCATTTCCATCCATGCTTTCTTATCCATACTATCACCTCATAATAATTATAGGCATATTGCTTCGTGTTTATGCGTATTTGCCACGCTGTACGTTTTCAAGTGTAATTATATTACCTGTAACAACGTGGCTTATAACGCATTGTAGAGCCGTTAGAAGTGATTTACTTTAGAGAAGAACCTAATGCTCCGTCACTACGCTCAGACTTTATGTTCTTTAAATCCTCAAAGGAAATCTCTTTGACTTCTGTTTTAATTGGCTTTAATGTTTTACGAGAAAGTGTAAGTTTATAACCACAGGCTTCACAAATAAAAGTATCATTCTTTTGGTAATAAGGTGAATAGATATCAAACAATAAACATTCATATTCAAATCTTTTTTGAATTGCTTCTATTTTAGAACCATATCTACCTATAAAATATTTTTTATCATTTAGTTTGATTTCGGCACACCATTTATTGTTTTTCTTATCGAACCATACTCCTGTCATTCCAGATGTGTTATCGTTTCTTTTTGATGAATTTAAAACATTACAATGCTGTGTTACGATTCTCAGATTTGATTTTCTGTTATCCAATGGATTTCGATTCCAGTGGTCTACTACGAATTTATCGTTTTCGCATCCTGTAATTATACGATTAAGTCTTTTATCGCCAGAAACAACATAGCCCTGTTTGTTAAGATACCAACAAATATTTTGTATTTTTGGCACATCTTCTGCATCGACTATAAATTCTATTCCATTGGACATTGTGCCATAAGCAATGTTGTTTTCATATCGAAATGAATTTGTTTTATGGTAACTTTCTTTTATTCTTTCAAGACGTAAACAACCACAAGATAATTTTTTTACCTTTCCTGTAAGTTTGCTAACAGGAACTTCACAAGTATTTCCACACTGACAGTTACAGTGCCAATAAGTTTCACCATCTTTTTTGTAATAGTATTGAGGAATTAATTTGCCTATCAGTTGGTTTGTTAAATCTTTAATTCTACTACAACCGCAGGATTTTGTTCTACCACTTGATAATCTTCCTTCAAAAATCACAGATATGGTTTTGTTTTCACATTGGCATTGACATTGCCAATAGACCCCTTTTGTTTTCATTTCTTTTGGACGTTCAACTTCCTTTAATAATAGCCAGTTGCCTATCATATCATTAGGCTTAAACTTGTTGCTCATTACTTTACTCCTGTACTACCAAATCCATTTCGGCTTGTATCGTTCAAATGTTCAACTTCTTCTATATTAAATCGTGGCTGTATTTTATTAATTCGGAACTGACATATACGGTCGTTCTTGTTTATTGTGATATCTCTTGTGGCATATACAGGGTATTTCCATTCATCATTGTCACCTGAATAACTATTATCTATAACTGCAAAGCAGTTAGTTTGAATAATTCCATAGTTTTTAAATGTACTTGACCTCGGAACAATATTAGCTTCGTAGCCATTCGGTAATATCATTCCTACTCCAAGTGGAATCAGTTTAAATTCACCTGCTTTAAGTTCAACTGTCTCTGCGGCTCTAAGGTCAACCCAGTCTCCCTTATCCATGTGTTCAATTTTGTCTATTTCTTTATCAAAATACTTTACCTTTATATTCATCTTTCATTCTCCTTTAAGTTAAACAAGCATAATGGTTTATTGTTTTTATTTCTTCCTCTGTTGCATTGCGATAGTCATATTTGATTACATCCTCTGGTTTAACATATTTTTTATCACTATAACAACCTATCAATCTGTATATTGAAATGTTTGATTCTGTTGTGACTTCCTTACGGTGTAATTCAAATCCCATGTGAGTACCAAGTTCATCTGACACAAGAAATTTTGCATCAGATGGAGCATTGTGAATTTCAATATATATACCTGCTGGCATATGCTCTCTACGATTACCCATCATTTTACAAAACGCACAATTGGCTTTCATCATTCATTCTCCTTTATTAACTCCTTTATTAATCTTTATTAATCAACTATAGTTGGTACACTTGGTAGCCACATATGAGGATTAAAGTTAATCTCATAATGATATTCATTTACTCCTGTTGTTTCTAAGTCCTCTACAATATATGTTACATTATCACTCAGACCTATTATCTGTTTATTGTACATACCCTTCTGATATTCAGTAATAATTTCAAGCTGATTGTCTGCTGTATCTGCCATGATAGATGAACGTCCTGTCATCTGAAAAAGGGTATCTCCTGTAATACAATCAATTACGGTTATTCTTCTTACGCAATTGAAATTGTCAGCTTCTTGTGCAAGATTTACTCTTACTCTCTCAGCTTCGTTACAACTTGTTAAAGTAAATACTGTCATCATAGCAACGAAAGCCATTGTTATCATTGTAATTATTCTTCTCATCATTCGTTCTCCTTTATTAGTGATTCAATCATCTTGACCTTATTATAAATTTCATTCCAGTCCTTTGCTCTGGTAAACATTGGAACTGATTCTTCTAATTCGGTTGTATTCCACGGATAAGTAAGACATACGGAATAGTATTCTTTATCTCCTACTAAATTCTTTAAACAGTCATCAATTAAGATATCACATTTCATATACTGTTTTCGTGGACAAGAATATAAACATTTACGTATTTCAAGGAATGGAAGATTACGTTGCAACCAATTCTTTTTCTTAGGAAGATTTTCTGCTTCTGTGGTTGTAACAAATATAATCTTATGTCCTTCGTTATGAAGTTTAGCAATAACCTCACGGCATCCGTCAATAATAGATATTCCCTTCCAAACCCTTTTATCAAGAAAGTAATGCCAAAAGGTTTCCTTATACTCAGGCTTCACAAAGTTTTCTATATGATAAGCTGTAATATCAGACAGAGAGAGATTGTCTCCGCTGTCTGCGTTATAGACTTTAAGGACAGATTCAGTTAAATTGTTAAGGCAGTTGTCAATATCCACACCGATTGTAAGTCCCATATTAATCACCCCAGTAAAGATTTAAGATATTCTGAAAAAGGTTTATTATTATTAATAGGCTCTCCCTTAAATTCAACAGTAAAATCACTTGGGAGATGCTTGTGGCAAGGGAAATCGTCAGTCTTTATTTCAATACTCTTTACAAGTGAGTAGCTTTCGTCATGCTTTTCATTAAATGCCTTGATAGCATTTTTAATAGCTGTAAGTTCTTTTTCCTTTTCTTCCTTCTTTTTCTTTTCTGCTTCTCTCCTTTCCTGTTCGATTGCGTTTTCGATTTCTGCTCTCTTAATGTAGAGTTCTTCAATCTGTCTGTCGATGCTGTCAAGCATATCCTTGTTATTAATAGCCATAATTATTATTCTCCTTTTATAAATTTATTATCATATAAACCATTCTTATGAACGAATAGTTTTTCAACTGCTCTCATAGTATTATCTGTTGACTTCATGCTACGCTGTACATCTTTTTGCCAAATACAAATAAAATCATTAGGTGCTTCAAGTTCACTGATAAGAACATAATTAGTTTTACTCCATTTACGCATTGTTTCCCAAAACTCATCGTAATTAAAGTTTTGGGAATTAGCAAACTGTTTTGTATTGGCATAAGGTGGGTCACAATAAATTACACAATTATATGCTTGTCCTTTAGTCCATATGTCTCTGTAATCTTTACAATCAAACCATATATCCTGTAAGTCCTGTACTTGTGATTCAAGATTACGTTTGCTTTCCTGATAATAGTCTCTGTATCTTTCGCCTGTTTTGGTTTTTTCATATCCTGACGGTGCGTAACCACCGTCAAAGAATCTACCATTATAACTTGCAAGGAATCCTACGTTTGCTATAAGCCAATCAGAAGCCTTACAAGTTCCATTACGATATTCAGTTCTTATAGTGTTATATAAGTCTCTTGGTACTTTATCAAGAAGTTTACCGTTTGCTTGAACGTGTTTAAGCAATGCAATTAGATATTGGTTCTCATCATATCCGATTCTTCTCCAACACTTAATCTTATCAATTACATTTGCTCCACCTACAAATGGTTCAATATAAGTATCGCTGTGTGAATCATCTATACATTGCTGTATGATAGGAACTATCTGTTTGGCAATGCGTGATTTACTTCCCATGTACCTCATGTTATATACCTCCAACGATATCCTAATGCTGATTTGCGCTTTCCAGAACAAGCGTTTGATATACTTCCTTGTCCTATACACCCTCCTGTTAAATACAATGCGGCTTCTTTCTGACTATTAAAAATTTTTAATGGTTCTAAATAATCATTATCATATTTATCATACATTGCAACCTTTTTATTGGTGTTGTATAAATTTTGTACTTTCCATGCTTTATACAAATTTTCTTCATTCGTCATTTCGATAAGATTACTTTTTCTATTATTAAGTTTGTTACCGTCATTATGGTCTATAACAACATTCGTATCGTTACATTTCATAATCATTCTATGAATAAAAATTGTATGATTTTCAATCATAGTGTATACATATCCTTTATTTGAAATATACCATCCGTATCTTCTTACAATTGGAAAATCTTCCTTGTCTACGTAAACTTTAATTATGTTCCCTATGTTATAAAATCCTTTTGAATCAGAAGCGTATATATAATCATTATCTTCCAATTTTAAATTAATATCTTTTATTCTATTCATATCATACAATTTGCCCCTTGTCCTTAATATGTTCATACAAGTCCTCTGGATTATCACTTGTATATCTTGTTTTCTTGTTATCTTTCCATAGTTGATATTCATTGCGGTACAGGTCTGATACAATGTACCAAACCTGACCATCTTCTCCTGTGTAAGTTAACCACAGTAGTAAATTCTTATCGTACTGAAAACGATTTGTTACGCAAGAATCAAGCATTGCTTACCCCTTCACTTTCGTCATCATGTGGAGTTCTCATTTCAACCTCTTGTTGTTTACCCTCATTAAAGGATGTTTTGTAATCGCCAGTTAAATATCCTGTAACTCTACGCAATCTTGCAATATCATCACTATCACATATGGGACAACGCTCATCTATACTTCCTATAAAGCCACAATTATTACAGGTATCATTAGGTACATTTATAGCAAAGTATGGGATATCCTTGTTCATTGCATAAGTAACAATCTTTTCAAGAGCCTGTGGGTTATCAAATGCATAACCGTCATTCTCGATATAAGTTATACAACCTGCGGATGAATAGCCTGTAAGCTGTGATTCAATATCTATTTTTTCTTTCATTGAACACTTATACCAAACAGGAACATGAATAGAGTTTGTAAAGAATTTATTTTCAGAAACTCTCGGAATAACACCGTACTGAGATTTGAATTTAGTCATTGCCGTAAAACACAAATTCTCGGCAGGTGTATAATACACTCCAAAGTTAAGCCTATACTGTTGCTTAAACTCGGAACATCTGTCTTTAAATAACTGCTCTATCTTCTTAGCAAGTTCCATGCCTTTTTCTGTAGTATGGTCACAGCCTATAAGAATCTGCAATGTTTCTGCAAGTCCAAGTTGACCAAGTGCAAGAGTACCATGCTTTAATGCTGAACGAATATCCTTACCGTCATAACCAATCATTGTGCCGTTTTCATACATAAACTTAGCACTGTCTGCTGACTGAGAACAGATATATTCAAAACGTTCAATCAACATATCCTTTGCTTCGTGAATTTTAGTATCAAGTATTTCAAAGAAGCTATCAATATCTTTGTTGTAAACTTCTCCTTTTGCCATCATTGCAAGTGTTGGCATTATAATGGTTACAGGACAAATGTTTCCTCTACCGTCTTTTGTCTGTGGATTAACACCTTCATCGGCATTGATATCATAACCGTTTGCTGTCCTACATCCCATTGTACTAAAATAGGTTTTGGGGTCATTGCGGTCATAACCCACATTGCCACTCCAATCACAATTTGCATAGTTAGGATAAAGTCTTTTTGCAGTTGACTTAATGGCAAGTTGGAATAAGTCGTAGTTTGGAGAACCCTTATCGTTTACTCCTTTCATATACTGAAAAATACCACAAGGGAATATGCTCGTTCTATGAAGTCTACCTACACCAGAAATAGATGCCTGTAACAAGGTTTTAATTACAAGTCTACCCTCTGGAATAGTACACGTTCCATAGTTGATACTACTGAATGGTAACTGATTACCAGACCTACTTTGCAAGGTATTAAGGTTATGATAAAGCCCTTCTATACCCTGTTTTAATTCAACGATTGTATCAAGCAGAGCCGAGTTATAATACTTTTCATTAAGATTTGATTTGTTACCTATCCTATAATCTTCTTCCACGGTGTTTGTCTTATTAAAGAAATCAGACTTATTATCTTCAATCCATTCGTCAAATCTATCTCTTACAATACCATGCTCAGTGTATAAATCAAATGCCATTTCTTCTATATTCATTTCAGAAAATTTTGTAGCATTATCTTTTATATAAGCATAGATATACCGTTTTAAGAAAGTCTTTCTTACATAAGGGACTAAAGACCAATCTAAATGTGTGGCTGAGACACCGCCAAACTGTTGTAAAGATTGTATCTGAAAAATTACAGCAATCAATTGTAATGCTGTACTTACGGAATTAGCAGGTCTTACATCACACTGTCTTGTATTAAATCCTTTAGCTAACAATTTATCTACTGGACACGAAAGACAGTTGTGGTCGCCCACAGCATAATGGTCAAGGTCATGTTCGTAAACCATATTTCCTTCATGATTCTTTTTCGCCATTGGTGACATAATATACTTTAATGCATAATGCTTGCTAATTGCAGAAGCCATACTACCTATTCTTCCACCAAAAGACCTTTCGTCCATATTGGCATTTTGATTCTCGACATTCTTAGCACCAAGTTTTTCTGCAACTTCTTTCATCAATGAATCATAATCATCTCTTGCTAACTTACGTCTATACCTGTACGTAATATATGCTTTCGCTACATAAAAGTCATACTGTGATATTTCCTGTTCAACGATATCCTGTATTGTTTCAACATGAATAACATCAGTAAACATATTCAGTGTATCAACTACATTATTCGTGATAGTTTCAATCTCATCTTCTTTCTCAGTGATATTATCGTAAACGTCTACGTAAGCATATGATATGGCTGAATAAATTTTACTTTCGTTAAAGTCAACCGTGTCTCCGTTTCTTTTGCATACTTTAGTTATCATCTTCATCACCCTTTCTTAAATTGATTTGTTCCATATATCTTTCACTTTTACCTGCTGATTTACAGCAACATAAAAGACAGATAGCATTTATAGCTGTACAAGTTAATATAAAAGCAATCATATTATATCTCCATAGTGCCATATATTCTTGAATTGTAATGCTCCAATGTTAGTGCAATATAATCTACAATATCATTCATCTGATTTCGATTCTCGTTAGTAAATATAAAATCACATATATGCTTGCCATCCTTGAAAGCCTTTGAATCGTAATCAAGTCGCTTCATTATCTGTTCATCCGAATCCCCTCTGTCTGCCATACGCTTTGCGACTATTGAACTATCACAATCAATAAAGAAAGAAAGGATAGTCTTGCATCCCTGATACTTTTCTTTAAGTTCACAAAAACCAACGATATCTGTTACGTACAGGTCTGCTTCATCAATCTGCTGTTGTGTGGCAAAGTATTCATAACCATTGTATTTATTGTAAGCAACTATATTGTCCTTGTAGTTCTCGACTTCATCACTGGATATAAATGTGTGAGTGTAAATATCCTTATCGTCATTCTCACGAATAGGTCTTGTAGTATAAGAACGTACAGACTTATATCCATATTTACGTTCAAGTCTATTTACTATTGTTGATTTGCCTGAGCCACTGACTCCAATAATACAAATTATAGGCTTCATTACTTATATTCCTCCTTTACAATATCCTTTAATGGCTTATGTCTACCACATCCCTTATATTCAGAACAGTAAGGAATTTCAAAACTTTCACACTTGGGTACAAACAGCTTATCAAGGATATCCTTATCTTCGTCCGTAAGGTCAGGGCAGGTTAGAATTGCTTTCTTCATAGCTTTCGCTACTTCTCTTATTTCTCTGCTTGCTCTTTGGCAAAGTCTCAAACCAAAAAAGTTCATTAATGCTCTTATGTTCATCGTTTCAACCATATTTGTAGGTGTTGCATTAGGAAGAACTGAACGTGCTTCATCGGGAACACAACCAAGACTGAGTAATTCTTTATATGTTCTTAAAGATTCATTGCAACTATTCGTCATTTCATCTTCAAGATACATGGTATCATCTGTATATGGCATTAAGGCAGTTGGTAGTACCCATGCAAGATTATCATATTCAACGTATCTTTGTGATTCAACGGATGGGCTTGCGTGTCTGTGTCTTGTTATCTGTGCAAGAAAACTACGTGAAACACCTGTAATTTTAAATGTAAAAGAAGCGTGTTCAAGTATTGAAGTATGACCACTTTTAATACATCCTTTTACTATCTTTCTGCTTGGCTCACTGGCATAACACATCGAAGCGGCAATAGCGCAAGTCCCTATTGGGTCTTTAGTCCATGAGATTAATTCAACTTTCATATGTTTACTCCCCTTACAAAATACTTACTGATAAAGATTTCGGCAAGTCCCTCATCTTCTTCCGAGTAACTAACCACAACAGGCTTGCTTGTATCAAGACTAAGGATTCCAAGTAGGCTACGTCCATCAACTACGTATCTTCCACTTGAACTTACATCAACTTCTCTTAAAAACTTATTTGTCTGCTTAACAAAATCCTTAACCTTGTCAACTGTGTCAATTAGGATTGGTCTTGTAATTCTTCTCATATCTTTATCTCCTTTATATAGTTTGGATTATCACCAAAAATCTTTGCAAATTCTTCTGGTGTTAACTGTCTTGTTTTAACTTCTGCGTTCTTGTTTATTTCTTCCGCACGTTCAACACTTCTTGTCATTTCTTCTATAAATCGTGCTTTCCAAAGTGATGCTGAATTAACTGCTGTTGGCATAAATCAATTTTACCCTCCCTTCCTTTTATTCAATTACTGTTATTGTTATCGGAACTCTACCTGCATTTAAGAATCCCTCTGGTATTTCTGAATTATCATAAAAATAAAAATCAATTGTATTATAATTACCTACACCGCAATCATCTACACGAAACGTTCCGTTCATGTATTCAGATTCAATATAAAGTAATGTGCCAAAATCAAAATAATCACTGGCTACCGAGTAACCTGAGATTAACTGATTTCCACTTGCACCACAAGGATGATATGTGTAACCCATTGATGTAGCGGCATAATAAGTCATATCCCAATATCCACTTAAAGGTTCTGTCTTTGTGATTGGCTCAACGATAATTGGTTCTGTCCTTGCAACCACTTCTGTTTCTATTGGATATACAACTGACTCTATGATTGAATCAGTCAATGTACTCATCATCTGAGTTGTTGTTGGGTTCATCTTCGCAATTATCGCATCCGTAATAGTTGTCGTATTCGTTGTCGTATGGTTCTTTGCAAACTGTGGTATAGTAACCCCTACTGTCGTAGTAGTCATAGTAGGTTCGCCAACTGTAACACTTTGGGACATACTTGCTTGTGAATTTGACTGACATTCCTTTTCACTCCTTATCGCTTTTGGACATTTTGTACACGATGTTAGTGCTATTATCATCAACATAGCACAGCTTAATGATTTAAAACGATTAATAAATACCACTCTCCAAATATACATTTTACTCTTTGATAATCATAAATAATATGTGGCTATCATTCCAACCACAATAATATTATAACATACAATTCACTCTTTGTCAAGTGTTTTTTGAAAAAAAATATATTTTTTTCAAAATATTTTTTAATCAATCACAGGTACTACCAAGCCAAAAGCTTACATAATAACCATCATGTTCATCCTTGTGTACTGTAGTTCCGTATACTCCATAACCACGAATCTCACCATATGAAAAAATATCTTCCATATCCTGTGGGGCAAGATAACCATGATACTCGTTAATAGCAAGGTCATACTGTTCCTTCGTAATAGGTCTACGTAAATACTTTTCAAACATTTTACTTTCTCCTTCCGTACTTCTCGGCAAACTTCCAAATCAGTTCAATCATTTCATCTTCTTCGTAATAGAACAAATCGCCATATTCTTTTTCAAGATTCATAAACAGTTGTCCTACTCGACAATCAGGAAAATACACTTTATGAATATGGTTTAATTCTGCATAGAAGTTATTAAGTCTTTCGGGCTTACGCATAATTTTTACTCCTTTGTTAATTTAACTTTCTTACAATTTGATTCTTTACAATTTGAATTAAACATTCCTATCCTTACAATAGGTGTTCCTGTTAACATATCAAACCCAACTATACGTTCCATTTCTTCTACGTGAAGGAAATCTACATAATTGCATCCATCAATATAAAAAGTTAAATGGTCATAAAAGGTATTTCTTTGAACATTAATTGATATCTCACCAATAAAATCACCATTGCAAAAGTTAACACCATTAAGATAACATATAACAGTAAATACTGCCTTGTCATTTTCAATTGTCTTACATGAACATATTGCTTCAAACTGTATATGGCGAATATAATAAAAATGAAACTGTGTGAAAACAGTAGGGTCAAATAAGATTATCTCTTTTGTTTTTGTTAGTTTCATATTGCGCACATCCTAACTTTCATATTCGTATATTTCTTTTACCTTGCGTGTAAATTCTACATATAATTCAATAACACTCTGTTTAATAACAGGAACAAAGTATTCTTCAAAGTCCTTGCGGTCAAAGTTATCAAAGAACATAAAATAATCTGGTACTGCGACTTGTAATCCTAACCGTAATACATCCGAATATGTGCCTGTTCCTTCTATATAGACACTAACTCCATTAGGAACATACCATTTGTTAGTGGGGATTACTTTAGTTACTGTACCCACACAATCAATTGACTGAGGTATTATTGAATTAACAACTTTCTTCGTTATTTCAATCGCATATGATAATACTTCATTCAAAACAAGCACCTTCTTCTTGTAAGTATAGATTTTTATTATTAATTAAAAGTATTCCTTCAAAAATAAATACCTGATAGTTTCTGATAAAGGTAATTTCAATATGGTTTTTGTTTTCATCAACAACAATACTTTTAATACCTATCTCTTTATTTTCTGATAAGTTTGAATTACGTACAGTATAAGAGGATAAGGTGTATTTGAGTTTACAACTAAGTAAACTACTTTCAATATTGACCTTCCCTGAGAGCATCATTTAAAACATCGTCTACAAGATTTATTGCTTTCTGAATCGTTTCGTTCATGATTATCTTCCTTTCTTAAAACAAGGCACATCCTTGTCTCTTAAAGTCAGCAATTGTATCATTCCAATCTTCGTTATTCATATTATTCTGTTCCATTAAATGTTTTTTGCAATATATTTTATTAGTATTTCTTCCAAATAATTTTAAGTTCATTGCTATCACTTCACTTTGCCTAACATTTTTGTTGCAAATACAACACACTTGATTGAAATATTGCAATGCCGTTTGTTGGCTAATTCCTTTATGCTTCATAAATTCTTCAATTACTTTGTCTGTTGGTTCTGGTCTATATAATCCTCCATGCCACGCTTCATTAATATATTCGTCAATTGTACAGTTTAATTTAGTCCAACGCTCATTTTTGATAAAATCTTTTCTAAGTATTTCATGCCATCTGTCAAATAAATATCTATACCAATATTTATCAAGCACCCATGTATACTTAGTGTAGTAAGGGCAAGCTATTCCACATCCTACTCGTTTATATCCCTTTCGATATTTATTATTAATTTCAAGATTATATTTAAAAATATACAGCCATATATACAATTCGCTCCATTCTCTGATAGGCAAACAGCTTATCCAGTTACGCTGTCTCCATATAGGATTATGGTCAAAATCTTTGCGGTCTGCCCTATCGTATGATTCGTCATTTCTAATTCCCATAAAAAAACAAATCTTATCTTTCTTATTGAAATATTGCATAGCCTGTGTCTCTTTGAATAGTCCACAACATTCTTTGCTAAATCTTGTAGGAATAAAATTGTTTTCTTTTATGTGTTGGTAAAAACCATAATCAGGATTAATGATATGCCAATTTTTGTGTTTCTTCACCATTTTGTATGTGTCAGCTACATCAAGTGTTGTGTTATTAAAATATATTGTAGGTTTCTGAACTCTGCGTTTAACAAGATGAAGTGTAACCATACTATCTTTACCAGTAGAAACAAGAATATATTTTTTATGTTTGAAGTATTTAGTGACAGCTTCATTAATAATACTCAATGCTTTATCTTCCATTGCTGATAGTTCATCATCTAACCGATTCAATGTTTCACTCCATGTTTCATATTGGTTAATGTCATTAATTTTGGCATCCTTATGTGGTGATATTTTAATACTTAAATCCTCAAACACTCGGTATTTATATAGCTTGATTAATTTACCATTGGAATCAAACCCACATATAAAATGATTATCTAACCAAAATCTGTCCTCTTGTATTGGTAGGGGATAACCTAAATCCTCCCACATTTTTATCATTTCCTTAAATATAGGTTGCATATTAATTTTGTCCCCACTTCACTTTATATATCACAATAGTATTTAATCATTCTATAATACCCCTCTCTCTTATTCCTAATGCTGTAAGATTAACAACATTCTTAGGAAACTTGCGGTCTATTAAATAATTATAACCACCTGTTTTAAATTCTTCTAAATACTCAGGGTCAATAACACTAACTGTGTTGGGTTTATTAAACCCAACTATAATGCCCTCGGTAAAAGAAGAATGATATCCCTTTGATGCTCTTTCATTGTAAAGCACTACATCTCCCTTATTGATTTCGTGTCCAAAATAATCTTTAGCAATTGTCATTTTCGTTCTCCTTTTAATCCTCTTTCCATTTCATAAACCCTACAATATTAATAATCATGTATACCACATACATTAATACCATAGGAATATTAGGATTACCAAGAAAATTAACAGCAATCCAAACCACATTTCCAATGAGCCATATTAACCAACCCATACGATTTTTCTTGGCGATAAATATATTACCGCCAAGACTTAATATCGTTCCTATAATTGAAAGAATCAGTATCATTACTTATTGTCCTTATCCTCTGAGGTCAGCTTATCCATAGCATCTTTAACAAGCTGTTCTTTTCTTTCCTTTTCAAGTCTTTCCTTTGCCATTCTCATAGCGTGTTTACGTTCAAGATATTTATTCAGCTTATCAACCTTACGCTGTGCATGAGCCTGTTCACATTTTCTTGCTTCGTTTACGGTATTATATACCTTATGGCATACCTTACAGGTTCTCTGTTCCTTGTCATAGTCAGCAACTTCCTTCTTCCACTTCTTATAAGTTGTGTTGAAGTCACCACCAACTGCTCTATTTGCAAGTGTCTCTAAGATAGTTGTGCAAATTGATTCACCCCAAGACTTAATAGCAATCTGATACATCAGGTTAGCTTCTTCTGACTTACTGGCAATTATCTTAGCTGATGCTACAAGACAACCTGTACGCTCGTTAAAATCTTCCTCATCACAGGTAGTAGAGCCTTTACCGTTAATAGTCTTAGCTGTTGTTGTAATAGTAGGAATCTTTACTTCTCTTGTTTTCTTTTCAAGAATCGTCTTGTTCTTGCTGTCCTTATGTTCGATAGTATCGACCACGATAGCTGTACGCTCACCCTTAGTAAAAGTAAATGTGTTTCTCATTGTTTCATTCTCCTTATTCTTAATATTTTCAAGTGCTTTCTTATCAACCGTAAAAGTACGGCATCCCATTGTGGATATTTTATCTACAACTGTTCTTGCTATATCAGCAGACTTATCAATCTGTGCGAATGATACAACGAACTCCCGATTAGTGTCTGGGTTTGAGACAAGTCCAAGTTCATTCTCGTTGTATATATCGTCAAATTCATATATCGGAAGTTCTGAGTACGGAGGATTGGTTTTATACCAATTAATATCACTGTAAGCATGAATTTTTCCATCTTCAATATGATATGCCGTATTGTTTCCATAAGGTGTCCAACACTTATCAGCAGACCACATACCATCGGCTTCAAGTCTGATAAACAGTATATCTGCATCTCGCTGTGTTCTTGTGTGAATCAGGCAATCTATTTCCTTCTCTTTAATTTTAGAGAATGTTGGAGCAACAGGCTCAACAAGTTCAATGTCACTTTCTCCAACCCACCAACCGTGACCATCTTCGCACCTACCGTCTAAAGTATGCATAACTGCTTGATACTTTTTAAACTCTACTCCAAAGTAATCATCATTAATAGCCCTCACTATTCCCATCTCTTTATCAATAAATGGAAATGCTTGTGTACCTCTTACCCAATCTCCAATTTTAAATTTACTCATATGATTTCTCCTTTAATATACATTTTACTCTATGCTAAAGTAAAGAGAGTAGTGCGATTTTATATCGCACTTGTTCTCCTTACATTTACTATTATACTATACTTTTCACTCTTTGTCAATACCTTTTTTAAAATTTTCTAAAATATTTTTTGTCCATGTTTGTCTTGCAACAGTTTTATTTGTGTTGATACATTTCTTAAAAGCAGAAGGTTCAGCAAGTAATAAACACTTTTCTTTTGCTCTTGTAAGAGCCGTGTACAGCAAGCAATTGTCAAGCAGAACATAATGAGTATTATCAATAATAATGATTACAGCCTTATATCCCGAACCCTGTAAAGAATGAATTGTCATAGCATAAGCTAAGTCAATTTGGTCTACCTCGCTCTGCATATAAACTACCTGTTTGTTTTCTTTGCCCGAAGCAAATTCTATGGTAAATTTATTAACCATTTTATTTCCTTCTTTTTCTTGGAATATGTCTATGATATATCCAATATCTCCATTGAACACATCTTTTTCATAATCGTTTGTTCTCTGGATTACCTTTGCTCCCAGTTTATATTTACGTGTACCATATACAATACATCTGGTTTCGTTAGGAAGAAGTAAATCCTGTATCTTTTCATTAAGTGAAGCGGTACAATTAGTACAATTACTCTTGCGAGGTACACCAATAAGAACATCATCAACTCCGTATTTCTTAATCGCACCCATAAATGATTTAATTGCAATGCTGTTAAGCATATCTCTATCATCACGAAACATATAGGTCATGTCGTTGAGTTCACCTGTTACTATCTTTAACTCAGGCTTTGCTATCGGATTAATACCATCTCTAATCTTATTAGCATCTGACAGTATTCCTGACTTCTCTGCCTGACGTAATACCTTTGTAAGTGTAAATGTCTTAATAACATTGTTTAAAACAATATCATTAAAGGTATTACCATATCCGATAGGTGGTAACTGACGATTATCACCGCAAATAATTATCTTAGTTGTGGGTCTTACAGCACGAAGCAAATAATAAAAGATTTCTGTACTATTCATAGAACCTTCATCAATAAGTAATACACTATATGGCAAAGGGTTATTTTCATTGTATGTGAACTTGTTCAGTCCGTTGCTCCCCAATAATCTATGAATTGTATTAGCTTGGAATCCAGTAGATTCTTCGATAACCTTTACGGCTTTAGCTGATAATGCACAACAAGCAATTGAACAATTAGCTTCTTTATATATGTTCAAAATAGTGCGAACAGAACTTGTTTTACCTGTACCTGCCTTACCGCAAATAGCAACAGCATTACTATTTAAAGAATCCATAGCAATTGCCATCTGTTCTTCTGTAAGAGAATATCCCTGTTCTTGTTCTGCCTTAATGATACCATTCTTTATGTTTTCTTCACTAACTGATAAGGGGTTTTGGTTAGAAATTTCATTCAGCTTTTCAATAATCTTGTATTCCATATCATAATATTTTTGTAAACCTATCTTCCGTCCTTCAATGTGGAGAAATGGTCTGTCTGATTCTTCATTTTCTTGATAACACTCGTCAAGATATTTGTGACACTCTCTAACATTATTGATAATTTCTTCTTCTAATACTCCCTTGTCAACCCATGTGTGACCGCTACCCTCGCCTGTTTCTGTCAAGAACCATCTAATAAAAGCCTTTAATCTTTTATCAGATTCCTTTAACTCAGGATTTAATTTAATCGCAAGAGCGTCAACCTTTTTGAAACCAAAACCTCTGATACTTGTAAGTATATAGGGGTTCTCAATTAATTCCTTTTTGAGTAGAACTGCATTAGGTTCATAGGTTGTGAGTTTTTTAATTGCATTAAGAGTAACTCCCAACGGCTGTAACATGGAAAGAATGTCAGAAATAACATAATTATTGATTACCTTTTCTTTTATCTTATCATATGTTATCTTACCAATACCTTGAAGTTTATCGAAATCAACATTGTCCTTACCATCCATAATATCTTCAACAATATTAGGATATGCGGCTATCAATGTCTTAGCTTGGCTCTCGGTAAGAATTGAAAGAAGGAATGATTCCTGTTCTTCTGCCGTTTTAAGAACGGCTGAATTGATTCTTATAGGCTCATACTGATACTTGTTATACTTCTTGCTGAATACAAGTTTAGCAACAACATCATATTTGTCACCTTCATAAAGTCTCTGCATACGTCCCGACAGGACTCCATTATAAATAGTATCTGTATGTTCTTCTCCCCAGTCAATATTTCTACCGATTGAAATTTGCTTTTCAAGTTCTGGCATTTCATCAGGTGTCTTAAAAGAGTAAACACCGTAAGAGGTTGCATCACTATAATACAACTCTCTTATAACCTCTACTGTAAATGAATACTCACGCTCATCAGCCATTATTTCTTCTCCTTTTTCTTCTTGATATAATTTAACCACGAATCATATGAACGCATTTGATTGCACACTACATTGGTTTCACTATCCTTCTTACAAAGCATAGCAATCTGACTACCCTTTTTAATCAAGTCCTCATATTCTTTAAGCTGTGAACTCCATACCACGGCTTCAATAAGACCAAATGATGAGTAGATATTTACGAAAGCAAACTGCTGTCCAGTTTTAGTTTTCTTTTTTTGTACCTTTGAGATTACACCTATGATTATACAAGTATCACCTTCCTGTACATCTTGGAAACTTGTATCAATATATTCATAAGCCTTTTCAAAAGGGTTCTCACCTAAGAAAATCTGTAATGCTTCAAAGTCCCAAAACTGTTCATTCTGTAAATACTTTTCACTACACTCTGTAATGTACTTTTGATATTCAATTTCCTTTTTAGTGTAATAGTCTGTCTTTTCTTTCTGTTCTTTCTTCTTATTATATTCTACAAGCACAGCCTGTTTGTCTACCTTATTACCAATCTTGTATTTGTCAACATCAATGCCCCATACTTCTAACATTTCTTTCTTTGTCTTGTATGTCTTTACTGGTGTATATTCAAATGGTGATATATCGAATTGAGACTTTAAATAATTTATTAAGCATTGCTTTTTATTTTTTGTTGGTATAGCACCTGCTTTAATTAAAGAAACAATCTGAGCCTTAGTAATTGAAACTCTTTCTGTAAGATTATCAATACTTACAAACTTACCGCACTTGCGTTCTTCAAGAATAGTGTTAGCAAGGTTTTCGCCTATACCACTAATTGCAGATAGTCCAAACATAATCTTACTATCGTAAATTGAAAAATTCATTACAGATTTATTAATGTTAGGTGCAATAACTTCGACATTAAAACTCTTTCCATCAAGAATATACTTGTTAACCATACCTGCTTTATCCTTGTTTAAATTAAGCAAAGCCTTAAAGAACTGCAAGGGGTAATTCTGTTTGAGGAAAGCTGTTTGGAAACAAAGCACAGCATATGAAAAGCTATGTGATTTGTTAAATAGATAACCACCTTTGGTAGATAGTTCATCACTGATAGTCTTTGCAAGTTCCTTACTATAACCGTTGTCAATAATTTCTTGATACAACTTTGCCGATTCTTGTTTTACAAGTTCGATATTCTTTTTGCCAATCGCCTTGCGGAAAAGGTCAGCACCACCGTAAGTTCTACCACCAAATGTACGAACTATATCCAAGAGTTGTTCCTGATATATCATACAACCGTAAGTCTTTTCAAGAATAGGTTTCATATCAGGGTGGATATACTTGACCTTTGAAGGGTCATGCTTGCACTCAATAAATTCTTCCAACGCTCCCATGCTATCAGGACGATACAAAGCAAGTACCGCTGATAAATCTTCCATGCTTGACGGTTTCAGTCTGGACAACAGGTCTTTCATACCTGCACTTTCAACTTGGAACACACCATCCGTAAGAGCCTTACAAAGAATTTCATAAGGAGAGGTATCTTGTTCAAACTCAGGATTATTTATATCAATATCCCAGTTAGTCAGTCCTGTATCTTCTTGTACTTCGGTAAGGAGATTAAGTGTAGCAACACCAAGCAAATCAAATTTAATGATACCTATTTCTTCAATGATACGCTTGTCAACCTGTATAACGTGTTCGCCATCAGTACCAAGTTTCATAGCCATGTAGTCATCCATAGTAGTATCAACAATACCAACACCACCTGCATGAATAGATACTGTCTTTACTCTACCGCTTAAATGACTTGCAATATCAAATAGTTCTTTATACTCAGGATGTTCAATAAGAAGCGTACTGTTATGTTCAAGACATTCCTCAAATGTTGGATATGAAAACTTTTTACTCAGTTTATCCATTTCCTTGTATGGAAAACCTAAAGTTTTACCTACGTCCTTAATTGCAACAACAGGTGTAATATAAGAGAAGTTAATAACTTGACATACTCTGTCAGAACCATATTTATTAACAAGATATTCAACAACCTTACTTCTATCAGAAAGGTCAATATCCAAGTCAGGCATACTAATTCTCTCAGGGTTTAAGAATCTTTCAAAAATAAGATTGTACTTGATAGGGTTAAGGTCTGTGATTCCCATAAGATAGCATACAAGACTACCTGCACCACTTCCTCTACCTGCACCAACTTTAACCTCATGGGTTTTAGCCCAGTTGATAAAATCCCATACAATAAGAAAATAACCATCGAATCCCATCGTGTGAATGATGTTCATTTCATAGTCAAGACGGTCACGGTAAATCTGTTGTTCATTTTTATTGTATGTGTTAATATGTCTTTTGTTCCATCCTTCTTCTGTAAGGTATTTCAGATAAGAATAATTATCATTAAAACCATCTGGAAGTGGAAATGTAGGTAACTGTGGAGACTGAAACGGCATATCAATATCATCTATCATATCAGCAATAGCATTTGTATTAGCCAGTCCAGTTTCAACAGCTTCATATCCAATTTGAGAATCCATTGTCTCATGGATTTCTTCTACGGTCTGTAAATAACAACCCTCATAAGGCTCAGAAGCAGTTTCGTTATCCCTTGCAATTCTAACAAGCTGACCCTGATAATACAAATCTTCTTTTCTTGCGGCATGACTATCAGTAGTAATAATATATGGTGTTTGTGTCAGCTTGGCAAGTTCCATTATTTTCTTATTATATTCAGCTTGTTCATCACTTTTATGTGACTGCATTTCAAGAAAGAACCACGGAAACATAAGTTTATATTCCTTGATATATTTGATACACTGTATTAAATCCTTTTCTCTTGCTATCTTAGAAGCGAGACAAGCAGAGCATACAATTAAATCATCACCATATCCCTTAAAATCAGAAAGTTCTATACGTGGTTTATAATAGAATCCTTCAAGGTTTGATAATGTTACAAGGTGGTTAAGAGCCTTTCTTCCACGCTCGTTCTTAGCAAGAACAAGTAAGTGAAAGTATTTTGAATTTTTATCCTTGATATTGCGGTCAAAACATTCGTACATTTCAACACCATAAATCATTTTAATATCAGGATAATTCTTTTTTAGCTTATCGAAATAACACCACGAATATTCATTACCATGTTCAGTGATAGCAAATGCTTTAAGTCCTATTTCTTTTGCTCTGTTAAGGTATTCCTCTGGTGAGGAATACCCATCAAGAAGCGAATAAAAGGAATGATTGTGAAGGGAAGTATAGTTTTCAATCATCTTCGTAAGTCACCTCATAATCTTCAATAATAATCTGTGCTGTCTTTATGCCATTGAAAAAGCTATATCCAAACTTGCCGATAACATTTATCTTGTATACTCCCTGTGCATCTAAGAATACGTCATCTTCTGGACACTTGAACTTAATGAGTTTAATAGATTCATCACATATCATAGTACACCAAGTATCTTGACCCTTGCCTTGTATAACTATATCATCAGCGTTAATAGGGATATTTTTTACAAGCACATTACACTCTTTTAATCCAGTAGCATAATATGGTTTTAGTTCTGCAATGTCTCTAAAAAGACTAATATCCAAATCGTTATAATCTATTTCAAAATCTACAGGAATATCACCAACGTCTACAAGATTCATCTCTTGGATATAATCATCAAGAAACTCTATGCTTTCCTTGATATTATGTTTAAATATTTCTGCTCCACAAGCTGATGCGTGACCCTGTGCAGAGAAGAATGTCATGGTGTTCAACATATTCTTAAAGTTCTCTATTGGACTTGTATCAGGAACTCTCACTGAGCCACCATATACATCATTTCCTTTATCTCTCAATAAAATAGTAGGCTTATGAAATGCACCTGCCACCTTAATAGCAACAACACCTGTCATAGTGGATTCGATATAATCTGTTACATTTGTAACTATAACTTCGTGTTTGTCTTGTCCTTTATTTTTTATATGATTAATGATAAGCGGTAACTGTTTATCAACAATTGTTTTCTGTCTGCCCTTTGCGTTAGAACAGAAACGAACTGCTCTTTCATATATATTTTCTGTTATTTGCTCTTTTGTTCTTGGCTTTGTGTAATCGAAAGTTTCAGATTCATCACCAATAAATGCTCTGAATAAAATATCCTTTTCTTCCTGAGAACCTATGCGAATCAGAGCATTAATGAGTGGTGTTATATAGAACTGCACTCCTATAATTGTTGTGCCATCTGGAAAATAATAGGACTGTTTCTTTAATAGTTCTTCAAAGAAAGCATTTGTAATGAAATCAAGTCCCTTTAAAACAAGATATTTTGTTTCTGGTTCTTTCATATCCATATTGTCACTGATATTTGCAAGAGCCACAAGGTCAAGATAATCGTCAGCTTCATCACACCACATATCTTCGTCAACGGCTTGTAAAAACTTATAGACTATACCTGCCCCACACAGATTTTTATTATCATACTTATGGCTACACTGGTTATTCACAACAATTGCATAAGGATTATCAATCTCTCTTTCGTGATGGTCTAATATGATTATATCAATACCTTTGTCTTTGAGAGCCTTGCACTGTTCTGTGTCATTTGTACCTGCATCGGGAATGATAAGAAGCTGTGTATCTTCTGGAATCTCAATATCATCTGTTAAACCATGTTGCTTTCCTGTGTGAAGTAAGTACGTCAGCTTACACTCAGGATTCAAGTTCTTAGTGTACGCATATATTATTGAAGCGGAGGTATATCCGTCAACGTCACAATCAACTATTATTGTTATATTTGAATTGTTTTCAATGTGTGACTTGTATACCTCTACTGCCTTATCAATGTTATCAAGGTTCTGATAAGGAATAAGTATATCTTCACTTACATTTATATAACCATTGATATCCTTGATACCTCTATTTTCAAGAAATGTTTCCAATGGAGTATCATAACTTCCATTTCCTAATATTTTATAATTCAATAATACCAAACCTTTCTTTATACAATTTGCTCTATGCATGGTAAAAAGAAAAAATCCAAACCATTAACATTACATATATATTATACTATACATTTCTCTCTTTGTCAATGGTTTGGAATATATTTTTATATTTTAACTAATCTTATTTGATTAGGTACTTATTATCACTCAATAACTTTTTAAATTTATCTGGCACATCAGACGGACTTTCCTTTTCGTCCAAGATATTATCTTTATCTATCAATGCATATATATTAACACTTTCAATAAATCTATCGGCTAATTCTTCTATCTCCGATTGCTCAACATCTTTATCAAAGCAGAATATAATTTTAACACACAGTCTTGATAGCATATCAATCTGTGCCTGAGACACTTTCTTGCCACCTGTTGCAACGCAGTTACGGATTCCCATGCTCCATAACTGCATAACCCCTTTTTCGCTCTCTACAACATAAACACATTGTTCTTTTTGAATATATGGTAGTGATAAGTTTAACCCATATAAAATTCTACTACGATTACAAGGTTCGATGTACAAATATTTTAAATCATCTTCTCTTAGTTCTTCTTGAAATAACCTTCCTTTAACCCCTACAAGATTGTTTAATTCATCCCTAATAGGTATGGTAATTCTGTTTGTGAAATCATCATATCCTATTTCAAATAACTTCTGTACCTCATATGAAATACCATCCTTTTTAAACATATTATTTACATAAGGATAGTAATATGAAAGTATTACTTCTGGAATTGGTTTTAGCGGAGCATTATCTTCTTCTGTATTTACTCCGCTATCCAGTTCTAATAATAGCTTGGTTAGCCTTATAGCTTCTGGTAAATCCTCATTCCAGTCTTTATAATAATCAAGGTCACACCAATCACACAATTGCTTGACCGTTTCAAAGAAATTTATTTTCAAATAAAATTCAGCAAGGTCAAATATGTCATGGCACTTCTTGTTGTTTAATGAACGTGTATAATTAACAACCGTAAGGTTGGTATTAAGATAAACAGTAACGGCACTCTGATTGTCTCCATCAGGATTACCACAGGTAATATAATCACCCTTGTCCTTAATATGATGGCATCCCAAGTTCTCTAATATGGTTTCAACATATTCATTTTCCAAGATATATTCTTTCATCATTGGTATATCCATGCCATTACTTCCTTTACTATTATTTTCTTACTAACTCTCCGCACTCTCTCCACGTGTTTTTATCGAGGTCAAGTTCAAATAGAACTTTAGGCTTGCGACCAAAACGATTCTTGTCTACATTACAACAATAATATCTATGTCCTTCTTGTAGTGGTTTACGTTGTGGCTCTCCCCAATCTTCATCAACTTGAAGATATTCATATCTATTAAACTCGTTTGCAAGAATCTCCTTAAAAAGCATCATGGTGTACATAACACGTTTAATTGCCTTACAATTTGCGATATGTGTAGATGAAACTCTATCAGGGTCAACACTTGCTATCTCATCAAGAAGCTGAATCGACAGATAACCGAATGTCTCAGTTTCTTTTGCTACTGTAGCTAACTTAGTAGCAGAGTTCATCATTGCCGCCCAATCACCAGTGTCATCTGTGTCTGACTTAAACGTATCATAGAACCAGTAATTACAACCCAGTGTCATTTTTGCCTTGCGGATTTTAAATTCAAGCGTTTTATCATCATAAGCATCAGAAACATCATCAACGAATATTGAAGTCTGTAACTCAGAATCAATCCATTCTGCTACTTGCATTATCTGATTAAATTCTTCACTATCTTTTTCTACTCGTCTGATAAAATCGTCATCTGATTCTAACGGTTCACCCTCATCATTTACTTTACGATAGATAAAGTCACCGTTTTTGTCTTTATATAATCCCATATCCAATTCTGATTCATTCTTTTTTATATCAAAACCATGAAGTGCTTGAAACTCAGAGTTGTTAATGACTGTGCAAATTAAGCAATCTCTTAACTCAGCAATATCCATTTCGTTAACCATTGCATAAACTTTTTGTCGCAAAACTAATGCGATATATGCGATAAGCAATACCATAAATCTTGTTTTACCTGCATTAGATACCATGCCACCAACCATAAGTGTTTTGAGTTTCATTCCTCTGAATACTTCACTCAATAAAGAAAATGGCATTGGTAATCCCATACTTGGTTTTGCCATATGGTCAAGTAAGGTTTTCTTTGTACCTTTATTTAAAACCTCAGTCTCAGAACTACCGAGGATAACTGTGTGAATCTTATCTGCCTTGCCACGAACCAACCTGTAAATATCATTAGCAGTAAATGTCTCAAACTTGCTATGTTTTAATATACCTGTAATATCAAAACCCTTACGCTGATACTCTCTAAGTAATGAATACTTTTTAAGAATATCATAATAGTTTTTCTGATTCTCAGGCTGAGAAAGTTTCTTCCAACTGTCGATGAGTTTGATACCACCGTACTTCTTAAACAGGTCAAGACGTTCCTTATCCTCTGACATAAAGGCTACGATAGTATTATTTTTAAACTCCTGAGAACGTGTCTGATACATTGTCTCAGCACAATCATAGAAGAATCTTGTGGATTCATCATAGAAATCATATTTGCTTTTTACAAGCTGTATATATTCTACTAATAGTTCTGGATTAGAATAAATACTACCTACAAACATAATCTCATTTGTTACATTGCTTACGGCTTCTATACTACCACCTCATATCTCATCTATTATATCGGATATATCTGTTTCATTTGGAGTTTGTATCTGTATAGGCTTAACTACTGAAATAGCTTTCATTCGTTTGGTCTGTTCTGCGAAAGTCTTTTCCTGTTCGTGAATTGCGTTCTGCTTTTCTTTCCAACGCTTATATGAATCGTACTTATTAATTAGAATAGCAAGGTCATAACATACCCTGTTTGCTCCGTACATATCCTTACCGTGAGTTTTGTTATACTCATACGTCTGCTTCAAGTAATCCATTTTGCGTTGCCACATATCGTATAAATCAAAGATTGATATTTGTAATGGCTCTTTTGTATTCTTAGTGTACTCACCCTTGTATAGTGAGGTTATTTGCATAAATACATATTGAGGAAGTGTGGACACATTGTATTCTTTATAAATAAAATCATACAATTTTTCACAACATTCTATTTCTTCCCTTGTTCGTTTATATCTTTTAGGCTTATCAGTTTTTGATTTATTTGCCATAACAAACTCCCTTCATGGAATAACAGGCAAGACTACTGCCTTGCCCCATTCCATAATGTTATTAATTGATACTTGAAATGGTATCAAGATACTTCTTTAAAGTCTCAATATCATCAATGTTCTTTGTGGCTGTGGGAAGTCCTGCATCTGCAAGAGCCTGCTTTGCCCTTGATTTCTGCATTGGATTAAGCGACTTCTGCTTTGCTGAAATCTGTGCCTTGATATCGTCAACTTCGCTTGTGGTTGTTTCAGTTTCCTTTGTTGTGTTATCTGTCTTGTCAATTGGCTTACCTGCTGTACCAAGAACCTCTCTTGAATAGATATCCTGTTCCTTTTCTACGCTCTGTACAAGGCTGTTCTTGACAGCAAATTCCTTATTCTTAGCAGTCTTATCAATTACGGACTGCCAATCAACAAGAGTTGGGTCAACAAGAATTGCGTTATCTTCGTGTACGTGAGTTCTATCCTTTTCAACGTGTCCACACACATTACCATCTTCATCACGGAACATACGGATTACTGTCTTGGCATTATATCCTAAATCCTTAAATCCATCAGGCTTCTTTCTACCAGTAACTACACTTGTTACAGAACCATCAGGCTGTTTTACAGATACCTTTTCGTCTGTTTCTCTTGCGGTAACGATGAAATGCTTACCACATCCCATGAGGTCAAGAATTAAATCCTGTCCCTTAAAGTTAATAGTATTGTAATCTTTAAGTTCAAGACCTGCACCTTCAATCTTAACAAGTCTCTCATCACCAACAAGTCCCTGTGCCTTTGCCTTAACTGAATTACGCTTCTTAGAAAATTCTACAAGGCTCTGCTTAGTAGAAAGGTTAAGAATAGTCGTACCATCAATTACGATAGCATCTGGTCTGAATGGTTCTCCATCAGCATCAGTTACAACCTCATCTGTTTCATTACCATCTTCGTCAAGTTCGTAATAATCTTCACCTGTTTTTGCCTTTTTAATATACTCCTGTACTTCACCAAGCGACTGAGTATAAACGATATAAATATTGCCGAGGTCAATTCCATTTTCTTCAAGGTCAGGGAGGTAGTCATCAATTGAACCACTCTCAGGGTCAAGATAAAGCACTCTGAATGGCTTACCATCTGGTCGCTTAAAATAAGCTAACTGCATAGCCATTGTAGACTTGCCTGTGAACTGTTCTCCGTAAAGTACCATAGCCAACTTACTCTGTGTTGCTGATGCCTTTCTTGCTGTTGCCATAATTAATCATTCTCCTTTAATTTTATAAATGCTTTCTGTGTGTACAATTCGCTCTTTGATGAATGGTAAAATTAATTACCATTCATCTTCCTCGTCTGTAGCCTTACTTCCAACTGAACCCCAGTCATCATCAGAATCCTTACCACTGAACTCATTCTGTGCCTTGTTCTTAGCGTTCAGCTTTGCAATAGCACCTTCAACAGATTCCTCAGTATAAAGTTCTGTGTCAATACTATCCTTGTCTGCACCAGTAACAACAAGTTCCTGTACAAACGGCTGATTAACACGCTCCATCTTATTTGGTTCGCCCCAACCATCATCTTCATCCTCAACTTCTTCAACGGATGTTACAGTTTCGATATCACCGAATACAGTAATTGCAGTATATGGCTTTAACTTCTTTAAGTTGCTTGCCAGTTTAGCATGATAGGTTACAAATTCAAAATCTTCAATGGAAGAATAGCCAATAATCTTAGCTGAAATAATAAACTTATCTCTGTCCTTACACTCCTTATCCTTTGCAATACCCATGTAGACAATCTGCTGAGTGAAGTTATTTACAGATTCAAACTTCTCGTCCTCGAAATCAATATCACTTGAACAAAGACTTATCTGCTGTGGAACGAACTTGCTCTGGTGCTTTTCCTTATATGTGCTATACTCAATCTTACCCTTAATAAACACGCTCTGACCATCATTAAGATTAGTTCCGATTGCACCGCAAGCATCATACTCGGAAAGAGTTTCCTTCTTGTTAGCAGTCTTGCCGTTATCATCAGTAATCTTTTCAAGACCAAGACGAACACCAATAAGGTTATATCCTTCCTCGTTGAAGTTAAATCTGTCTGACCAGTCAACAGGCTTTACATCTGTTGTTTTCTTTCCATCCTTTTCAGTCTGCTTTGAGAAATGAACCTTGTCCTTTACCATACCATTGAGTGAAATGAATGACCTCTTATCCTTGTCATATTCAACACCGAAGTTCACCATTCTCATTGGCTTATTGCTCTTGGTAGTAATCTCCTTGTAAAAGCCATCCTTTGCTGTACCAGTTACAATTCCTCTGAACTGAAACGAGCCATTAGTCTGCTGTAAATCGTGATTGGGATTCTTTGTTGCCATAGTTTATCTTCTCCTTTTAAAATATAATTGATATTTATAAAACGGTTAAACCGTAATATACATTTTGCTCTTTGTAGTTAAGAAATAAATCATCTTGACTACATATATATTATACTATACTATTTGCTCTTTGTCAACCCTTTAAGAAATATTTTTTTATTTTAACTTAATCAATCCACCTTATTACAGGCTCAGTAGAACTTCCCTTAACCCACACGAACCATGCGAAACAAATTGTTTCAGCCCACTTCTTGCCAGTATCAGGATTCTTCTTAAATCCGTTCTTCCATGTAGCCATACGGTTTCTAAAAACGTAAATGTACTTTGGTGGGTATTTTCTGAACAACTCTTTACGTTTTGCTCCTTCAAGGAATTGTAGCTTCAAGAACATACAGCACATACCATTATAGTCAAGTAGCTTCATGCTCTTTTCTACGAACTCAGATGCTAAAGAATATGGTGGATTTGTAATTATAAAATCAAACCTTTCATCTGTTTCCCACGTAAGATAATTTTGAATCAATGTGCCAAGATAACCTCTATCTACTATATCAAGATAAGTCCATTGAGGGCATATGTCAATTGCATCCATTGCTGTTATAATATTTCCTGTACCAACACAAGGTTCAAGACAATTGTTGTGGCTATAATATACCCCATCTTTGTGAAAAGAATCAAGCAAATCCACAACTGCTACTGGGTCTGTTGCATAAAAATCATTCTCAGCCCTTTGGGTATTTGAGTTACCACCCGAAAGTTGACCACCTGATAAACTCATATTAATTCACACTCCTTTATTCTAACTTATTAATTCGAGATTATCATATTTATTTCCAATTACTTCCACTTCTTCTATAAACGAACGTAATGTCCATAATGTACATCCGTCATGACATAGATAATAATTGCCTTCGACAAATTCAATGATAAATGTATCAGTGCCAATTGACCGTTGGTATTGATTTGTTTTTACAATATCTCCCTCAAATATCTTAGTGCCGTTCTTATCAGTTAAACCTGTATATTCACATATGGTTTCGGGATTCACACACACAGTATCAGATGTGGTTAAATTTTCTTTTTTAATAGGGGTTAGCCAATACTTAAATATACTGCCTGTAAACCAAGTACAATGAACAAAACCATACTGCCACCCTTTGTTAAAATAATCATCTTTAAGTTTTGCTCGGAATAATATTTCTCTCATATAATCACTTCCAATCACACACAAGAATTTCAATATCTGTATCAGCGAATACTTCTTTAATAATCTGTTCTACATCATTCCATTTAAGTCTGTCTAAGCCACAACCTATCTTTGGCATTGCAATTTTGTCACCGCCTATAAGATGTTCTTTCAGAGAGTTAAGAGATTGTCTAAGAGTAAGTAATGTTGGCTTGTGCCAGAACTTTTCTTTAGTGACGAGGTTTAACTCTCCCCATTCTGTTGCCAATGTAAATAAACATTTTCCTTCTCCGTTCCATTCACATGGTGCATAAAGATTTATAAGGTTGCCTCTGACACCAAGTTCAGCAAACTTCTTAGCGATACCAGCACCTAAAGCAAAGTCTGCTGATATGCAATGGCAAAGGGTATAATCTTTAGGCACTGTAAACAAATCACGATGTTCAATTGTAAACTTCATACTATCAACCTCCCACGTTAGCCTTTAATATGACTGCTTCTTCATCGAGATTAACCTGTGAAATATTAATCTTCTTTGCTTCTTTAAAATTATATGATGACCAACGTGCCTTTCTTTCAGCATGAAGTTCATCCTCGGCAATAACAACCATTGCATAATCGTCACCGTAGGTGTATTCACCAACAGGTAATTCAACTAAGTATACATTCATTATTTGCTCTCACTCCTTATCTGTTACAGGCGGCAGTCCTAATGATTCAGAATCGAATCGCATTACAGGTATTGCCCTTAAACCCTCAATTTCTTGTCGCAATTTTTTATTTTCTTCGGCAAGCAGTTCTAATGTTCGCACAAGACTCTTTATCATATCCTTATCGGTATATTCACCCATGTTTTTTACAACTCCTTTCTAATAAAATGTAGCTTCTATCTTGTTGGTATTGATTTGTTGGTGAGTTTGCCACAATTGGGGCATTTACATTCCCACCATTCTGTTCCTTCTCTTTGACTAAACTGATACTTATACTCTGTATTATCGGCTTCAAACACACAACCACAGGTAGAACATTCAAATTGTCTAACTCGTTTAATGATTCTGTCAACTTCTTCTTTTGACTTACCCTGTTTAATAATTTTCATTTCTGTTCACCTCTTTTATTAGGATTCATTACTTACTTATACTCCTTCATTCATTATATTCAAGACCAAAATCTCTTGCTCTCCGAATGTACGCTTCTCTTGCTACCCAATCTGTGTATTCTTCTGCACAGCTAATACAATTGTCAAGAGGGAATTTTATCAGGTCTTGCATGGTTTTAATAGAATCATAATATTCTTTAATTCGTTTTTCGTGACGTTTTTTAACTTCGGATATAAGCTGTTCGTAAGTAGGAAATATCATATCTTCAAAGGCTCTAAACTCACTGTAGTATTCAGGCTCAATTTCATTTTCATTTGTTCCTATGATTCTATCTACACCTCTAAATACATATACATACTTGTTTACTTCCTTTACAAAATGAACTTCTCCTGTGGGTTTACCTCGAAACAATCCGAAATCCCACCCATTTGCACTTTGAAAATAATATACATTGCCAATCTAAGGTGTCATACTATTCCTCCTTTATATGAGAATGTTTGGGTAAATCATCTTGAAAAGTACCTATTGCATATATCTCTGTTTTACAACAAGGACATTTGCAATATACTGGAATAGAATATTTACTCCAATCTTCTTTGTATTCATTCTTATTAGCTTGCCATATACAACCACAAATCTCACACTCAAATCTCTTTATTTTATCTTCCTTCTTAGCTTTGGGATTTCCCAGTCTTAAAATATTCATACTTTAGTTCTCCTTATCTTCTGGTAAATATAAAGGTAAAAAATATTATCAATTGTATTTCCAATCAAAGCAAACACAAACAGCAATCTCAAATCAAAATCAAGCATCATAGCTACACCTGCACCAATCAAGGTAGCAATGGCATTAACTATACTTGAATTATTATCATATTGCTCTCGCTCTATTTCTGATGGATTTACTATCGCTCTCATTTTCGTACCGCCACATGACAAGTTCTTGGTTATCACAGAATAGATAATAATATTTAGCAAGAAATAAAACTTCAAATCATTACGGATTAAAACGTCAGCAAATAATATCAGGTCTGCTATTATTTCTAATATTAAAAATAACCTATAGTGTTTAAACAATCTATCAGAATACATATTCCATGCCTTGCAAAATATTATTGTACCTACACAAGCAAGTATCTGTTCTATTCCTATATAGAAATGAGGAACTACTTTAATAGTCTCTGCATAGATGTATGGATAGGACATTGAATAGAATAGTGTACAGATTAGATTGAACAAAAGCATTAAGTTACTGAGTTTCTTCATCCTTTACTTCCTTATTAAATGTTTCCTTAGTCCTTTTCGCCAATTTCTTTTTGCCATAAACTCAGCCCTACGCATCTTGGTAAATAATCTTGCTCGTTCGTTATTATTATCAAATATACTATATGAATATGTGAACTCATGTTTACCAAAATAAACTCCGTATGAACCATAGGCAAATTCAGTAGAGTAATTACAGCGTGTGCAATTGCCATATTCTTCAACAACACCTACACTATCCTCGGTATAATACTCTACTATTACCTTACCACCACATATGGGACAAGTTGTTTCATAAGTCACCATTATTTTCACTCACTTTCTCATAGTTATCACATTTGGTTTTCATTTCAAATGCACCATCTTGTCTTGGTTCTAATCTACTCCGTCTTTTAAACTTTGATTTCTGTATCTTATCATACTCACACTCTTGCCAAAGCAAACCTATACTCAATCTTTCAACCTTAAAATATTTACAAGTCATGCATTTATATATTTTCTTTAACTGTTCAAATTCGTTATCACAATCTGTCTTAAATGATTTCTCAACCATTTTCATAGTCCACTCAGGAAGTTTAAGAAATCTCCACACAGGAAGTCCATTATAGATGTCCTGTGTAAATCTATCATATATTTCTTCTTTAGTGCTGTAATCAAAATACTCTGCACCACACTTGAATGAATTAATATAATTATCAATAGCATCGTAATCAAACTCATACTGTCCACCTATCTCTGTATCAACAAAGATAGTAAGTATATCTATTATAGCAGAGAATATCATTAATTGTTTACTCATTGTCCCTCACTGACCTAACATTCCTTTAGTAAGTTTTTTATAATTGCGAAACATATTTCTTTCATCCTTCATATATTCTAAATTTTGTTCAAGCATATCAACGTATTCCTTACGGCAACTAACAACCATCGAAGGACAGAAACCAAGACTTTTGCCAACTGCATAATACCAATTGTTTATAGGTCTTAATATAACACTTGGGATTGTTTTTAACGATTGAGCCACATATTCATAACTTGTTGTCCATCCTACAAGATAATAATTACGCTCTCTATAATCCATGTTTCTCTCCTTATCTTTTTTTATCCATTATCTGTTTTATTTTATACAGTTTATCAATTTCTTCCTTATGGTAACTAATTAAGTCATCAACAGAATCCCAACCAAATTCTTCTTCTCTTGCGATATATATTCCAGTTCCACTAATACCATCACCAAATCCCCATTCTTCTTTAAGATATAAAGCTACATCCTGTGCATTATCAAGAACGTATAAATATCTGGCATGGTCTAAAGTATATGTGGTTTCTGTATCAATTAGTTCAAATTTCTCATCATACATAAGAAAAGAATTTTTAAGGTTATAGAAATTTTTTCATATTCTATACATTCCTTTTCAGTTTCAAACTCAGTTCCGTCATCAGCAATAAATAAAGTTTTCATTTAATCCTCTCCTATCAGTTTTAAGGCTTCGTCAGCGTATCGCCATTGATAATCAGTATCACAGCCACCGTCATCAGGACAACTACATTTGCCTATTTGAGACTCCCACTTACAACATTCACAAATTACACCACCGTTGTAAACCTCGGTAGCAGTAGCATTTAAATCTTCAATTGCCGCTTTCAGAAGTCGCTTGTACTCTGCTATCTGCTCTCCATTTTCCTTTATCAGTCTGTCGAACTCGCTTATCAGATATATGTTTTCTGCCAATAATACCATTAGATAAAATATAGCCATGATAATAAGTAGTATGATAAAACAACCGCCAAGCGTAAGAAACCCCAATAAGATTTTAACCATCTCAATCCTCCCAATTTGTAGTCTTTACAATCTCAAACATTTCATCAATGGTCATTCCGTTAATCAGTATGCTCTTTACCTTTGCAATAACACTGTTCTTTGAGAATGTCTGATTAACAAGGTCAATATAAAAGGTAAATGTACCATCATCACCCATGTAGAATCTTTCCCATTCTTCTTCACTCATTAATCGCTTAACATCAAGCTGACGAATGGCAAGATTGTCAAATGAAAGATTCTTAAACCATCCTTCTTTTACAATTGTAGGGAGCATAAATCCAAGATAAGTTGTGTTCTTCGTAAGTTCTTTAAGATTGTTTGAACGATATTCAAGACCTCTGCCTGTTGTTTTATATCCAAGTATCAGAATCTTTAAATCGTGATTGGCAAGTCTACCAAGGTCGTTCTCCGTAAGGATTCCATTGATAGTGTGAATAACTGCATTAGGAATAGTCTTTACAAGATTAATAAAAGCATCTGTAGGTTCTCTCAATGATATACCCAATCCCCATATTAACTTCTTATCAAGAAGTTCCTTGATAAAATAGTAGAATCTTTCAAAATGAATCTGGTTTACTGTCAGATTTGCAATAACTTTCTTCTCCTTTAACTTTGAAAGAAAAGCTATAAGGTATGGATGTGAAAGGTCATTGCCGTTGAGAGCCATTTCTGTATACGGATGAAGCGAATTAATAAATGTATCATTCATTATATCTCCATGCTTACCTAACGTAGTGCAACCCTCATAACAGAACTGACAACCGCCATCACATCTATCCGTAATCTTACAATCTACGTTTTCTGCAAAGACAGGTCTGAACTCATCATCCTCAGTACGTCTAACAGTTGTACCATCATCCCAACGTATCACACTTACATTTCCATTCTTGTATCTTGCTAAAAGTTTCATAGTATTTCCTCCTAAATTATTTCTTCTCCTAAATGGAGTATGTATTAGGAGCATACGCTCCTATATTAATTATTAATCGTGTCCATAGTAACCAAACGCAACAACTGTTTCACCATTAGGTGTAGTATATCTCTCTGAAAATGTTTCGTATTCAATATAGTCCCAATCATGAAATTCATCATATGTTAAATACTGTGTATATCTTCCATCATTTTCTCTTTCCTTTTCGATTTTTTCATTTGATTCAACAATTTGCTTTGCATATCTATCATAATATACCTCACCATTTCTCCACTTACTGTACTCATCATCAGAACACATTGTAAGCGAATGAACTGAACTGCTGTTTGTTTCAAAAATACCTCTGCGAATTACTTCTTTCATAATTAATTCTCCTTTTAGTTTCCTTTTATAAAATAATCAAAGTTTTCTGAATCGTGATACGGATTAAGTTCTTTACCATCATTACCCCAGTAATATTCATCACCTACAAAACAGGTGTCAAGATAATCATTGCTACCACAATTATCATTTCCTGTATATACAACGCTGTCATTGTCAAACAGATATCTGAGAAGTAAATCCTCGTTGTCAAGTACAGCATTTACAAACTCAATTGTATCTTCTGAGTGGTCAATTCCCCACCAACGAGAAGCCTTTTCCTCTGGCTGAAATGTATAATCAATTTCATACTTGTCAAGAATTGATTTCAGCTTATCGAGAAGATAATCGGAAAGGCTCTGGCACATAATAGCAGTATAAAGATAATCTGGTGTATCGACTGTACTATTCTCCCATCCGTATTCGCCAAGATAAAAAGAGATTTTCTTTCCCTTAACATCACCAACTGGCTTCTTTGAAATGCATATCGAATGTACACTTGAACTATTTGTCTCAAACATTCCGTTTCTGATTACTGTTTTGCTCATTAAAACTCACCCCTTTCCGCAGGATTATCAACCTTTGGTGTTGATTCAGACCTTAAATTATATATTTCCTCTTTGAGTTTCGCCACTTCTTCTTTGAGTTTTCTGTTCTCACAGTCTCTTTCGTACTTGTCCCGATTAGCTTTATCAATATCCTGTTTCTTTGTTGCTACTTCTTCGACAAGGTTACGGTATTCGTGAAGTGTAACCGTAACTGTAAGTTCTTGTGGTGCTGTAAAGTTATCAAGATTATTATTGCTATAACAATCCATTTTCTTTTCAAGCACAACATTGTTTGTAATTGTATTTTCCATAATCATTCTTCCTCCATTTCTGCGTTTAACCAATCACAACATTTCTGTATGATTTCTTTTGAACTGAAATAAATAATATTTCTATCACATACACTTTCCCAGTCCCAATCATACTTTCCATATTCCGAATCAAAATATATATATAGTAGGCACGATTATCGTAATCACCTGAGAAAACAGGCTTATAATCTCTGTCATAGCACCACTTGAAAGCTAAAAGTTTATCATTAAATTCTTTTATTTTCTGTGCCTGTTCTGCGTATTCTTTTGTGAGATAGTTGGAGTAACGGTCTGTACGAATGTCATCATATTCGCCAAATAGTTTAGCATCATCGACCTTGTTAGAAACGTCCACATAAAACGCACTTTCTCCACTGTTAAGACAATTCCAGTATTCAGCGAGAACGCTTTCTGTGTTTTTCTTTTCTTCATTTTCCTTTTCTTTCTTTATCTCTGCAAGCAGTTTATTAGTTTCTGCTATCTGTGATTCAAGTAATTCTATCTTTTCGTCAATGGTCATAGTATTTCCTCCTTAAATAAATTTCTTTGCAATGCTCATGCCAATTGAATTTGCAACCTTACCAAAGTTTTCAATTTTTGATACAATCTCAGGTTCTTCTTTTAAACAATCCTCGAATATTCTCTTGCAAAGATTCTTAGCCACAATCGGCATTTCTTTTGCTCCCCAGTTCTCAGGAAGAATCCCCTCGTCAACAAGTTTGTGAAGAATCTTCGTTACTCTTGCTTCTGTTACAATGCTTTCACAAAGAGCCTTATTTTCTTCCTGTGCTTTAAGTTGTTCTGGTGTCACCACTTTAGCATGATGTTCATGTGTTTCTTGAAATTTCTCACTGACAATCTTAATATAAAACGGTGTTCTGCCATTAGGGTCATTCAGTTTTGTCTGATTCTTAATAACAATTCCCTCGCCCATTTCACCGTCCATTTCAGTCTTACCTACAAAACTCAGGCAATGTTCCCAAGACTGGAACTCACCTTTGTAAAATACTGGAACAAAATTAAGACCAAGTTCCTTTGCCTTTTCTTCTACGATATCCTGTGGAAGATATTTCTCTGCATCTGTATTATAGATATCATAGGCATAGAACTGATTGTACTTTTCGTCAGGATATTTTACGGTATGTGGAACAAGCCACTCTCCAAAGAATACCAGATTATTACCAAGAACTTCTCTTACCTTGTTCTTATCAAGTGTCTGCGACCATTCGTACATTCCTCTGAGGTTATTACCAATAGAAAGAATCTGTTTTCTGCTCTGTGCAACAACACAGTCATTCTCACTATCATATCGAATAGCGGAGTTTGCCCCATCTATTTTTTCCTGTATGACAATATAATCTCCCTTTTCAAATCCGTTTACATTCACTTCCTTAATTCTTTCAATGTCCATAAACTTCTTATGATTCACCATTAATAAATCCTCCTTATAAAATTATAAATTATTTAAAGATTCCATTTCGAGAATCCTTATACCGCATCTCCCAAACCTATCACGGTCATAAGCTATATTGCAATAAAGAATAACTGGATATTCATAACTCCACGGCTCACTATCAATATTATGTTCTTGTGCATACTCTCTAAGAGTTTCAAGTTCATTTCCTTCTTCATCGGTTTTTAATCTAATCCCGAAGAACTGCTCCCAATCTTCGGGACAATCAAAATTATCTCTCATTTTTTCCACAAAAGAAATAAACTCGTCACGACTATTCAATTTGTAGAATCTACTCATTTACAATTCACTCCTTGTTTTGATATAAAAAATAAAGTGGGGCAAGAGGGAATCGAACCCTCGGTGTTTACCACATGGGTATTGGTTTTTAAGACCAATGCGTTTCATCCAACTTCGCCATTGCCCCATTAATGAGACTTCTTTTTACAAGTCAAGTCCCCAATATCTTGCGTATACGATATGGATATTGCTCTTGGAATCCATTAACACCACCGCTTAAAGTAGGGAACGATTTACACACCAAAAATGTTGCAACGTTGGTGTCATCCCATCTTTCTTAAAGGAAAAGCGATATTCCTATTGGTGTCCTCTATGAGAGTCGAACTCATACGCTTTCGCAACTGATTTTGAATCAGCCATGTCTACCAATTCCATCAAGAGGACTTATGTATGCCCTACCAAGTAGGGCTATATGGAGGAACACGTTATGTCAGAACGTGTGAAGATTGCTTGCCCTGACAATCAGGGCATCTTAGGAGGTGGCTTACTATGACAAGTCAAATTATATTTGTTTTTAAGTTTATCTTCTATAAATTCAATAGCAACTTTTTCTCCTTGATTTTTCACTAATCTATTAATATAATTAGTTCCTATATCTGGAATTAAAGAAGCCCATTGTCTACCACTTAATGTTACCGTAGCTGTAATATAATTAGTAGTAGATTTAAACCTTGTATTTGTTTCAACATCAATCCACCTACAATTATCTGGTGTATAATTTTTATTATCTTCGACCCTATCAATGGTCAAATTACTTTTATAGTTGTTGTGCAAAGCCCATATTTCAAACAATCTCGGATTATCTATCCATTCTTGACATACTCTTATACCTTTAGCACCATAAAATTTATAGTCTTTGCTATCAGGAATATAGCATCTTCTTAGTATACCATGAAAAATATGAGCCAATCTTTTATCATCTATTTGATTTGATTTTATTTTAATATCTCCGTATACTAACCAGTGAGGACATTTGTAAACTATATTATGAGATATCTTTGAATATCTAAATGTCTTACATTCTCCACATTCACATTTTGCAATATACATTTTGTGTCCATCATTTGACTTTTCATCTGACACACCAACGATGGTGTATATACCATATTTTTCTCCGATGTGATTAATATTTAGCATCTCCTTTATTATAATGTTTTGATTGTGAGTATCAACTCTGCCCGATTCTAATACCATTAATGACAGTAACAAAAATCGAACTCATATGAACTACACTGTCATATGTATTATGCGGTAGATTAGCCCCTACCGCAAGGCAGAAAGGAGGTGTTACAAATGCATCTGGTTATTGGTGTTAGATTGGAGGGGACTACACAACTGTCCCTAACAGCTTGACTGCTATTGTGTACCCAATCTAATTGGTGGGAACAGAGAGAATCGAACTCTCAACTAATCCTTAAAAGGGACTTGTTTTACCATTAAACTATATTCCCAGTAATATGCTGTTCAAAACCACCAACCAAACAGCACTTGCGAACTCCATCTATCACATATCCGCAGTTCCTACAGTTCACTATCCTATCCGCATTTCAGCGAATCACATCATTGACCACTCCACTGACAAGTATAGTCAATTACCATTCCGAATTTCAATAGCCTTTGGCAAGAAGGTCTATCTACACCGTTACCTTTTTTGAAAGTAAATCTTTCACATCTTCTTATTTATTGGAGAGATGAAGTAGACACGGTTCTCTTAACACATAATTGTCCCATTGGTTGTGGATGTGAGATTTGAACTCACGTATGCAGGAGTCAAAGTCCTGTGCCTTCACCGCTTGGCGAATCCACATTATACATTTTACTCTTTGTACTATTTAATATACAGAGATTAGGTTTTTTATTTCCCTCTCTCTGTATATTATTATAGCACACTATTTCTTATTTGTCAAGGGGTAAATTATATATTTTTTTCATTTAACTAATTCTCTTATCTGATTCTGAACATTCTTTAATTCATTTTGAATTTTTACATCTGAGATAGAATTGATAATAGAATCAAGTTTGACAATAATATCATTTACATTCTGAGAATTTGCGTACTTTACCTTGTTATTCAACACATTCTTAGTAAAGATACAATTTCCATTTTCTTTTCCTCCTTAATTTTTAATAAGACCAAGCTGAATCATAATACAAGCATCAACTCTGTTCATAGTCTCATCGTCTACCTTGCCTATATACTGACGAAGTATCGTTTTGTTGACTGTTTGTATTTGTTCTGCTAAAGCTGTGGATTCTTTGAGAAGTCCTCCACTTTTAATTGTTGTATGTATTGGTAATGTTTTTTTATTCTTTGAAGTCAATGGTATTACCTGTACCGTTGGTGCGTGTGCATTACCAATATCATTCTGAATAATTAATACTGGTCTGAGTCCACCTTGTACGGAACTGTGTTCGTCAAGGATGGGTAGCCTTGCCATATAAATACTACCTCTTGTAAGCATTTAATATCCTCCTTGTAATTAAATTATAGAACAGATGTTCTTATTTGTCAATAGTAGATTGATGGAAATTATGTTATAATTTAATGGTAATTATAATTATTCTGTGTTCACTTAGTGTCGAGAACGTGAACGTAAATATTTTTCTCTTTCAATGTTATAATACTTTTTTATAACATCATATCCGAGATTGAACCATTTGTCTTGTAATAAGACTTCTTTCTTGCTTCAACGTCCTCGCAACCTACTAACTCCACAAGCGTAAATTCCGATAATTCCTACCGTACTAATTGTTTATTAGACTGCTAATAATCCTTGTTTAAGAATATTCTTAGCCGCATTAATATCCCTATCATGTTTTGCACCGCACTCAGGACAAGTCCATTCTCTTACAGATAAATCCTTAGTCTCAGGATTTATACAACCACAACAACTACACGTTTGACTACTTGGACAAAACCTATCTATCTTTGAAATAGTCCTACCATACCAATCAGCTTTATACTGCAACATCCTTACAAACTCAGACCATGAACAATCTGATATGGACTTTGCAAGGCAATGATTTTTAACCATGCCTGATACGTTCAAATCCTCTAAACAGATTACATCATATCTACGAATTAATTCAGTAGAGAGTTTTTGTAAGAAGTCTGTTCGCTGATTAGTTATCTTGTCCCATGCTCTTGCTAATCTGATTCTTGCTTTGTCCCAATTGTTACTACCCTTTGACTTTCGGGATAGCTGTCTTTGTAACATAACAAGTTTCTTTTCTGATTTGGCAAGATACTTGGGACTTGATATTTTATCTCCATTTGATGTGATAGCAAAATCTTTAATACCGAGGTCAATGCCTACATTGCAATCAGTCCTTGTAAACGGTTCGTAGTTCTCTTGCTCTACTAAAACAGAACAATAATATTTACCACTTGGAGTTTGACTTATTGTAGCTGATTTGATTTTACCGTCAAACTTTCTGATTCCTCTTACTTTAACCCATTTGAGTTTAGGAAGTTTTATTTTGCGATTATCAAAATTAACTTCTATTGTAGGTCTGCCAATATAATTACAATTTGTTTTATAAGACTTGCGATTATTTTTCTTAGACTTAAACTTCGGGAATCCTTTGTGTTCCCTAAAGAACTTTTGATATGCCGAATCGAGATTAATAACAGCATTATCTAAAGCAAATTTATCTACTTCTTTTAACCATTCGTACTCAGATTTGAGTGTGCGATTTTTGTAATTATTGACATCAATTTTAGACAAAGTTATTTCTTCTGTTTTGTACTTATTTATTTTATATGCTAAACATTGATTATACACAAATCGTACACATCCAAAAGTTTTCTGTATAAGTAACTCTTGTTCTTTATCTGGATAAAGTCTGAATTTATAACCTTTTAACATACTTTTCCTTTTCTACCTCAAAATATTTCTTTATAACATTAAGACCGAGATTCATATTCATATCTATATTCTTTTTAATACTTTCAAAATCCCCACAATAACGACTTGTTGTAACAAGATTGCTGTGGTTTAAATCCCAGTTCAAGAACTGCATAGCCGCTGTGTGAGCCTGTCCCATATCGCCATACATTTCTTGGAAAAGCTGTTCAACTTTATTGGAATATAATTTTCTCAATGAATGGGTAGCGTATCTTACTTTACCATCTGTGCAGTTTTCTCTACCTTTAAGCTGTATACCCAAATCATCTACTAACTTTTTTGACATAAGATTATAGATTCTTGAATAACTTAATGGGTCAAGAATTTTATTTCCGTTCTCATCAAGTTCATACTGGAAGTCACCATTAATTTTTAAAGGTTTACCAGTCTTAGGGTCTTTAAGTTTGCGATAGTTTTTATATCCACCGTCAGAAATAATGAGCCAATCAAGCGGAGAAAAATCACCACTCCATGTTACCATAAGTACACACATCTTTATAGCATCATTGATATACATAGTACGTGGCTTTCCTGTTTTCAATTCTGAGAATAAACAGCTTTCACGGAACTTGTTATGCTCATTTAAAAAATCTATCCTCTTGATTATTCTTGCATCGGAGCATCTTACTCCCCAGTTTGCCTGTGTTACAAAGAATAATGCATCTCTGAATCCTTTATAACCACCTTGTTTGAAACAGGTTTCAAGTACCTGATTAAACACTTCTTCTGGCAAAGAATCCATGCCTATCTTTTCAGCCCTACGTTTTTCAAGTTCTTTGATTCTCTGATAATCTCCGTCCTGTATGTTTACATCGGGAACAAGGTCATCGAAATCAATATCATCATTACCTAATCGGTCTGATATGTCAATTACCTGACATTCGTTTTCTTTTAATTTATGTATCATATTATCCTCCTGTCTATTGACTTTATGGGTTATTCGTGTTATAATAAAAACGATAAAACTTATCGTTTCTATGTTTAGATTATATCATAGAACACGATAATTGTCAAGTGTTTATAGACATAAATTTTATCATGTTCTATGATATGTATTTGTTTATTTTCTACAAAGGGGTGATTGTATGCCGAGAAGTGAAGCACAGAAAAGAGCAGACAAAAAATACATTGCTAAAACGTATAAGCGTTATGCTATTAATACAAGACTTGAATACGTTCCGACAATCGAAAAGTATATGAGTGAACACAACTTTACATCTTCATCATCTTTCTTTAATACCGCTGTCAAATATATTATTGAAAATAATATAGATATAAGTGGGATAAAAGAAAAAGAATAATTGTCTTACCCTCAGTCAAATGACTGAGGGATTTATTTTTTTTTAATACGAATCTTCCATATCACACAGTATATCACTCTGAGTTATAGGCTTATCCCAAATAGTTTCATTGATAGATATTACGAACTTTGCCGTTTCTGGATAGCTGTCTCTTGAACATTCGATGAAATGATATACGTCCTCAATGTTATATGCTTCATAGTTCATGGGCTTTATTTCCGTCCCCACTTCTCCCTTTGGAATACAGTACGCATTAAATGTCAATGTCACAACTGGCATCTGCTTTTCGTGTGAACTGTTATAAGCGTATCGTGTAAGGATATTACTTGCATCTACGGCAGTAACCATTCCATCATAATTTGTGTCTGCAAGCCAACGCTGTGTTGATGTGAACGAGCGTTCATTCCCAACTGAAATACTCGCATATTCAGTAAGTACCATTGAAGCATCAATACCATCCACTCTACCATCAAGATTAACGTCATATCGGAGTGTCCCCATATCATGCTGTCTTGCGTGTGTGGTCATTGGTGTTGCCATACCTATTGCAAGCATGGCTGATAAAATCATTGTTGTTTTTTTCATAATCATTTCTCCTTTAATTAATATTGTTTTAAGCGTTAATGCTTAGTAAAGCCTGTGTGTTGTTTATTCCACCAAGATAATACTTTCTATTACCTATTATTTTGTCATACTCTCTTTCGCCTGAGAAACTATCAACAACTTTCTTTTCTTCCTCATTCATCTGCTTGTATGTCTTTGTACCAAAATCAAAGGGTAGCCATCCACGATTCTTTCCTACATAGATATTATATTTCTGAATTAGTTCTGGACAGTTGAAAGTTATATGAACACTACCCTTTAAGTACAGATTGATGGTAAAGTATTTAAGAGGAATGTTCTTTGTAACTCCCTTGTCTACGTACTCCTTCACTGTACTGTAAATATCTACGTCAGCGGTCATGTTTCCATCAAAGTAATTGAGAATACGCTCTATGTCGGAAAGTCTTTCATTTAACTTGTATAAATCCAAGTGACCAAAGATTGAATCATAAAGACCATAGAACGGCATAATAACCTTCTTGCCAATCTTGTGACCAATGTTAGTTTTCCATGCGTTATAAAGGTATTTAGAGTTATCTGAACAAGCATAATCAACAGTCATTTTATCAAACATCTTTTCAATCTCATTCTCAATGCCTGTTTTTACCTTGCTTTTCATTTCCACAAGTAGATTCTTGATATTAAATTCGGAGAAGTCATACTCTGAAAATGTCTCTACTTTCGCCCTGTACTGTTCCTGTAACTTAGTTGTGAGGTTTCCAGTGAACTTTGGATTTGAAAACAGTGCCCTCCAATACTTGTAACGGACTGCCTTGACATATTTATTAATGGTCATCTTATCTTTTCCATAGCCATCTGTAAGCTGTATAATGGGTGTGGGGTATCTATCTTCTGTATCAAAAGAACTTGAAAGATAAGGTTTCATTCGTTCAAAAGAATTAATAAGTTCAATTCCTGATTTGATTTCCACATTGTATTTATTAACAACTGACTTTAAATAATCTGTAACATCAAGTGCAGTTATTTCTTCTGCCGTAGGTTCTTCGTAGTGTTCTTCCTTTTTGAGTTTATCGAATATAGAATCATCATTATCATTAACACTCATAGGAATGTTTACATAAACCATAGCAACTTCTACATCTGTCTGACGTTCTGCGTTATTAAATTCTCCGCTATAATATTCTATATTTGCATTATACTCATTCAGTATCTTGATAAGTTCTTTGCGTGTCTCTGTGTAGGGATTTCTGATAGTCTCCGCATTAAGTAAGCACACTATCTGTCCTCCATACTTCTGAATTTCCAATGCCTTTAACAAATGCTTATCTCCATTACTGAATGGTGGATTCATAATGATAACATTGTACTGCTTGTATGCTGTAAAGGTAAGAAAATCATCATGAACAAGATGCACGTTTTTTCCCTTTACTTCTTTACGTTCTGTGTCAATCGCTCTCAGTCTTGAATTGTCTGGTTCTGGAACAGGAACATACTGTCTAAGTTCTTGATTATAATACTTATAATTTTCACTCCATGAATCAAAGTCATTGTACTGCTTTGTTATCTTCTTCTTTTCGTCAAGCAGTCTATTAGAATTTTCCTCAGAAAAAGTATACAGAAATATCTGTCTCAGATTGTTGTCAATCTCTATGCAGTCTATATCAAGCTTTCCATCAGTTTTGCGATTAAGGTATCTTACTATATCTCCCTTGCCTACTGATGGTTCAAGAACCGTATTAACATAATTCCAATTCACCTTTGAATACATCATCTGAATAAGATTCTCAGGTGTAGGATAGAACTCTGATGTATTTTTATCCTCTACATAATTAACTATCTGCATTATACAATTTCCTCCGTTTAATTAAGATTTGATTTCTGCAAAACCTACTCTTGTAAGTTCTTCTATCATCTTTTCAATATCAGATTTGCGTATTAATTCATACACATATGGTCTATCTATATCACAAAAGGGAGTAATGGATTTTGCGTATGTCTTTCCGGTGTAGTCTACGCTTAACCACACGTTATTTGCACATCCATCCCATTTCTTTTGAAGATATACATACTTTACAATCATTGCAATACACCTCACTCAATTGGAATTTCTGTCATATGTTTGTCGCTTTCAAATCCTTGTAACATAACAGGCATTATAAGCCATGCGAAGCCATTACCTTGCATTAATAATCTTTTTCCCTTATGTGGCACAAATAATATATTTGATTTTGTTGTTTCCATAGCATCTATAAGGAACTTTGGATTAATACCTATCCATATCCTATCTGTTGTTGTTCCTAACTTAAACGGAACTCTCAGTCCTTTGTGAATCTTTTTAGTTTCCTTTACCCATGCTTTTATCTGCTCTATAGTGTAGGGAATTTCCAATGAATCATAATCAATTTCGTTTGCTTGTTCGTACTCTCTCTTACAATTGTATTGATTTTCGCCTTCCTCAAAAACAGGAGCGTCTGCTATTGCGTTCTCAACTCCAAATTGTACTACTCTGAATCCGTCTGTAGCATAATAGAATCCGTCCTTGAATACCAACTTCTTTGTCTGCTCATGTTTTGGATTGATAACCTTATTAATTATCTTTTCAAATTTCTTTAACATCAGATATTCTCCTTCCAATTTACATCCATAACAATTACGGTATTGTAATCGTCTTTTCCCTTAGTGGACTGTGCGTAAGCTATTCCCTTGCTCTTTAGCCATATACAAGCGGCTCTGACATTGCTTGCGGCATTTCTATCCCCTCGCAATTCCTCTGCAAAGGTATAGTAACTGCCAACGTATTCTCCATTATTGTTTATTAAATACTCCACAATATCAAGGGCAAGTATATGTCCCTTAAAAAGTCTTGTGAACCTGATTGTCCAGTTTATATCCTGTGTAGTCATACTTAATCCTCCTTTAAGATATTAGTAAAGTTCTGTTATTCTTATAAACAGTGGAATAAATCCAAGAAACCACAGTGATTCAATTTTCTTAGGGTTATACATTATGCTATTATATTCCTTAATCCTAACTCTCCATACGAACATACTTAATCCTCCTTTATATTCTTTGTAAACATATCCATGAGATAATGATATGTTTTTTCTGAACCATAACCTGTAAGAAGTTTATCAATCTCGTTTATCCATTCATAGTTGAAGTCCTCATCATCAGGCATATAACTCCATGAATCCTCTGTTATCTTTTTGAATGTTTCTGCGTTGTCCTCTATGAATTTATTCCAGTCAGCGATACATTCGTAATCGCTTGTTTCCTCAATAACATCAACGTGTTTCAGAATAAAATTGCAGAACTTGTCATACCATTCCATTCTATTTTCTTCTACCTCATACGGAACACATACCGTTACACATATATCATATACGGTATCGTATGTATCATAGTCATTATCCTTTTCCTTTAACCAATCATAAAGATTCATTTACTTTTCCTCCTTGTTTCTTTCGATTATCCGCTTCATTTCTTCTTCGTTTATCCAATTCAGAAGATAACTCTGAATAAAATATATTTTTTGTTCATCTTTAAACTGTGTATTTAAAATTCCTTTGATGATTCCTATATTTTTGTTAGCCATAATCTTACCTCACTTTGCCATATCATATATTCTCTGCGGAACTTTGTAGATATAACTGCCACACTGTACAAGCAGAGCATCTTTTCCGTAGTATTTTTCTTTCATTCCTTTGATACTTCCTGACTTATGAAAGTTGGGATAGTTTTCTATATGAAGTCTTTCTCCCCTTGCGACTGTTAGATATTTTACTCTTGCCATAATCATTCTACCTCCTTACTTTATAACATTCAGATTAAATTGCCTATCGCATACAGTCCAGTCATAAACTCTTGCATTTTTCCATTCTTCGTGAAGCCCATCCTCTTGTTTAATCTGATTGGCTGTCATGTCAATTTCTACATTTTCGTTGACTTCATACAGATTAACATTAAATTTCATTAGGCTATCAAAATTTTCAAAAAATTCCTTTACTGTCATAGTATTTCCTCCTTTTAATTGTTCACCAAAATATCACCGTTTCACCTGTCTTACGTTCTATATAATCTATTATTTCATCTATAACAGATTGTTTAGCTTCAATGATGGGTCTTGTTACTTCATTGCTATTAATAAGGTCATTACTTAAATCCACATGAAATGCATTTAAGTAATCAAGTATGCAGTTTAATTTCTCACGGTCAGTCATAAGCTTCCTCCTTGATAGAATCACTCTTTTATTCTTCCGTAAAGCCATTTTTTACAAGCTGGTTTATCATATCATCAATATCACTTTGTCTCACAAGTTCATACACTCCTGATACTGTATTAGAAAATGGTGTGACCAACTTATTATAAGTCTTTTTCTCATAGTCAACTGTCAACCATACGTTTCTGACACAGCCCTCGCATTTCTTCTTTTGAAGATAAACATAACTTAATCTCATAATTTTCCCTCCTGTTAAAATACACTTTTCATTATCTGTTGTAAACGTTATCCCAATATCTCTTATACGTTGGCTCAATTATCTGTCCGTTGCTATTCCTTATTGCTCTGAGATATTCGATAGCCTTTTCGGTTTTCTCTATTCTCCTATTCAGTTCAGATATTCCGATAAGCTGTGGAGCATATGAGGGCAAGCCCATGAATCCTATTGATGACGATGTTGGTTTACCATCCCTTGCTTTTTTATAAAGTTCCAATGCGTTCTCGTTACTTTCGATTGCCCTATCACACATCTCGTTTTGATATTCCGTATAGGTATATCCTTTGAATCTATTATTATTCATATACAATTTCCTCCTTGTATTTTATGCATTTTCTCACCCATGCTATTAAGCACAGGTGAGAATCCGTATTGGTTATTAACCTTCCATAACGAACTTGTAAAGTTCATCATTTCTTGTGATTACATTTGATGCTCTCATAGTTCCGTTGGTGCAAGCTTCGTTATAATCCGCACTTACTGTAGCACCATCTGTTCCATCAAAGAACTGTGACAGCTTATCTCCGTAGATTGAAACCTTATCCTCATATTCTTCTTCGCTTTCATCCATGAACTGCTTTGCTACATACAGAACAGTTATGAGATTTGCCTTTGAAGTGATACGCTTGATAATCTTCTTATCATCTGTAGCCGCTTCGATTGCAAGGTATGTGAAGTCAAGAATTGAATTGATTTCATTAACTGTGTTTTCTCCAAATGTGAATGTCTCATATGCCTGACGTACATTCTTTGAAGAAAGTTCACTCTGGTCATTCAGTAATAAAGCAAGCTTGATAATGATATCTTCATTTGCATATCCCTTGATAGCAGTTGCAGAAAGATTATCCATAAGAAGCTTATGTGAAGCCATTCCCTTGATAATATTAAGCTGTTTTGCCTTGATTCTTGCGTTCTCTGTTCCAGTAAGAACCTTGCCGTTGTTAAGTCTGCTCATCATTTCTGCTATTTCTTCTTCCGTAGCATCTGAGAAGTAGTACATTGTAAATACATAAGAACTTACACTCTCCTGTATATCCTCGTCCAGTTCACTGAATGTTTTACCGTTAGGGTCATATGAAGTTCCATCTTCATATTCGATAGGTTCAAGACCGCTAAGAGCAAATTCATCATTAAGATACCTTGCTACTGTTGTGAATCTCTGCTTTCCGTCAATGCAGTCATACACTGAAACTTCCTTGCCCTTGACTGTAATCTTTTCATTGCTCCTGATTGCAAATGTTGCAGGGATAGGATATCCTCTGAACATTGAGTCGATGAGAAGCGACTGTCTCTTGATATCCCATACGTAGCCACGCTGAATAGGATTGTTGAACTTGATTGTTCCATTCTCGATTGCCTTTGAAATCTGCTTTGCGCTCCAATTTACATTTGCTTTTAACATAATAATTTCCTCCTAAGAATTAACTTTAAATTTTATTTTCGGACTTGCTGTCCTTTGCTATGGTTTTATTATACTATATTATTTGCTCTTTGTCAAGCACATTTTGAAATTTTTATTTTTTAACTTATTCCAAAATGTGCTTGACGTTTTCTTAATAGATTCTTCCATCCTTTTCGATGGTAAGAAGTCCATCCCTGTACCTTGTTTCCTTGCTTAACTCCTTGATAGCTTCTTTAGCCTTATCAAGAGTATCACATTCTCCAACAAGGATTTCTTCGTTTCCTTTTGTAAATACTATGCTGTACTTTGACATTTAATTCCTCCTTTCATGATTCTATTATACCATATACAATTCACTCTGTCAAGAGCAAATTGAAATATTTTTATTTTAACTTAATAACCCATCCGATTCCTTCCTCATGAACGCTGAATCCATATTTAACATAGAAGTCTTTTACACGTTCGCTGATAGTTCTGGTTTCTCCGTCATTCAGAATCCCTACCATTGCATCCCATGCTTCATGGGCTTCTGATGGTGTCATTTTATAGCGTTTAAGATTCCCATTATAAAATATATCTTCCAACGCTACCTTTGCTTTTGTGACTTTTCTTGTGTCCACTGTTTTACCTCCGTTATATAATTCCGTTCTCTTTGAACTCTTTGAGAAGTCCGAATTTCTTTCCCATGCGTTCAAAGTATCTTTGCATTTCTGTAAGTTCTTCATAGCTTAACTGAAACTCTGACATTGTATTCTGCCATTCAATAGCTTCTTGTCTCAGCTTTTCCTTTAACTCCTTATACATCACTCATACTCCTTTAAGACAGCTTCTTTTGCTGTCTCTGACAGCCGTAGTTCATATGGATATCCATATTTATTAGGACAGATATCTCTGCCAAAGGAAACTAATCTCCATGTTCCCTTATGATATCTACATCTTATCCATGAAGAATATGGTGTCCATCTGTAACAGTTTGGAAAGTGCTGACGGAAGTCATAAACAAATTCCGTTCCTTCAACAGCTTTCTTGAATCCTCTTGGTGTAATAATATTTAATCGTTTTTCCACATCATTACAGATACCTTCTATTTGGTAATAGCTATAGAAGATTCTCTCTGTTGCTCCGCCCTGTATTACATTCAGCGCAGACATAATCTTTTCTGCATTGGATTCCTTTATGACGATTTCTTTCATGATAATGTTCCTCCTTACTTGATTCTGTTAAGTTCTCCACCGCACTTACAGCGGAACGACTGTGGATGTTCTATCACTTTACTCATGCGGTATCTTCCGATTTTTGCACCGCATTTCTCACATTGTACAACGTATGTAAATTTCTTTACAACGTCCTGTTCTTTCTCATCTACTCCCTTGTCGTTATCGTTTCCGCAACGCTTTATATCTATTCCGTAACGGTCATAAACCATTTTAGCATATGTTTTCCACTGTGTACCATGACCGTGACAGTCAGGACAAGTATGAAGCAATTCATGAATCATTGTATTCATAAGTCCTTCATCCGTAGGTGTATACTTTTCATTAATCAGCTTGTAAGATATGCTGATTTTAAAATCAGCCCTTTCTCCTGTGCCTATACTCTGTCTCCATGAGGTCTGTCCCCATCTTCTTTCCGCATGAGATACAGAAAGTTCCTTGATGTCTTTACAGTATGGGATGTTCAGTTCATCAAGCATCCTCATACACTTTTCCATATAGTTTTTAAGTTTACGCTGTGCCATAGTTTAATCCTCCTTAATCGTAATATCCCCATGCTTCACGGTCTGCTATATCTCTTTCCAGTTCTGCTTCTGGTGTATGATGATAAGCAATAGCATCAGGAATTGTCCACTTGTCAAGTGAATATCCGCTTGCGCCCCCAATGTAGAAATAAAAACCTGTCTCATCCTGTTTGATATCAAAACGATGTAATGAATAAAGGTGTGGAATATCCGCTGTTAAAAGTCCTTTTAAATTCGCTTTAAGAGAAACTTCCGTAAGCTGTTCGCTTAAAAGTTTCCATGTTTCATCAACCTTATTTTTAATTTCTTTCTTTGGTGCTCCCGAAAAACTAACCATTGTCAAAGAGTTTCCACACTCAGGGTCATGTACTCTAAAAAGAAATTCCGCTGTATAAGCTGTCTCAGATTCTTCATCAAAGACCTCAACTGTACCCTGTATATATCCCTTTAAATATCCGCTTGTATAATATACTGCGCTGTGAGTCCATGATTTATTTGCAAGGTCATTTAAGATTAAGTTGATGTTCATATATGTTTCCTCCTTATGGAGAGTGAACTGTTATACAATTCACTCTCCGAATATATTTTTACTTGATTCCTAATTCGCTTCGTACATCCAATTCAGAAACCCTTCGTAATTCCATTGTCTGTAAATCGTTGTATGATTTGATTTCCAAACGATACATTTTGATGTAGTTATTTGTTCCATAGGTAGATGAGTTTTCAAGTCTTGATTTTACGAAAGAGTTTCCATCAACTCCGCTGTCTCTGATTCCGATGTAAAGCACATCATTTTCAAAGTTCTGAACGACTTTCTCTATCGCTGTCAGAGTATAATATAAATCGCTTGCGTAGTATTCGCAGGTCATTCCTGCCGCCTGTATAAGTTCCGTAAAGATATCCGAATAATTAATATTTGTTGTGGGTTCTCCATTGTATGAACTTGTGTAGACCTGTCCTTCGCAGGTGATTTTCTGTCCGTGATGTAACATATTATTTCCTCCTTAAAAATCAAAGTCCTCATAATCTTCCAGTGCAGATATAAGTCCGTCAAAATCCTCTGATGTTCCTAACATACTTGCAAGCATTGCAACTGTTCCGTAGTCAATTCCGTAATCATCCGCAAGACTTTCAAGATATTCCTTGCGATTTTCATATCCGTTTTCCTTATAAATGTTTGACATATTGATTCCTCCTTATGCTTATGTATCATAGAGTGAATTGTATCTCTCTGCTATGGTTTTATTATACCATATACAATTCACTCTGTCAAGTGTTTTTTTATTATTTTTTTATTTTAACTTTCTTCGTATGTTCCGATAAGATATTTATGACCGCAGATTGATATTGTAATTTCTCCATTAGTAGTTGATACACGTTTATTTTTCTTCATCATGTTGATTCTTGCTTTCGTTTCTGAATCGTATTTCCAGAACATAACTTCTGCTGTTCTTCCGTGTACATCCGTTACATAAAATCCATCAACGGTTCTTTTCCAACCGTCATTATCTTCAATTACACGCTGTTTATCAAGCCATTTGTCTGACCAGTCAGGTGTTGCTTTTACTCTAAGCATTATTATCCCTCCTTAATAATCGTGTTCCATGCACCATTTGTTGAAGTCTCTTTTAGCTGATTTGAACGCTTCTTTCATAGTATCGTTCATTTCTCCACATCCAGTTGAGTAAGCCGCTTCTGCAAATCTTCCACCATACATACATTCATAGTTGAAGAACTCATGGTAGAAAGCTTTTTTCCAGAACTCAAAATTGTTTGCAAGTTCTTCCTTTGCCTTTTCAATACTTTCCGCAAGATTGTTTATTTTCTTACAAAATTCCTTAGACTTATAGTAAGCGTGAGTTATCGCACTTACATACAGTCCTTTTGTTTCTGCTCTATACCATTCTTCCATGCCCTCATGATTAAAGATATGGAAACGTGATACATGGTTCTCTCTGTCTCCGTAGTAGTTGACAAGATAGTATTCACGGTTCTTTAAATCCGCATAAGATTTGATTGGAGTTGAAAGTTCTTCATCCGTGTACAGCTTTTCCGTAAGCTGTTTTACGTAAATTTCCTTTAACTCTGCATGAGTTTTTCCAGAACGATGAAGTTCATAGTCACCTGCGTATCTTATCTGATGACTGTTAAAGAAAACAACCACAGAATATCCAAAGCCGTTTCCAAAGTCAATAAAATAGCAGTCATGCTCCTTTATTTTTTCATAGTCATCACTCATAACAATAGCGATTTCCTCTGTAATAGATTCGATATCATCAATTGTCCATTTATCCACGTTCTGAGCCACAGCAAGAGCCGCTGTTCCACTAATAATCTTATCAGGTTTTGTGATTGTCCACATCTCGTCTGATAATACAGGAGCATTGTTCTCTCCGTAATATTCATTGAGTGCCTGTCTGATGTTTTTGTTTCTGTACATTTCCTTTACGTTCATAGTAATTTCCTCCTTTGATTTAGGTTTAAAACCCTTATATCAGGGCATCGGAATTTCCAATGCCCTATTATAAAAGTTCTCATACCTCTCTTACTACATTTTCTTTGACGAACTCCATATACCATTGTACGGTAAACCCTTTTTCTTTGGCATACTTTTCAAGGTATTCCAGTGTTGCATCATAAAGGGCTTTTGGAATATCTACCCATTCGTCATATTTTCCGTGACCGTTAACATATTTTAAATTTCTCTGATACATATAAGTCCCTCCTTATACTTCGTGAATGTGCCATCCGTCTTTGTCAAGCAGGATATTATCTGCACATCTTTCCGCATTGTCTCCGCTGTTGTAAATGTCCATAATATATTTATCATCAATCACCTTTGTTAACTTCTGTAAATCCGCAAAGGATTTTCTTGTCTTGCTGTATGGAATTGTTCTAAACAATCCCAGTCCAGAAGATGAAGCCATACCATTTCCACAAGAACTGAATTTACTGATATGCAGATTGATTTCCAGTCCTACCTGTCTAAAGTTCTGATACTTTTCCGAGAACCAAAGCTGTGCTTCGATATACTCAGTATCATTCAACTTGATGACCTTAACAGGCTGTTTCTCTCCGCTATGCATATAGAAATGTCTCAGGTCAAACTTCCAATTGTTTGACATTTTTTCGTTGTACTTCTGTACCTGTGCTGTTGTAATATTTGCCATAATATTTTCCTCCTAAATTGTATATATTTTACTCTATGCCATGCGAATATAAAATCCGCATGGCTATTGTTTGTCAGCAAGTGAGTGTTGCTACCTTTATGGTGTCCACGAACTGTGAACCGTATATATCACGGATTCTGTTCATGGAATATCTTGAAGCCCTTCCTCCCTTCGTTTCATCATCCGCTAAGTAATAGCGTTTCTGCTTTGTGCTATATTGGAATCCCATTGACTTGATTTTTACAAGATACTTTCCTACGTTGTCAAGCCATATCCAACCGCCTATTATCTCGATACGGATATCCGAAAAGTGTATCAGCTTTTCAATTATCCCTCTAAACTTCTCAGGGACTTCTTTTGAAGCTTTTTCCTTTTCCTTTTTGTTTCCGTGAGTAGCGAAATACTTAATCATTTCATCGTATTCGCTGTTGATTTTCTGCATTGTCTCCACATCACCGCCCATGTCAGGATGATATTTCCTGCACAGCTTGTGATATAATTTTTTCAGTTCATCCAGTGTCTTGACTTCTTTGAAAAAATTCATATATGTTCCTCCGTTTCCAAAGAGTAAATTGTATATCTCTTTGCTATGGTTTAAGTATATCATACAATTCACTCTTTGTCAAGTAGTTTTTATATATTTTTTTGTTTTAACTTTATCCCTCCCATTCTCCGTAAAGTCCCTGTGGCTTTTCAAAAAAGCTGTCGTTTTCTGCATCCACAAACACATCACAGGGCGCACGATGAAGCAGTTTTGATATCTCAATAATAGCTTCATCCCTTGGTTTATCCGTTGTATATGTTCCTACTTGTGAAGCATAAGTCCACGAACCATCAGGAATTTTTGCGATAACTCCAAAAGTATAGGAAGTATAGGCTGTTTTCATTCTTCATCATCCTCCATATAATCATAGTCAATATCAAGTTTATCCATAAGTTCTTCCAATGCCATGACCTGTGCAGAACACCACTGATACTGCTCTCTTTTCCGAACGCTTCTTCTGTCCTCATCGTATGCCTTTTCAGCTTCTTCCTCTGCCTTTAAACATTCCGCATAATATTCAAGTATTTTCTGTTCCATGATATTATCCTCCTATCTTTTCCGATATGATTTCCAGTACCCTTTTCTGTGTAGGAATATCCCACATACCGCCTGTACTGAATCCATCAATGGTCATATTCTGAATAGACTTTCCATAAAGTTTGATACCTATGATATGACCATCAACTTCAAAAGTTCCGTTTAACCATTCGTTTTTGAAGTTGCGCATATGGTTTTTAACCATTGCAAGAAATTCCGCTTTATTCATAATAATCCTCCTTATGTATCATAGAGCAAATTGTATATCTTTGCTGTGATTATATTATATCATATACAATTTGCTCTGTCAATAGCTTTTTAAAAAGTTTTTATTTTAATTAATCCGTAACTCTTACAGTTTCCTCAAACGGATTAATCTCAATGTCAATTGAACCTGTTGTATCATCCGTAAACTCATAATAGATATGCGCTGTTGTAATTTCCGATATAGTCAGTTCATACTGTCTACACGGCTCTCCATTTACAAAGTCTATCTCATAATAGAGCATAAGATTATCCACAAAATCTTCACGCTCCATATATTCAGTTGTGTAATTTTCCCACGCTATATCAACAATAGTTTCCTCATCAAGCGTGATTTCGTTTCCATACGTGCAGTTATCTTCGTACCGTTTCCGTACTCCTACGGCATCCGCTATGGTTAATTCTCCGTCACCGTTGAAGTCAAGGTGTTCATGGTATTCCTCATTGATTACCTTATCAATTATGATATCTGATATCTCAGGGGATATCCATGAATGATAGTTTTCCGCAGGTTGTGGTGTACCTGCAAGAAGTGAAAAGCACATAAATAAAGTTTTTAACATGATTATTCCTCCGTATAGTCTGTATCATCATATTCGCATGGTGCTTTATCGTCAGGGCATCGGTTCTCCCAGTGACAACAAGCACGTTCTTCGTCATCTTCTTTCCAGAAGTAGCAACAGTAACGTATGGTTCACCTATAGTCAATGATGTTTCCAGACCTATTGCATTAGCCTTCTTTGCGAACCTGTTAAACTGCTTTTGCAGTTCTTCCAAACGGTTCATAAAAATCGTCATTTCCATAACAGTACCTCCGTGATATGTATTAAGTGCAATGGCACTTTATGAAGCCTATCGAAAAATCCGATAGGCTTGAAAAATGTCAATACACAAAGTCAGTGTAAACAGTTTTGTTTCCGTCAAAGTATCGTGAATAGCTGATATCGTCACATCTTCCGCAGTCGTATTTCTTTTCAGTTCTGTCATATTCTCCCTTGATGTAAACTTGACTATCTGTAACGTGCTTTTCTCCATGTGGTTTAAGGGCGAATAAATCGCCCTTTTTGAGTTCTTTTAATTTCATATTATCCCTCCATTGGCATTGGTGTTAATCCGTAGTCAGCACATTTGCTGACTACTTCATTGTATGTAAGTTCCTTGACAATACGCATATTACCTGCAATTATCCAAGTTCCAAACATATTTGGATTGGTCTTGTAACGGTAATATCCGTGAAGGTCTACCATTTCAAGCTGTGCATTTTTAGGAATGATTTTTCCCTGTTTGTTTCTGCCTTTTTCGTTTGCCATAGGCTGACAGTCAACAGTTGTTTCATATTCCACTAAGCACCAAACATGGTCTTTTTTCTGCACTTTGTTAAAACGTCTGCCTGTATTCTTTTCCAGTTCTGCACCATTATCGCAATAGTGTTTTCCGTATATGTGCGTAACATACGGACATTCCTCGTTTAAGTGCCAACCGCCACGGTAAGCAAGTTCTCCAAGCTTGCTTTTAACCTTGCCAGACTTTGTGCGTTCTCCGCACTTTGCGAACATCCATGTATTCATGGGAAGGATTTCACTTGCATTGACATACAAGGGATGAAGATTTCCCTTGCTGTCTTTTCTGAAAAGTTTATATCCGTGAGCTGTTTTGATAATACTCATGATTATTTCCTCCTATTATGTATTTAGTAGTATTTCCAGTAGTCAGGGCTTTAGACCTTTTGACTGGTAACAAGCTACATTAACGGTGCATCCGCACCGCCTATCTGTATTCGTATCTGTATTCGGTGGACGTTCCGCAAGTTGTGGGATATTCCCTCCCTTGCTTTCCGTGATGTTGGTATGATATTCAGTTGACGGAATTTCCTCCGCTGTCTGCATTGGAATTTCCGTCAGAATCTTTGCGTATGGTGGTAGTTCCGCAAGGTAATCAAAATACGTTGTCCCTTGCCAAAGGTAAAAACGTCTATGGTATTTTCTTGTCATTATTCCTCATCCTCCTTAATGAATAAGTGTACACAGTCAACCATGAAGTCAAAGGCAAAACTGCTGAAAGTTCCACCGTATTCAATATACAGTGAGTTGTCAGAGTGTTCCCAGATATCACGGCATATTGCTATGATATCCGCATCACTCATGCACTGGTCTGCACGTTTCAGCATAGCGGAATAATCCGCATTATTGCCCTTTGTGTACATTCTGTTCTTAATGCAGTAGTTGCGAACCTCGTCCGCAAACATTGTTTTGTCAATTGTCATAATTCATTCCTCCATATGAAAATTAGCATCCGTCTACTTTGGATATGACGGAGTAGCTTTAAAGGACTACGTTTCCGCAGTCCTCCCATCAGCGTTATGCTTTTTCGTCTATTGAAAAGTAAGTGTAGAACAGTTCTACAGCGGATTCATCGTCAATGTTAGTTCCAGATTCCAGAAGTCTATCTTCCAGATAGTCCTGACATTCGTTAAATGTTCCAGAGAACACAACGTCAGCAAAATTGCCGATTTGTTCCCATACCTGATATGTTTTCTCCATGATATACCTCCATTTTTATTATACAATTCATTCTTTGTTATTAAACGAATGAAAAGTCGCTTTTTATAACCTCGAATCCGATTGACTCTTGGTTGAAGGCTTGCTTTAAGGCGAGAGCCAGTCTTTTCATGCTCTCAATGTCAATGCCTGACACTTCGATTCTGAGTGTAGGCTCTTGTACAATCTCACCATTTTCGTGAGTGTACACTCCGCAGGCTTCGGTAATTGTACCAAAGCCGATGATCTCCGTGAGAAGATTTGAAGCCACTTTGTAAGCGTCAAGAGTTGACACTTCCTGAGCCTTTGAATCCTTGTCGAATAAGCCACAGAATAAAATTACCTTAGTTGCATTTGTCATAATATACCTCCGTTTAAAGTCCATGAGACTATGTAATTGGTGCCAATCATAGCGGATTTACGCTAATCTTGACATAAATAAAGCGGTAAATCGTAAGAAATACCGCTTGACAAATCAGATAAATTATGATAAAATCAGTATGTAGGATTAGTCACTCAGATTAGCCAATTGTAGCTTATTGCCAATTATGGCAACTTCGGTTACTCACAGGTACAATACTCTCATATTGCCGAGGGCTTCACAGCCTATCGTTTTACCCACCATCTGCATACAAGCTATAAAATACAGATGCATTTATTTTGACTATTTTTCACGCTAAGAGTGTATTCTTGCAAACGCACCCAACCCTAATCAGTACACGATTTAAGACGGTTTTAAGACTTTCAGCTTTTTATCTCACAAGTCAAAATAGAGAACTACCAATATTTTGACCACGTTCCCCTGACAGATGTATGCATCCTAAGCCGTTTTACTTCCCATTTGTCACTTTAGTAAAACTACCCCCGATACACCTAACACTACTTACAGATGTAAAGTCTGTTTTTGTGCGTTTTCAGTCAATTCGTGCTGTTTATTACAGCTTTACTTGCCTACTTTTCGCATCCGTGATACTTTAGTCAAACTACTATTTACCGCTTTACGTTGTGCTTTTTGGTTTAGCTGTAAAAAGATACAGCACCCCCCACGGCTCACTACAACACTTTTATCGTCAAATACATGGAGTTAGAGCGTTCTCACTTGCATTGACTATCAGATTTTAGGTTACTGCAAACCACCTTTTTGCTATAGTATACCCCATAGACTTATAGGAAGGCTATTCCTACGATGAACATTCAGCAAGTCTTTTTCAAGTCCCTTGCTATGGTTTTATTCTATCACATATTCACGAATTTGTCAACTGTCAAATTGCACAAACTTTAAACCGTGTTTTTGTGATATCTGATAAACTACATTGAAAAGCACTTTTCAGCTTTTTCAAGCTGTTTTTGTGTTTTGTTCATTTCGTTTACCGTGATTTTATTCTATCACATATTCACGAATTTGTCAACTGTCAAATTGCACAAACTTTAAACCGTGTTTTTGTGATATCTGTCAATCGGAGCAAATCAAACATTTTTCAACTTTTTCAAGCTGTTTTGTGTTGTTGTCTGTTGACAGTTATTATTATAGCCGATATTGCACACGATGTCAATACTTTTTTTGACGTTCTACCTTTTGCACATATAATTATTGTTTTGCGATATCTTGTGTTGTATAAAATGCACTAAAAAAGGAAGAAAAATATACTCGATGTAGAAGTTCGGGTATATCTGATATTGATTTTTATACTGTCTGTATACTCTCTTTATATTCTAATAGGTATTATAATATTAATACCTATTAAATACAAAGAGAGCAATACGTTCATTTGATTTGCAAATAAGTTCTTATGAACCTATTACTATCAGAGCTGGAAACTGTATATACTGTATATGTACAATATATACAGTTTTGTAGTCCCGATAGATTCAACAGATAGTATAAATTATGTATCATTGGTTTACTATTTGTATATTTTGCGACCGTGTAAACCTTTACTTTTTGTATAGTCTATTTATGGCTATTTATAGCGGTTTATTCACTGTTGAATAAAAATATACGATACTTTTTGAATATTTTTCAAATTGAATTTGACTGAATGTATAATAATTATTGTTTTTCAATATCAGTTTATTGAATAACAATATTATTGTTAACATAGTAAACTAAATAGATGATATCAGGCTGTTTTGTAAAAAGATAAAATAAAATAGTCTTTTTGTGTTGTCTCAAAACAGTGTTTAAAATGCTTTTTGACGGCTTTTTATTATCGGAATGATATTATATTACCCATATGTTACAAAGGGCATTAGAAACGATTTTGCTGTTTTGTAGCGATATACGGTAGTTTGAAGGCTGTTGAAAACTTTGCTTTAATTGTTGAAAGTTGTATACATTGCACAAATGTATTCATTAAGTAGTGAATATTCATGAAGATAGATTCGGAGTTTATGCCTATATTTCGGATAGAATCGGGATTTTATGAATATGAATATTCAGTATTTTGTGTATATTTTAGTGTGTTTTGGTGTTATATTACTTATTGTTTATTTGTATGGTATTTATACAGATTGTTATTGAAGTGAATGTGTTATAGGTATAGACTATTAATTTTATTTGTGTTATTGGTTTTAGTTATATATTATTGGTGCATTGGTTATGTGTTATGTTTTGATATCGGTATGATATCAAAATGATATCAAAAAATAAAAGTGTTGCAATTGCAACAAAACTACCGACAAAATCACTGTAAACTAAAATTGCTTTACATATGTATATGGATATTATATAACAGCATTAAAAAAATATATATGAATGATTCTTCAATTGTTAAAGATTTATCGTATACTATTATAATATAAAAGGGAAATGTGTTAGGCGGTACTAACAGTAGGAAATGTGCGAACCTACTGTTAGCAAGCCCTAACTTGGCGATATATAGGGGATTGGTTTACATCGTAAAATCTTTTAACAACTGTTTTACACGGTAAAGGTATTCCATTCACAGCCTTCAAAAAAAATTACATACACTTCATATGCACCTTATATACACTTCACATACATTCCAAAATGCAATTCAAAATCATATAACTTCACACATACTCTTATTGCTTCTCCCCCTCACCTCTCTCCCTCAAAACTATCCCTTATCAGATATCGGCTTAATACATTCAATATAATATCTAATATTAAATTTCAAATAAACATCTCTTAATTCCTAAAAACTTAATCTAATCCAATCAAGAACGTATCTATCCTATTATTTTATTATCTATATAATTAATCACTTTATAATACTCCTATTCGCTCTACAATAAACTACAATCAATTCTAACAACATAAGTAGTGTAACTATATTCTAATTAATACAAAGCCTTACAGCGCATTTAAAAGCGTATTATAATACTATAAAATATTTCCCATTCAATAAATAAAAAACAAGTCAGATAGTTTTACCTTTAAGCGGATGCGAAGCAGACGATTAAAGGTAAATCTGATTATGCGAGTATGAGAACGAGCGGAGCGAATGTTCTCATACGGCAGAATCAGACAATGCCATAGGCTACAATTAAGATAGTATTAATTAATAATCCAGTGTAAAAAATTGGGGGTATGTTTAATAGTAGCTATGCAACAATTTTTGTAACGGTCTATTGACAAAGAGTAAATTGTATGTTATAATATAAGTTAGAATGTGAGATGATAATTGTAGGATATTGTGAAGATAATTGCCCGAACTCCGATTCTCTCCGTTCGTTCACTTATCTTCACGAACAATAATCCGCAAGCGGCTTATTGTTCCATCTCTTTTTTGTTTTTTATTTATTATTAATTATATTATATATATTTATATTAATTATATTATATATTAATTATTGGCAAGCGTATCGGGTGTGTGTATTACGAGCAACGTAAACGACCAAAATCGGGACTATTTGCCTATGTATAGCGGTTTTTTAGGAATTGCACCCTCGCCTGAAATGTCCGAAAAAGGGGGTGTTTCTCGCCTGAAATGTCCGAAATTTTTAAAAACCTCTTGACAAGGAGTAAAATGTATAGTATAATATAATTGCAGAAACGCATAGTGTTTCTAATAAATACAATTGAAAGGATTGGTTTAATGGAGATAATACCAACAAACATTAACGAAGAAACAGGAGAAGTGATAACAGAAAAAACCACATACACAGAAGAAGATATATATGCCGCCGAGGTCAAAGGACGAGAAGAAGAAAAAGAGCGAGAACGTCAAAATAAAAAAATAAGAAAAGAGTTTTACGAAAAGAAACAGAATTTAAAAATGGTTACATCAGAATTGGGTGGAAACTTCTTTTGGGGGATATATAATCCAATCGAAATATACTACCCTACTTTATCCGATAGTATGCTTGTACAAGTAATGTATCTAATGACATATTTAAAATATAATGATAATGTTTTAGTTATTAGGGATGATTGTTATTCAACCTATCGTTATATGACCAAAGAAGATGTGAAGAAGATTATTGGTGTAGATAAAACTCATTTCGCTCGTTTTTGGAAAGAACTTCTTAAAACTGAAATTGTCGCTGAACAAGAAGATGGTAAGCTAACTGTGTCCGAAAACTTTAAAAGGGGTTGTATAAAAAAAGATATTGGAGAAGATACTTGTGCTATAAAAATATTTTCACATTGCGTTAGATATCTTTATGAAAAGACTGAACCACGCTCACGAAAATATCTTGCAATGCTACTGCGATTCATTCCGTATATCAATGTAAAATACAATGTGCTTTGTAGGAATCCATTGGAATTAGATGTGAATGAAATAGATTTAATGACAACAAAGGATATGCTGTCGCTACTTGGACTTGGGGAAAGACAAGAGAAAAGATTAATTGACACTTTATTTAAGATTTGTTTTATAGATAAAGATGGAAGTAGCAGAAGTGTAATTACTATTATCCAAAACGTCAAGGATGACAAGATAAGAAAATTCATTACAATTAATCCTCAATTTTACTCAGGTTATTATTGTAATGAGGACATAGCACCAATAATCGCTGACAAGTGTATAAAAGAAAATAAAGCATTAAATATTAACCTAAAGGAAAACTATTATGAAAATAAAAGTGTATGACGAGTTTAAGACATTCAGAGAATTTATTAATATTTGTAAGGGAGTATGGAGGTTTTTGAAAAACAATAATTGTACTATAAAGAATCTCACTGTATACGTAACCCTTTATAACGAGAATAATAACTGTGAAGATATTAACCTTTATGACAAAGATGGTAATATATCTTGTAAGAATGTAGGATTAATGATTGGGGATTTCCCTTATATCAATTGGGATGAATTTAATGAAAATAAGAAAATAGATAAGGGTAAGAAAATAATTGTTCGTTCAGAAGGGGATATGTTAAAACAACGTGATTATAATTTGAATTGCAATAGAGTTTATTATAAGGGAATAGATTTTGATGACTTAGAATAGTTAAAAATATAAAATTTCATTTCCCTCTTGACAAAGAGCGAATTTTATAGTATAATATATATAGAGGTAAACGATTTATATTTTAACCCTCATAGAGTAAATTGTATAATAGAAAGGTGGTGAACTTATTGAAAGACTGGATTGACTACTTACAGACACTAACTAACGGTCAGTCGGACACGGAGCAGTATGATAATGATGAATGGTCTGACCAATACTACGGTCTGTCAGAATATAGAGAGTATGCAGAGTTATGGTGTTAAACAAGGAGAATCGAATGGTAAACGAATACAGGTTACACATTGTCTTAGCGATAGAAATGCTATTATGTGGTATATGGTGGACATACAAAGCAATTACGAAATCTCAACAAAAATTAGATTATTCCCTTGATATTATATTATGCGGATTGAGTTTTATATCATGCGGTATTAATCTTGGTTATCTTTTATATGCGAGGTGAGGAAATGTATATTAATAATAAATGGTACACCGAGAGTGAACTTAATGCTTATGTTAAAAAGTTAGAAAGCACAATTTCAGAACTGGAAGATAAGCATTGGAATGAATGTAGACAGATTGCTCATTACGAAGAAGAACTTACAGAAGCCAAGAGATTATTGAAGATTGCAGTTGAAAGTTTTGATAAACTGCTTGACACAGTAGTAGGGTTTGAGCAGAGATGTATTGTATGCGACTACGCTATGAAGTATGCTAATCCTTATGATGCGTGTAACTCTTGTCCTCTTGGGAATGGTAAACATAAGAGATGTACATGGAAGTTTAAAGAAGAAGCAATGAAGTTAATAGGAGTTCGTGAAGATTATGAGGAAGATTAATAAGAATGATGACCAAAGGGGATTTGTTAATTGAAGTCATGCAATATTGCTGTAGGGATATTTGTTATAAATGTCACAACTGCAATGTGGTTGATAGATGCCTAAATGATTTCTATGAAACTATACCGTGTGATTGTCCATGCAACGACACTTGTCATGATATGACAATAATATCGTTTTGGTTAATTGACGAGGGAAAATATTAAAAGGAGTTAATATGAAATTATTCAGTGTGCAAGAGTTATGTTATAAAGTATTGGGATGTTTTCGTCCTATTGCAGAAACAAATGTAGATAATGAACGATATGAACATCTGAAAGACTGGACTGAGTTCAACAGACATATTATATATGAATTGATTATGTGTGCCAGAAATGAAGATATGCGTTCATACGCTTCATCAAAACAGATTGTAGATTTGACAAGAGAACACCTTGACGAAATATATCAGTGGATAAAGGATGAGCGTAAGCTGTGGCATCCTGATTGTGAGGAAAATGATGAGTAAGAAAGAAACAAGATTAATGAAGTATCTGTCTGAGGTAGGTAGCATTACTTCGATGGACGCTATTAAGGAACTGGGAGATACCAGATTAGCCGCAACGGTATTTGAGTTAAGACGAAAGGGAATCAATATAATTTCAACATCTGAAACAAGTGTGAACAGATGGGGTGAAAAGGTAACTTATACAAGATATGTTTTACAGGAAGGGAATAACAATGACAAACAGACAGTGGCTTAATAATATGGCATTGATTGACCTGTTGAGTTTCATTAATGGAAATCTTGACAGTGATGAAAGATGTATTATTCAATTGCTTAATGATAATTATGATTATTGCCCTAAAGAGTTTGCACCAGTGTATGAAAGAAATTATACAACAAGTTACCCATACAAGTTAATCGAACCTGCAAAATGTTATGAATGTATTTGTGCATGGTTAAATAAGGAGAGAAACAAATGAAACTATCAGTGGTATTACTACGATTATTAAAAATGATTCAAGATGATTGTAGTAAACATAATTGCAGTCATTGTAAGTTTAAAAAGAACATCTATATGCATGAACCATGCTTATTAGGTTATCCCCATAAATGGAAATTAGATGAACTTACTGATGATATACTGCGACAAATACCAGAACTTGCTTTTGAATTTGACCATTGGGATTTATATGATTTATTTGCACAAGAAGCTGAGGAAGAATGATAAGGAGAGATAATATGGATTTAAACGATATTAAACAGAAAGCATGGGAATTTAAAGGAGCAACAAGTTACTGGACTGAGATTCATGCAATAAAGGATGATTTGAATTTATTAAATCCTCTTGCAAAAAGGATTAAGACTTGTTCGTTTCCACTTGAAGTAAGAATAGCAAACCGAGCATTTGATATGATATTTAAGGATTGGGGTTACAATGTAAACTACGTTGAAGATGTTTATGCTGTATATACTATGCTTACTGAAATTGTAAATGATATATATAATGAATCAGAAAAGTATACCGATAAAGAGAAACGTGACTTTCTTGAATGGTGTTATGATTCTGGGATTGATGTATCTACGTTTGTAAAATGTACAATTGATTGTTCCAGAGGAATTGCAGGAACTATTACTAAAGTTGATGCAATAATGAGGGAAATCGAAAGAGAGCGTGGAGAATGAGTATGAGCGAATTGAATGAATGGGCTGAACGCTGTCAGCAAGACGGTATAGAAGTATGGAGACTTGAACATGAATCAGATATAACAGGACTATATATGACAAAGAAGAAAATAGGTAATGGAGTTCCATACTACAATTGGACTTCACCCATATATCATATTTGGATAAATGATAAACGAGTATTTACCTGTATGAACTATCGTGATGCTTATGAGATTTATAAAAATGAAAAGGAGAGATTTGAAAATGATTAATTTATTATCTGCGATTACATTATCTGTAATAGGTTCTACTCTTATTAGTAGACGTACCAACAGCAAGGACAAGTTTGATTTTATTATGACTATGGCTATTTGGTCATTGATATTATCTGGCATGAGTTTAGCCAAATTCTTTGAGGGGTAATTAATTATGAATACCAATTGTGAAGAATGGTGCAGAATTGAATGTGGTGAATGTAAATGGTTTAAAGTCAATGCTGATATGGACGGTGTTGAATCTACCTGTAAGAGATTAGACCACAAGCATTTAAGATTTGCCAAAAAGATTTTTAAATGCTACGATTGTGGGTGTTTTGATATAAATACCTGTGCTGATTTTGAACCAGATGAAAAGAAAGTGCCATGGCTGTATAATCATTGGGATAAAGTCAAAGAGCAAATTATACCTTATGGAGAATTTGCTTGTGTTGAACTTAATGTTGACGGAAATACGGATGTGAGATATTGTGTGTTAGGTTCAGATTTTTATAATAACACTTTTATTAATGAAGATGGTTCTCTTAAATGGAGATATAAATATTATTCAGTTCCAGATAGAAAGAGTCCTATAAAGTATCGTATAGTTTATGAAACACCTGATGGACTAAAACTGACACAGGAATTATGTAAGTTATATGATAGGGGGTTATTACAATTGACATTTGAAACTTTAAAGAAGGTTCTTAATAAAGGCGATAAGCATGGGTCAGCTTTCAATGAAATACTTGACTACTATCATATAGAAAACAAAGACCTTACTAAGATTACAGAAGATATGGCAAAGAATTGGTTGGAAAGGAAGTGACAATAATGTGTTCAGCAACTACTAAAAGGATAGCTTCATTTAGTAAGACCGATAAACATGAGACTTTAACAATGCTTATGGATTGGTATGGACTTAATGACCTTGAAAATATTCCTGAGACTGCCGCATTAGAATTTCTTGCAATGCTTGAAAGTGGTGAGGTAAAGGTTTGATAAGAATTGTTTTGCTTGATTTATTACTTGATATATTTGTTGCAATAACACTTGTTGTAGTTTATCACATTGTAGATATAATCGCAATAGATATTTTATATGGCAAGGGTATTGCCAAGTTTGATAGTGATTACCAATTTGATAGACTTGTGTCAATATTAATAATTGGCTTGATACCAATAATTAATATCATGTGCTTGTGTTATATGCTCTGGACATTTGAATACAGAGTTGAAGCATTTACATGGGGTATATATAGATTGGCACGAAAGAAACATGGAGTAATTGTAAGAAAGACAATAAAGACAAGAAAGAAGGAAATAAGAAATGATATTTGATAAGTATTCAATAGTTTGCGACAGTGCGGATTACAAGTGGTGTTCCAAGAAAGGCAGATGGTGTCATAAAGATTCGTTTGGCTTTGAGTGTAAAGAGTGTAATTGGAGATGATGTATGCCTGTAGGAGTTTATCAAATAAAGAATGTGGTGAATGGCAAACGATACATCGGTGAGTCAGTTTCGATTACCAAAAGGTTTGCAGAACACAAACATGACCTCGAAAAACATAAGCATCATTGCAAGGCTTTACAAAAAGCATGGAACAAAACACCTTCGATTTGTTTTAAGTTTCGTATAAAAGAAATATTTCTATTTACAAATCATTTTGTTAATAGAGATAAATTAATATTAATGTTGTTTCTTAGAGAAGCATATTATATGAGAATGACAGACGAGTTATATAATACTGAGGACACTGGTAGTATGTTAAAATCATTTGCCCTTAATGGAAACTTTGAAGGGCGGTTCAAAAGATACAAACATTACAGACGGTGGATTAAGAAGCGTTTGGTGTTTATGCGGAGATGGATGCCACATTTGATTATAGCGGCGCAGTACAATATTGCTGTGCGATTGTTGCTGTTGATTGGAGGTGCTGTTGGCTTATGGGAGATTTGGCAATTTTTGTCGGATATGTACTTGTGGGAATTGTTGCGTATAAAGTTTACAAGTATGTGAAGCTAAAAAAATCTCAGCTTGATGTGGTAAGGTTTGACCAAGAAGTTTCAGACTTAATGTTAAAACGAGATAGGGCAATGACATTACACCGATTACTTACTGATGTAAACATATGTGATAAAAAGAATGAAAACTACAAGGTATTTAATTTATCTTGGAAATCAGAAATGGACGGTCAAATATATGCTTACGATATTTATATCACAGATAAGAAATCAGCCAACGCAAATGCCCTGACTGAATTGGCAAACATTGAATTAACTAACCTTGCGCCTGATATTAAAACAGGTATATACAAGTTGAAGTTAAGAAGTAACTTAGTAGGAACAGAGTTTAAAACAGAGGATGAGTATATAGCAGAAAAACCAACAAGAGATATTGAGACTTTAGGGGACGATACGAAAGTATATTTTTAAACCACTCCCCTACCGAAATAAAAGAGGTATTTTTACCTTTGAGGTAGATTAATCTATAAATTTTTAACTACTATTAACGAAAGGGGAGAGGTATATGAATTGTCCTGATGTAAAGTTTTGTGAAATGTGCGGAAAAAAAATAAGTGATATCAATGACCCCAATACGGATTGGATGAGTCATATAAGAATTAAATACTGCCCTGAGTGTGCGGCTTACCGAAGGAAAATGAATAAGCGTAATTGGGCTTCTAAAAACACGGATGCTCATAAAACAGTTGAATCGTTTCTTGGAGAATATTCAAATTTAATGAGAGAACAGATATCAGAATTAAAATCTCAGCTTAAACTAATTCAAGAAGAAAATGATTTGCTAAGAAAAGAAATAATAACATTGAGAGGAAATATGTAGAAAGAGTGAATTGTACACTCATATGTTAGGAGAGAAATTAATGGCATTAGATAAACAGTATTGTATTTATGGAGTAGATACTTCTGCCTTTTACTTTGACGATGAAAGAAATGTAGAGCAGAAAATGTATAAAATAAGAAACCAGAAGAATCAATATAAAACATTGCTTGAAGATAAAAATATTTGTGATGCTGTAAGATTTGTTTTGGAAAAGAAGTACAAGGAAGTATCAAGACAACTTTCGACTTTAAAAGAAATTCTCTTGTCAATGATGAGAGGAAATATGAATCGTTATAGATACATTAATCCTTTAAAGTTAAATCCTCGCAATAGAATATCTATATTCGACAGTGAATTAACTCGTTGTTTTGGTATGACACCTTTAAACCTTAATGTAAGACAGACAATTGAAAATACAATTGTCAATGAACAGATTATGGTGGTATCAGTATTTTATTTTGAAGTTCTTGAAAATATGATTCACAGTGGATTTGGCTATAACGGAAATAAGTATGTGTACTTTGCAAGTAGTGCAGGTCAGATACGAACAAAGAAAGCCGTTTTCGTCAGAGAAGATTTACTTAATCTAAATTGGAATAGACTATCATGTGGTCTTTCGATTGAAGAAGTTAATAACAAAGGTGGCATGAATCTTAATAAATACAATGCGTATCTTGCTCTTTGTAATTCAGCAACAGAGGAATGGACTGACTTTGATATTGACCGTTGTATCGTTGTTGATGATTTTGAAACTAATGTTATTACCGAGGTTGATTATGTTGATGACAGGGATTATAGCATTACTCGTCAGACTATGCCTGTGCCTATTCCTCATACCGATGGATGCGGAATGATAAGTCCAGAACTGAGTAGTAAAAACTTTATGGTCAGGATGCCGTGGGTCAAAGGATTACTTGGAGTATTTGACTTCAAAAGATTTATTATTGAAAACAAGTGTTCGTCCATAGTAAAAGATATTTGGGGCAAGGAATGGGATATTATTGAAGATAATATTCAAATCATTCTTACTAAATCTCAGCTTAAAATGTATGCTTATTATGACAGTTGGGACGATTATAAGAATAGGTTTAAAAAATATAATTGCCATGTAGGTAAATGTAATGTTGAAGAAAACTACTACAAGAAAGCAAGTATCAATTATCAGATGATTCAGAGTTTTATTGATTATAAGGATTCTGAATTAAAGAAGATGTGCGCTGACAGCGTGAGTTTAATTAATGGCATTTGCACTGACAAACAAGTTCAGCTTGAACAGTTTGGTATTAGGGATGGTAAATCTTATAACAAGTACAATGGTATGCAGAAATGTCTTATTGAATATAACGGACTAATTAAGGATAACTTTTTTAGAGAGAAACTGCGTGATTCCAGAAAGAAACTTATCAAAGATTTATATTCGGCTAAGTTTAGAGTCAATGGATATTACACTTTCCTTTTGCCAGACCTATATGCTTTTTGTGAATGGTTATTTGAGGGTAATCAAATACCAAATGGTTTGCTTGCAAACGGTGATGTGTATTGTAACCTTCATGAATTTAATAAGGAAGTTGATTGTTTAAGAAGCCCTCATTTATATTTTGAACACGCTATAAGAAATAATGTTGTCAATTCTGAAATTCAGAAATGGTTTACAACTAATGCTTGCTATACAAGTACACATGATGTTATTAGTAAGGTTCTCCAATTCGATGTAGACGGAGACAAGACGTTGATATTACAGGATGATAATATTATTAGCGTTGCAAAAAGAAATCAAATGGGTGTTGTTCCCTTGTACTATAATATGCGTAAGGCGGCAAAAGAACAGGTTACAAGCGAAAGCAGATACAGAGGACTATCAACTGCCTTTACAGGTGGCAATATTGGAGTAGTGTCAAATAATATCAGTAAGATAAAAAACAGTCAGGAAATCAGAACACCTGAGACAAGACAAGAAGCCATTGACTGTTTGAAATATCTTTGTATGGTAAATAACGAAGTAATTGACTTTGCCAAGACTTTATATAAGAGTACACCGCCAAAGCAAATTAAGGAAACAATATCAAAGTATGTTAATAAGAAATTACCTGCTTTCTTTACTTACGCAAAGGATAAGAAAGAAACACAGGTAGAACCTCTTAACGATTGTATTGTAAATAGAATCTTTACATTATATCCAGAAAATGAATTTAAACTTTCGTTTGAAGATAAAAAAAGATTTGATTATCGTATGCTTATGAACAATCCTAACATAGAAATAGACGAGAATGTACTTAGAACATATAGTGACATGGTATCAACTGCTAAATTAAAGAAACATAAAGAAGAAGAAACCAATGCAATAGTTATTAATGATATTATTTCAGAAATGCAGAAATTTGATTATGCTCAATACGAAATATGTGATATGCTTGTCAAGGATATGTTTAAGGAACATACGGTGTTTAAGGACATTAGATATAAAGAGTTCTTCTTTACGATATATGGTGATATTGTTTATGAAAACATTGTAGCTAACAAAACTAAATACGGCTACACTTGTATTGATTGTGGTACTGAAATAAAGAGAGTAAACGGTAAATGCAGATGTGAAGAATGTCAGAAGAAACAAAAAACAATATTAGCAACATTAAGAAAACGTAAACAAAGAAGTATGTCACGCACCGAAAATGTTTGATATTCGCCTATAAATAGCCATTTGTTAAGGGTGTCGTAACAAAAAACTGGGGCTATATGGAGAAAGTACAATCGCATAAGTTACAAGCAACTCTTAAAGTGATGAGGAACATAAGATAGAACTTGTGTTCCTCTTATCTTTTTATACGTACAATCTCCCAATATATCATACCATATCAAAGTTAAAAAGTCAAGAGGTATGATAAATAAATTGAAAGTAGTGAAATAATTAATGATTCAGATTAACCGTGATGAAGCACAGGCACTTATGTCTCAGGGTATTCATTGTCCAAAGACTTGCAGACTTAAAAGAGATGGTAGTAAGCGTGGCAAGTATTTCTGTCCTAATGAAGCAGATGCTATCAGAAAACTTGAACAGTATCGCAAGGAACAGGCAGAAAAGTTTAGCAATAATACTAAGTAATAATATCCCCTGTTGTACACAGAGGGCTATCTTAATGATAGTAACTTAAATGAATTGAGGAAATGTTAATGGCTAATAAGAAGAAACCAGAAACAAAGATTGAAGAAACAACTAATATTCCAGAGGGATATGTAGAAATCACTCCTGAGCAACTTGTAGAAATGCAGAGTGGTATGCAAACCATAATGAGCATCGGACTGGCTGAAAGACTTTACCTTGAAGATAGGGCAGATAGGATTCTTTATCTTGATGGAGAAGTAGATGATGATGTTCTTCATACATTAATTCTACAAATATGCAAGATAAACGGAGAAGATTTTGGTAAGTCAAGGGACGAGAGAGTACCTATTACTTTAGTAATAAATAGTTCTGGTGGCAATGCAATTATAGGCATGGCATTAGTGAACGCTATTCAGAGTTCTATCACTCCTGTAATTGGTGTATGTCTTGGTATGTGTGCAAGCATGGCTTTTGGAGTATTTGCGGTTTGCCATACAAGGCTGTCTGTTGCAGATGCAACATTTATGGTGCATGATGGTTATGAATACAATCCTATATCTACGACAACAAAGGCACAGGACTGGGCTAAATTCTCCCCTCGCCTAACTAATAGATATAATAAAGCTATTGCGGCAAGAACTAAGTTTACAGTAAAGGAACTTGAAGATATGTCTCCGCATGATTGTTGGTTCTTTGCAGATGACCTTGTTGATATGGGGATGGTTGATGGTATCATTGGCAAGGATATTGAAATGGAAGAAATATTTTCTTTTATGAGTGATATGTCTTGCGACTGCTGTAATGAACATGAATGTTCTGAGAAGTGAGGTATGTCCTCATGGCTAAAAGCAAGGATAAGATTAAAATTGAAATAGTTGGCAAGAGTGGTGACGGAGTAACAGGAAGTATGTACTTCGTCACATTCAACGATAAACAAATACTTCTCGATGCAGGTCTTTATCAAACCTCGTCTGATGATATCCTTAAACAATATAAGGTCAATCATAGGAATTATAAAGTCCCATTTGCTGACCTTGATGCTGTGATAATTAGTCACGCTCACATAGACCACATAGGAATTGTACCTTATCTTTTTGCAAGAGGTTACAAGGGTAATATTTATATTCCAAAAGGAAATAAATATCTTGCACGAATTATGTGGGAAGATAGTTTGAAGATATTTGAAAGTGATTGTGTAAAATTAGAAAAGCGTTACGATATGAAAGCTACTCCATTATATACACAAGAGGATATAGAAGTTGCAATGGAGCATTTGGTTGAACTACCATTCGGTGAAAATATTGTTCTGTTTGATGATTTGATTTTGAAATATTATCATGCCAGTCATATTGTAAATGCCGCACAGATTCATTTGACATTTAAGGTTGGTGAAACTATAAAGACATTATCATACACAGGAGATATTGGTTCTGATATTGATAAAGATTATATCTTATCATATGAGCCACTTCCCTACTCTGATATTGTCTTGGCTGAATGTACTTATGGTGGTAGTCATAAGACACATAAACAAAAAGACAGAGATAAGGATATTGAAAAAATAAAATGTGTTGTTGACCAATGTTGCCAATATGATACACAAAAGGTTTTGTTCGGTTCATTCTCTTTGAATCGTTTACAAGATATATTAACTACATTATACAAGATATACGGTGATGATGAATCATTTGCGACACCAATTGTTATTGATGCCCCACTTGGTAAAAAGGTATCTGACATATGGGACAAGTTAATTGAAAAGGATAATGACCTTTGGAAAAGAGTTATTAATTGGAAAAACATTGTATGGGTTGATAGCTTTGAAAATTCTCAGGAATGGCAGAAGTTAAAAACCTCGCAAGTAGTAATTAGTACAAGCAATTTCTTAAAGAATGGACGTATTGTTTCATGGCTCAAATCTATATTACCGAATGAAAATGCGAGAGTTATGTTATGTGGCTATGCAGGTGACAAAGATAGCGTTGCGTATCAAATTCAGTACAGTAAGAAATACGTAAACATTGACGGAGAACAAATAAGAAGTAGAGCCAATGTAATGCAATTAGTTTCATTTTCAAGTCACGCTTGTAGAAGCGAGTTGCTTGAAAGATACACTTCAATGAATTATAACAAAATATATCTTGTTCATAGCGAGAGTGATGGCAAGAAAGAATTTGCAGAATTGCTTCGTAAAGAATTGAGTTCAGCAAATAAAACCTCAAAGGTTCACACACCTGTTATGGGTGATAAAATAACATTCTAATATTATTCTGCACTAATTTAATTTTGCAGAAATCTATTAAAATAAATAATGCGATATGTAGGTGATTATATGGCTGTTTATGCTATACCAAATGATAAACCTTTCATTGGACAAAACATCAAATTAAAAAGAAAGTATGGTCACATTGACATTAACGCAGAATTACTAAAACAAGGAATAAATTTGGAGGATATAACTATGAGTAAGTCAAGTATGGCAACAAAGAAAACAACAGTTAGTCTCAAAGGTGTTCTTAATATTGATGCCGATGAGAAGATTATTTATATTGTAAATGAAGATGGTGAAGCAACACCTATTTCGGAGTATCTTGAAGCATTTAATAATTGTGAAGTAAGTCTTTCTGTTAACGAAAGTATTGACCTTGCATAAGGAGGAATATGATTGGGAATCTCGGCTAACAAAAAGTTTACTCAATCCGAATTGCGAGAAATATTTGATGTATGTTCTCGTAAAGACCTTACGGGAGATTGGAATAAAATCAGAGACATATTAAATACAAGGCTAAAAAAAGATTATAATGAGTCAACGTATCGAAAGAAATATCAGTCATATTGTGATATGAAGTTAGCTTGTAAAGACATAGACCCTGATTTCACAGGTGATACAACTGAGGTTGATGTTCAGAAGCGTGAACTTGAACGTGCAAAGATTCAGTTTCGTGACGAACGAAACGCTTGGCAAAGACAAAATTATGCTGATGCAAGAATTGAACAGAAACTTGATTATCTTGAACAGGTTATTAAAGAAACAGGCAGACGTAAGTTTAATTCAAACTACTCTTATCCTGTATCAGTTACCAATGAAACAATGGTAGTATGTCTGAGTGACCTACATATTGGCGCAGAATACAATAGTATGTGGGGTAAGTATAATTCTGATATTGCAGAACGTAGACTTGCAGAGTATTGTTCGGAAGTAAAGTCTATTGGAAAAAGACATAACGTTAATAATGTCGTGGTTCTTGGAATTGGTGATTTAATAAGTGGTTCTATCCATAAGTCTATACAGGTCACAAATAGGGAAACTGTTATCGAACAGATTATTCTTGCTTCTGAATATATTTCAGAGTTTATAGGAGAACTATGTAAGAATTTTTCTGTTAGATTTGTTAATGTGTCTGGAAATCATTCAAGAATTGATAAGAAAGATGACGCTCTTAAAGATGAACGTCTTGATAAACTTATCGGTTGGTATGTTGATAAATCACTTTCCCATCTTGACAACTTTGAATATATAGAAAACAAAGACACAAGTCTTGGTGAAGTTGATGTTTGTGGTCAAAAGTATTGGGTGGTACATGGAGACTATGACCCATTCAATAAACAGGGATTAGCAAATCTTGTTCTCGCTATGGGGTATAAACCATCAGGAGTATTCTGTGGTCATATGCACTCTGCGGCTATGGATGATATCTCTGATATTAAATTTATAAGGTCAGGTTCTTTTGGCGGTAGTGGAGATGATTACACTATCGAAAAGAGATTAACAGGTAAACCCTCACAGACAGTTGCTATATGTAACCATGAGGGTATTGAATGTATATATCCTGTTACATTACATTAAGGATGATATTATGAAACTGCAAAGAAAACAATTAATTGATGAAATGCAGAAAGCCTTTGCAGAAGTGACAGACGGTGAATTTTTAAATAAAAGAGTATGTGGAATTTTAATAGATGTTTTTGCAACAGCAATAACAAATGTTCTTGTCAGCGGTAATGACGTAAATATTCGTGGCTTTGGAACTTTTAAAATAAAACATCGTAATTCAAAAGCATATTCAAACCCAAGTAAGCGTGGTGAAAAGATAATTAAACCACCAACAATCTGTCCTGTTTTTGTGGCAGGTAAGGAATTAACTAAAGCTGTAAAGGAGACTTTCAATTATGAAAGCAAAGAAAATATTCAAGAAGATGATTAAGTCACATAATGATAACGTTGTAACTTATGTGTCAAATTTTGAAAATGTAAGAGAAGTTGCTAAGATGCTTATAGCGTTGCCTGATACTATTATAGAAGGTGTACATTTGGAATCCCCTGAGTGGGATGGGTATGAGGGTGCATTTCTTCTTACGTTTGACGAGGATAATACTATCTGGATTCAGAAAGCTTATTTTGATGATGGAAGAATTGCCAGAGGAATAGGTGTTTATATTATTGATAAAAACTCAATAGGCACACATAGACCAGAGGAATTTCTTGTTGAAAATGAAGGAATCAATAAAATAATTCTTGTAGGCGGTGAGTCAAATGATTGATGCTAATTATCGAAAGTATGAGTCCTATGACAAATTTATTGAAGAATTTCTTTTCACTGTAATGGACAATGGTCATGCAATTATTGTAGTTAACTATAAAGACTATCAAGGCGTGATTGAAAATCTTAATGGTAAAGTTCTGAATGGCAAGTCGCTTGCTACTGATATTGAGACAGCAGAATATTTTGATGATGATATCAAGACAGCGATAGACCATGATGGGAACATGATGATAACAGTTTATAATAATAATTCTATTATTGTTGGCGAACCTGTTATATATTCAGACAAGGCAAATAGTTTTATTGATAGTGCATATTTCATTGAAGAAGATGCTATTGAAAAGGCTATGGGCTATGCTATCCCCAAGAAGAATATTGTACCATTTAAAATTGAGAAAAAGACTATAACGGTATAACCGTTTATATAGTTCTCGTTGCAAATCATAACGAGTAATAAAAGATGAGATGGGGCTTGATGATGCCCCATATGCAGAGAGCAACTGCAATGATGTTGTAATCTACACCAGTATAAAAGAATTAGACTGCTTCTTTGTAAGCATAATGTTTACGTTGCGCTTAGTTTCTTTGCAGTCAACTTTCAAGCTAAAGAGTTTGCAAGCATCTCTTGCATTGCGTTGTCTGTGCGCACAGGTATCGCTTTGATTTTCGTGCTTACAATACTTGCGCATTATACCCTTTACAGTACAATGTAAAGGTGCGCATTATGGGTGTATCGTCTAATAGGTAAGGACACAACCCTTTCAAGGTTGCAATGGCGAGTTCAAATCTCCCTACGCTCACCAGAATAGAGGGTAATCTTTTAGGAGATTACGTGAGATGAAAACCTCTCACCGCTACGCCAATAGCAGTAGGTGTTCAAGAGCAATCTTGTAAAGCCATTGGTACAGGCGCATTAGTTGTTTGCTGATATCTTATAATGTAACCCGTAGTAATAGAAGAAATCAGTATGCGGCAGATTGGTGAAATGGCATCATATAAGGTTCATACCCTTTTGTTCTACGTTCGATTCGTAGGTCTGCAACCAACAATAAGTATAAAGGAGATTTTAATTAATGGACGAAAGAGCATTACAGATTGTCAGAGATTATATTATAGAACATCTTGATATTACAGATTGTACAGCAAATGCAAGTTTTGAGGTATACACAGTATGGAAGTGTAAGGCATTACAGAACTGGAAGTATCTGCTTTCAAGCACATTGCCTGACGGAATGTACTATGAACTTACATACAACGGTGACAAGAAGGAATGGTATCTTGATGCTTATAAGAAATTTCAGAACGTGGTTATCAAGGATTAAGTGTAACCATGAATATCAATTTTATTATTCTCACATGATTAATGGTGGCATGGGTAAGGTAATATGTTACAAATGCCGTAAATGTGAAAAACAAATTTATAAATATATTTAAAGACAACTACTAAATTAATATATTTCCTCCTTGCCCTCTTGGAGGGCTATGCCGTTAAGTGTTGCAACGATACACAAGACAGCACCAAATAAAATATAAGGGGAAATAAAATGGAATATTATTATAAATGTCCTAAGTGTAAAAATAGATTTATGGTTGAAAAGAAAATATCTGAATATAATCCTCATGAAATTTGTCCCAAATGTGGTGAGGAATCAAACAGAGATATGGAAGTCAACTACTGTAACGGAAACTATGTTGTTAAATGTAGTGGATTTTATGGCAAGACTTCCAGTTAAAGGAGGAATAATATGCCAAGAGGTAGACCTAAAGGAAGTGGTGGCACTAAAGCCAAAGGTACTTTTACAAAGTTAAACAAATCAGGTCTTAAAGAGTTGAAGTTTGATGAGGAAACAGTAAAGAAACTTAGGGAAATAAATGCTTCTGATAGTGAAATAAGGATGCTTGAAGCCCCATATCAGTGTACTTGTTGCGGAAGGAGATTTAAGAAACAACAGGGAAATTTTATGCACTCAGAAAGCGTACTTCATAATGGTAATAATCATTACGTAACTGTTTGCAAGTCTTGTGTCGATTCTCTATTAGACCAGTATACAGCATTGCTTGGTTCACAGGATGCCGCAATAAAGCGAATCTGTATGAAGTTTGATATTTACTTTAGTGAATCCACTTGTGAACAATCAGTAAAGAAGGATGAAAATACTTCACGAATATCAAACTATATAAGTAAGTTGAACCTTCAACAGAACGCAGGTAAAACTTATGATACTTACCTTTCTGAAATAAGTGAGCAAGGTGGAATTGATTCTTACGATGACCTTGACAATTATAATGATGGTAGCAGAATCAGTAAGGTTATGTTTGAACGTTGGCAAGGTAATACACCAGAAGATATTATTTTCTTGGAAGAACATTACAAGATGTTAAAACGAACAAATCCTAACGCTGACAACAATCAGGAAATATTCATTAAACAGTTATGTATAATTCAATTAATGCAAGTTAAAGCACAGAAGAAAAGTGATATTGCCGCATTTGAAAAGTGTATCAAGATGTATAGGGAAACATTTAAACAGGCAGGTTTGCAAACTGTACAGGAAGAAGATACAAGTGTACAGAATCCTTTAGGTGTTAATGCCGAAATTATTTCCCAGTATACACCAGAAGAATTTTATAAAGATAAAAAACTTTATGAAGATTATGATGGGCTTGGCGAATACTTTGCTACACACGTAGAAAGACCTTTGGAGAATCTTATGTTCCATGCTAATAAGGTATATGAAATAGGTGATGCAAATGAAACTGAGTGATTATGCTGATAAGAACCAAATGCAATTATACAAACAGTTTCCTTCCACTCATTTTCTTAGTAGCCCTAAAAGAGTTTTGAATACTATTGCATGGATAACATTCTTTAGAAGAAATATGCATAGGTGTGCCATTGATTATCTCGGTATCAAATTATATCCTTACCAAGCATTAATGATGTATTTACTTGGCATATGTGATTTATTTAATACGGTAGGTTCAAGATGTATAGCAAAGTCATTTATCATTGGTCTGTATTCATGTTGTCACGCAATCCTCTATCCTCATAGTGAGATTGTTATAGTTAGTGCAACTGTCAAGCAAGCTGAGTTAATTATAACTAAGAAAATTCAAGGTGAATTGATGCGTAGTTCCCCTCAGTTACGTGCTGAAATAAAAGCAGTTAGACGAGTTGATGGAAACCTTTGTGTATTCTTTAATAACGGAAGTACCATTAAGATAGGTAATTCCAGAGGTGAACGAAGCACACTTCTCATTAGAGAAGAAAGTCGTATGATTAAAAAGGAAATAGATGATTCGGTATTCTCCCCTTTCCAACACGTAAGAAATGTTGAGTACATGAAAAACGCTTTCTATACTAATATACAAGGATGCATTGAAGAACCCAAAGATGTTTATATAACTTCTTCTTGGTTAGACAATGGACATTGGATGTGGGAAATAGCAGACGAAGCCTTTAGCCAAATGATGAAACATGGAAAACAAATTCTTCTTGCTTTTGACCTAAGTGTTGTTATAGAACATAAACTTAAAACTCTTAATTATCTTAGGAGAGAAAAGAGAAAACTGGATAATCTGTCATGGCGCATTGAGTACCTTAATGAAAGAGTTAAGGAAAATACTGGTGCGTTTTTTAATTATCAGGAACTCGCAAGACAGCAAAGGTTGGTAAGACCTTTCTATCCAAGAAAAACAATAGATGTTTTATCGGGAAAAAAGAATCCATTTGCCATCCCAAAACAAGAAGGTGAAATTAGAGTTGTCGCTTGTGATATGGCTTTTGTAGAAAATGAGAAGAATGATAATTCTATTTTCTCTTGCACAAGGTTACTGCCAGAAAGTACAACTCACACATTGGCTGATAAAAGTATTGAAATTAATAACGGATATCGTAGACAATTCCCTTATCTTGAAAGTGTACAAGGTGGAGACATTGATATGCAAGCAATTCGTATTAGGCAATTGTATGAGGACTTTAATGCCGATTATATTGTACTTGACCTAAGAAATGCAGGTGTTGCAGTTTATGACCGTCTTGCAAAAGTTATGTATGACGAAGAAAGACAAATAGAGTATTCACCATTGACCTGTATGAACGATGATAGCATAGCAAACAGAGTTAAAACACCAAATGCAAATCCATGTATATTTGTTATCATAGCTTCACAAAAGATGAACAGTGATATAGCAATGGCTTTAAAGACAGCATTACAGGATAATAAGATTGATTTACTTATATCGTACAATAAGGCTCTTGAAGAACAGTTACCCAAGATTGATGAATACAATCAGGCGATTGAACTTGATGACCAATTGTTTTACGAAAAGCCATATCTTGAAACTCAGGAATTTATTGCAGAAACAAATGGATTGCTTTGTGAAAGGAAGGAACAAACAGGTGTTCTTGTTATAAGCGAGAGAGGTGCTAACCGTAAGGATAGATATACTTCTATTTCGTATTCAAATTATTTTGCAGACTTATTAGAACAAGATTTAATGTCAATTAATACACAATATGAAGTTGTTGCACTTGTAAATTAAACAAAGAAAGGAGGACGAAATGGCTAAGACACAAAAAAATTATGATAATAAAAACTATGAAACGTGTAGTTATTGGTATCATAACGATGTAACTACCGCTACATATTTTAATATTCTATACGATTATAAAATTGAACAGCTTATTGGTATGATTCAAGAGCCAATGATAGATAGCAATAATGAACTTATAAGAAAGATATCAAGAAGATTCTATTCAAGTGATGGTATTGTTCGTAATGCTCTTGATTATATTAAGGTTCTTCCAACTTTGGATTATATTGTAACAAGCTATGCCAATGACAAAGCTTCTAAAATTAACAAAGAAGTTGTTAGATATGCAATGAAGAAGATAAGACACAAACAATTTGTTAGAGATGCTATTCTAAAGGGATGTATTGACGGTGTGGCTTTTTACTATCTTGATACTGGTAAAACTAAAGAAGATAGAAAGAAGTTTATAAGTCAATTCCAAGCCGATAGTATATCAGAGGTCAATGCGTTAAAACCAAAGTTGGCTAAATTAAACGTGTCTATCAAATCATTGCCTACTGATTATTGTAGAATAATTGGAACTAAGAATAATTCTTATGTCGTTGCGTTTGATTTAGATTATTTTAATCTTGGCAATGAAAGTGCAGAAAGCAAATTGAGAAGATATCCTCCTGAGTTTACACAGGCATACAATAAGTGGAAATCGGGAAACAAAGATTCTAACCAGATGTTTATATTGGACAACACGAAAACAATTGTTCATAAAATATCTTCCAATCTTGATGAACCGTGGGGTAGACCACTTGTGCTTTCGGCTATCAAGGATATTCTTTATTCTGATGATTTTATAAATACTAAAAGAAATGTACTTGATAAGGTAAATAATAAAATTATTTACGAAACATTTCCAGAGGGCAAGACCGCAGGTACTTCGGCTTTGAGCAATGAACAACAGAAACAGCAACATAATGCTGTTAAAGAAGCTGTGCAGACAAGAAAGGGAAATGGAACAACTTTCTTTTCCGTTGCCGCAGGTACAAAAATAGGAAGTATAGATGTTAATACAGATTTGTTTGATAGTGACTACGAAACAAATCTTGACCTAAATGTTGGTTCAGATTTAGGTATCGCCATATCCTTATTGAATGGTAACGGTGCTAACTATGCATCACAACAAACAAATCTTGAATTGATTACAGCAAAGGTGTTTGAATGGGTTGATATAATTGTAACCGAACTGAATAAAGTTATTAATTATAATGTACTTGGTCTTAATTATATTGACGTTGAAATTAACTATCTTCCTATTACCAATCTTAATAGGGAAAAATATTTTAATATCGCAAAAGAATTATTTACAATCGGTAGAGGTTCGCTTGCTTATCTTGCTAATTGTGCAGGTTTATCAAAGGAAGTATATTTCGCCATGTTGGATGAACAGTTAGAAGAAGGAGTCATGGACAAATATCCTGTTAATGCAACTTCTTATAACACCTCTGGTAATGATGTAAATAATACAGAAGATGATAAGGGCGGTAGACCAACGGAAGATAATCCTACCAATGACAACACTGTTAAAAGTCAAGCTAACAATTCAAATGGTCAGCCTAAACCAAACGTGTAAAAGAATCGCTAAAACATTAGCGGTTCTTTTTATATTATTATTTCATTGAAAGGTGGTGAGACTAAATGAACACAATTCTCGAAATGGGAAGTAAGAAAACCAAAGGTGGTAGACGATATATCAAATTAGCACTTCTCACCATTCATGAAAATGAAGAAGATACCAATTTAAACGGCATTAATTGGCGAGAGCAATATGTACTTAATAATATCGAAAGCGCAAAGGGTATGCCGATATGTTGTGAATTTACAGACGAAACAAAGACAGTTCCTTTAGGTCATGGGTATACTGACCAAATGACTGATGAGTATGGAAACCAAATTCCTCTTTTTGAAAACTCTGACACAGTAGGTGTTGTAGAAACAGCACAGATTGAAAACATAGTTATCGACAATGAAGAAAAGCGTGTTCTTGTAGGAGAAGGATATTTATACAATCAAAGATATCCTAATTTTGTAAGATGGCTTAAAGATAATATGGCTGAAAATTCTATTAAATCCTCTATTGAAATAGTTGGCACAGAGGAAAACAAAGGTCATATTATTTACGATGGTGAAGTAACTGAGGAACATCGTGTCCCTAAAGAATTTGACTTTAGTGGTAGTGCAATTTTAAGTGTAAAAGAAGCAGACAAAAACGCTGTTGTGTTAGAAGCGGCTTCTTTAAATAAAAACAGTAACAAAGAAAGTGAGGTTAATAGAATGGATGAAAAGACACTTGCTCTGATTTGTGATTCAGTAAAGAATACAATCTCAGAAACTAATTCTAAGAACGCAGAATATGAGACAAAGATTGCGGAACTTAATCAGACTATTACTGATAAGGATGCTAAGATTAATGAACTTAATGCTTCTGTTGCAGAAATTCAGACTGCTATTGAAACTGTAAAGGCTGAGATGGCTAAGAAGGAATCTGAACTTAATGCGGCTTGGGAAGAAAAGGCGGCTCTTGAAAAGGCTCTTGGTGAAGCAATGGCAAAGGAAAGACTTGGCGAACTCAATGAAGCTATTAAGGATTTCTCTGATGAGCAGAAAAACTACGCAAAGGATGAAATCGAAAAGTTCAATGCAGACCCTACTAACGTAGAGATTAATACTGTACTCGATGCTATTTATCGTGGTATTGGTAAGCAGTCAATGGAAAAGAAGGATGAGCCTGTAGTTGAAGTTAATTCAGCAGATATTTATGGTGAGGTAATTCACCCTACATCTCAGGTTAATCAGCCCGTAGAAGGTTCTATTTATTAATTACAAGAAAGGATGGTTTTATTATGGTAAAGGTTTTTACAGTTGAAATGATTGAACACTCAGCACACAGCACACCTAATGTAACTGCACACGCAGACCTGCCTAATGGTGCGCTTGTAGGTCTTACTTACACAGGTACAACACAGACAACAAAAGCCCCTGCAACTGGCGAGGAACTTTATATTGTTCTTAATACACAGGAGGGCGATAAGGAGTATGACCTTACTTACACAATCGCACAGGGCGAATATGTAAATCTCTTTAAGCTTTCAAATTGGGTTGGCAAGGAACTTGCTGTAACAAAGGAAAATATTGTAGGCACATTTGCTGATATTGCAGTAGGAGACACACTTACATTTGATGCTACAACTTTCAAGTTCAAGGAAGATACTGCAACTTCTGGTGATGTTGCATTTGAGGTACTTGCAATTACTCCTATTGGTGTAAGAGTGCTTATTAAGATTGCCGCTTAATCAAAGAGGAAAGGAAGGTAATAAAATATGAAAACATTTGAAATAAATGAAATGGCAAATTGCCGTAGAGATTCAGTAAACAAGAATCTTCACTCAACATCTCCCATCGTAGAGACTTTTTCTGCGCTTGTTAAGGGTGAGTCTATTGAGAATATCAAGGACACCAACGGTGTTAAGTGCGGTGATAGATGCGTAACAGCTATTAAGGAACTTAACGCAAGAGCAGAATCAGGTGATGTTTCTGCTATTTCCGAGATTAACACTATCAGAACCTATGTTGTAAATCCTCTGCTTCTTGAAGAAATCAAACTGCTTGGCTTCTTTGGTGGTTACGAGAATCTTGGATATGATGAAACAATTGAGCGTAAGATTATCAAGCAGAGTGTAAACACAAGAGGACAGGCTCTTAATGGTGATGTGCCTTTCAGCTTCAATTATGCTGACAAGTATACTGTTCCCTCTACATCCCTGAGTGCAGGTTATGAGGTAGATTACCGTAAGGCACAGTTTGGTGATATGTCTGCTGAGAATATTCTTATTGAAAACATCAAGACAGATATGAGAAACAAGGCGGCTTCTTATGCGTTCGACAATGTAATTAATGCAGTAAATAATGCTACAATTAAGAACGCTGTAGTAGGCGTAACAAGAGCAAATGTTCAGACAGTTATCAACAAGGCTCGTCCTTTTGGTAGGGTAACTCTCGTTGGTGATACATCTGCTGTTATCAAGCTTAATGATATCGCCACATATGCAGATTCACAGGCTACACCTTACATGAACATTTCTCAGGAGGCTATGAATGAGATTGCTAAGAACGCATACGTTTCAAATATCATGGGTGCAACAATCTACGGTATGGATAACGCTTATGACGTTAGCAAGCTTAATGCCGCAGGTACATGGTTTGATAAGGTTGCAGATGACAGATATATCTATGTAGTTCCTACTGGTGTTACTTCACCTGTTCAGCTTTGGACAAGGGGCGGTCTTACATCTATGACTGGCACTGATGTTACAACTGGTAGACTGCTTACAAGATATGACCTTGAAGTAGCCGCTGATGTAGCAAAGGGCGAAGAATATAAGATTGGTCTTATTGACACTGTATCATAATTGAATTAAATAAAGTGGGGCGGTCAATACTGCCCCACTAATTAATTAAGGAGGATTTCTTTGATGAATCTTAACATGAATGAAAATATATCAATAAAAAATCTGACAACTTTTCCTGTAGGATTTAGAAGAATCAATGGAAACGGAGAAGTTAATCTTCCACCTAACACATCAGTTCTTATTGATAGAGCAGAAGTTATTTCGCAGATTCAGTCACAGAATATTTTATTCTGTGGAGAGAACAATGATTCTTCTCATCCTTATATCTTTGTTGAGGATAAAGAAACAAGAGTGTTTGTTGGATTTGAAACAGAGGATAAGCCACAGGAGATTATTAGCGAAGATAAAATTAAAAAGATTTTTGATATAAAAACACAGAAGTCTTTTGAGAAGGCTATTACTGAAACAATTGTAACATTGGCTGAAAAGAAAACACTTATTGAAACAATTAAGAAGCTTGGTATCAATGACCATAGCAAGATTAAATTTATTGAAAAGTATACAGAAATGAAGATTGATGACTAAGATAAGGTGGTGAGACTATGGCTGACACAACAACTTTTGAGGATGTGCTGAATAGTTTTCATACTCATTTGCAAGAGAAACAACCCTTACCTACTGGATTGGAAAATGCGTTCTTTGAGTCAGCCCTTGCTTACTATGAACTTGAAATAGACCATCTCGACTACAACGAGGATGAAAGTAAGTTTGATTCAAAGCATAATAGGACAGTGGTATATACTTTAGGCATGATAATGTATACTGAATATCTTACAAGAGAATTAAGTAGAATTGAAAAATTACAAGGTTTTCATGGCAAGGATATTCAGTTAACAGGAAGTGATGAAAGTAAGCGAACTACCAAGTCAGACTTGGAACTTGAACTTCAAAGATGCAATGAGTATCTTCATAAACAGAAAAGGCATGGATATAATTGAGGTGATGCGGTATGGAATCATGGTATGTTATACAACCGCAACCTACAATGAATAGCGGATATGAAAATGACGAATGGGACAATTATGTTACAGATGCATTTGATGAAGTTTTAACCGAAACTAAGTTGGGGCAAACTGTTTTTCTTTGTAATGGTTTATATGATATCGAAACTGGTTTGTTTGAAACTGAATTTGAAACACAGGCGGTTATTCAGAATGTAACTCCCGATGCTTATACTCAGGGTTGGAAACGACAGATACTTACACGCATTTCAGATATGCTTGTTAATTATAAGTATGTAAAAGTAAAAGATACTAAAGGTGATTGGCAAATATATCTTATTATGACAATGCCAGACCAGAATCACATTTACACTAAGTCCGTTATACATGAGTGTAATTACACATTGCGTTGGCAAAATAAACAAGGAATAGTTTACAATTATCCTTGTTTTATAGAAGATGCTTCTCAGTATAATAGTGGTGTTAATGATGTAAATAGTGTAATCAGAACACCTTATAATCAGCTTATGTGTTGGATATCGTTTGATGATAATACAATTGGTCTTAAACGTGATAGACGTATGTTTATTGATTATACTACTGCATATCCACCAGAAGTTTATAAAATAACTTCAACATCAAAAGTACCTTATTCCTATAATGATAAGCGCATTATACGTTTGCTGTTTACAGAGGATGTATATAATCCTGATGTAGACGATTTAGAATTAGGTTTGTGCGATTATGTTGACCCCGATGATATACCTCAACCAACTACTCCAATTGTAATATCCTATAAGGGAAATCCAGAGATTAAGATTGGTGGACGTAAGACATTTAAAGTTGAAAATGAAACTTCTGTTGTTTTCAGCTTATTGCATGACACTTCACTTGTAAATAAAGTTAGTTTAGAACAAACTGATAATCAGTGTGTCATTAGATGTGTTAACGATGTAAATATAGTTGGCAGTCATTTTAAATTAATTGCAACTACTAATGATGGACAAGCAGAACTATTAATAACAATAAAGGGAGTGATATAATGCCAAATAGTTCTCTGGTAATACAGGCAAAGAACGATATGCTTGTAGCACTTCAAAATGATGACAGAATTATAGAAGCACTTGGTATACATGACGATGAGGATATTGACAATCTGATTGCAGATAGTGATAAGGATGCTTTATCAAAAAAAAGATTATTTCCTCATTGGTTTGTGCCAAAAACACAGGATATTGCCAAGACATATATCTGTATTGAAGCAGGTGTTACGGCAATTGAAAGAAGGTTTACTTCAAGTGTTGCGCCTAAAACATATGATATGGCTACAATAACCATATATGTATTGTCCCATCAGGACGATTTATATATGAATAAGGCAGGTGTATCAGCAATTCGTCCAGACTACCTTTCGGTTTTGATTGACGAAAAGTTTAATGGTTCTAATGAATTTGGCATAGGCACGTTACAACGAATAAGCAACGAACCTTATAGCCTTAAAGACAATGTACATCGTTATAGACAAATTGTATTTCAAGCAGTTGATTTCAATGACAATATGTGTGAGGTTATCCCATGATTCAAGGTTTAAGTCTTTTACGTGGTAAGGATATAAAAATAAATGATGACATTTATATTCGTCAGCCATCGTTAGGTGAAATTGAGGAACATGATGAGTTTAAATATATGTCTATGATTTCAAACTTTGTATGCTCCCCATTTGATATGATTGCACAACTTGACAAAGAGGGATATGACTTTACTGAGATAACAGACTTTCAATTGTTCTGTGCGTTGTGTCAGAACTTAAACAAAGATGATACTAAGATTCTTTTTAGGGATTTAGACTTTTCTTCTTTTAGGGTTTTTATAAATGAAGAAAAGAAGCAAGTTGAATTAAGAAATAAAAGTATTGTTATCACTGAAAGAACTTATAAACAAATTGCTGACACTATTCGCACTATTCATTCAATCCCCCCACCTCAGTTTAAGGGTGTGGCAGACGAATATACAAAGCAGAAGATGATTGAATATGCCTATGATGAATTAGAGTTTGCAAAACGAAGTACACCGAAATCAAGTTTAAGGACTATGATATCAAGAGCAACCAACCATCCTTATTTTAAATATAAATTAAATGAAGTATGGGACATGAAAGTTTATGCTTTCTATGATGCCATAAAAAGTATTAATATAGTTGAAAGCTCAAATCAATTAAGTATGGGTGCATACTCAGGTAATTTAGATTTGAGTAAAATAAACAAGAATAATTTTAATTGGCTCAGAGAAGTCAAGGATTAAAGAAAGGAAAGTGATTATATGGCAACAGTTAATAGTGTAATTCCAGATATAATTCAGCGTGTTGTTGGTAGAAATCGTCTTACTGCCGAAGTTCTTTTCATTACAGGTAAGGTAGCAAATGGCTCTCTTACAACTGATGCACAGGAAGAAGTAAAGACAGATGCAGAAGGTTCAACACTCGCAAGATGGATGAACGCTAAGACAGCAGAGTTCACAGGTGATGAAACATTCTGGAATCTTGACCTTTATGCACAGCAACTCAATGGTGAAGGTAAGACAATTGGTACAACTGGCAACGGTGTTATCGTTCCTATTTCTGACCCTATTAAGACATATGCTGATGGTGATACTCTTACTACATATGTAATGAAGTATAGTGCGGCAAATGTTAGTTCAACTGCTACACCTGCATATAAGATTTCTGTTTGTACACTTAATAAGGACGGTAGTCCAAATAAGAGATTTAGACAGGGTGATGCAACAAGTTCTGGTGTATTTACTTATACTGCTGAATCACATACACTGAAATTTGCCGAGGGCGATATCGCAATTGGTGATAAGCTGTTTGTTGAATACGATTTCAACTCTGAGGACTGTGTGGCTGTTATTGACTCTGCTGATAAGTTCCCCGAAGATATTGAGATTGTTGTAGAGGGTCTGTTTAAGGATGCTTGCGGTAACGCACAGGCAGGTTATACAGTATTCCCTAAAGCACAGCTTTCAGCTTCTACTACTGCTTCATTTGGTAGAACAGATACGTTCCCATTCTCATTCTCAGCACAGCAGGATTACTGTGATGATGAGAAACAACTCTTTAGACAGGTATTCCCAAATCTTCCTACTGTTTAATGGGGTGATTTAATTTGAAGAATAACTGTTGGATTTGTGGCAAGGAATATGATGCTTGTCTGAACTGTAATAAAACAAATGGTTGGAAAAGATTCACCTGTTCGGAGGAACATTATCAGATTCACCAGATTCTTTCAGAGTACAGAGAGGGCATCATAAATCCCAAAGAAGCTACAGAAATGTTTGAGCACCTTGATATCAAAGCTGATACTGAGTTAAATCTGCTTGAAGCTATAACAACAGATATCAAGGCTATTATAGCAAAAGGCACTCCTAAGAGCGTACCTAAACCAAAAAGCAAGTCAGTCGATAAAGACGTTGACAATGAATAAAAGAAGGGGGCAAGTTAATTACGATTGGCTTGCCCCTATTTTTTTAACAAGGAGGAATGACAAGAGTGATTATACTCTCAACAGACCAGAGTAGTTCTTCAACAGGACTAAGTGTTTTTGATGATGGAGAACTTGTTTACTATGAACTTATTGAAATGAAAAAAACTACAAGCAAGAAAATAATTGATATGGTTCTTAAAGAAGAAGAACACCTTTATCAAGTAACCATGCCAGAAATTATATATAAGAATATTCTTAATCGTATCTGTATTGTTTCGGATAGAATTGAATATCTTATTGACAAATATAAACCCGATGTAATTTATATGGAAGATATATTTTCAAGTCAAAATGTTAAGAGCGAATTTAATCTTGCAAGATTACAAGGATTTGTTTTGCACATCTGTCATAAGAAAGTAATCCCCATTAAGATTGTTGCTGAAAATACATGGATAAATCATTGGGGTAAATACGATAAGAAAATAAAAAGACCAGAACGAAAAAAGGATATTATGCGTAAAGTAAATGAATGGTATGATTTATCATTGACTGTTAATGATGTAAGTGATGCTATTGCCATTGGACGATACGCTGTATCAATTGAAGAATCTAAAACTAAAGGAGAATAATTATGATTAATATTAATAAGCTTACAGACAAATATCCACTTTCTCATTCAAAAGTAAAAATTGGAAAGACAATAGTGCAGATAAAAAACTTTCTTTCAGTAGATGAGTTTTCAGAAGCGGTTAATATGGTTATTGATGGCTGTTTCCCTAATGACAAATACGTGCCTGAGTTTAAAGATGTCGCAACAAGATATATGATATTGACAACGTTTACTGATATTGATTTGGGAGATATGCCTATCGAAGAAGTATTTAAAGTATCTCAGGCAGATTGGTATAACATCATTGAAAATAAGGTTGCAGAATTACCTATATATCATGAAATTATTAATGCAGTAAATGACGGACTGGAATACAAAATTCGCACACAGAAAAATTCATTTGATTATCTGTGCGATACTCTTAGTGACTTTGCCTTTAGAATGGGAGACACAAGTGTATTCGAGAAACTTGCAACAAGACTTGAAGGACTTGATGACAAGAAAGTTGCAGAAGCAATAATTGAAAAGGAGTGATAAGTAATGGCTTCTATTGAAGAACAACTCAATATGATTTCATTACAATACGCAAGGGTTGATGATGGTAGAACTATTGCAGAGGTTCTTAAAGATGAAGTCAATAGGTTATATCACTGTATTCAAAAATATATAGATGCATGGTATACCAAATATAATCCACAGGTATATGAGCGTACTTATCGTTTACAAGGTGCGCTCTATGCAGAGGACTTGGCAGATATAAGGGTTGATAAAAAAACTCTTACTTTATCGGTTTGTGTTCATGATGATTTAGATTATCATAAAAATCTTAGTGAAGTTTATTGGACTGATATCCATGAATACAACGGATATTGGTTTGAAGATAGAATAATTCCTATCAAAGACGAACATGAAACATCAACATTGCTTACAATGAACTACGGTTGGTATGCCCCTAAATTGGAATGGCTAATAGGACGTAGAGTAGATGGACTAACTCATTTTAGTGGGGTTGGGTTTATCGAAGATGGTATTGCAGAATGGAATCAAACGAATAAGTTTGGAATTAAAATTAAATTTGACAAATTACGTTCAAGAAATTTATATAGATAAGGTGGTGAAAAGGTTTGAGTAAAAATGCTTTTATAGACTTGATTGCAAGACTTAATAAGAATAAATCTAAGTCACAAATAAAAGAAGATTTAAAGGTAATATCTGGTGAACTGAATGGCTTAAAAGACAATGGCTTAAATATTCAATGTCATATAGACACAAGTAGTGAAGCTGTAAATAAATTACAAGGCGAACTGAATACGTTAGCAAGCAAACTCAAACTTAATATAGGAGTTGATGCTAAATCTATTGCTTCTACGGTGGCTTCTAAAACACAGTCAGATAATAGTGCAACAACTTCAACGGTTAAGATAGATAAAATGTCTGCTCAGTCTCAGGTAGAAGAACTTGGTAAGTTATTGCGTAGCAATTTAAAAGGAGAAGCTGATGCGGTTCTTAAAGGCTTGCTTGAAGAAACAAAGAACACACTGGGTCAAACTACTGAGATATGGACAACATGGGAAAGGAACGCAGAAGGAGCATTAAAGAGTTTTAGTATTTCTGCAAAGCAAGCAACTGGTGACTTACAGAAATTTAATTACGCTGTTGAGGAAGGTGGCAAGGTTAGCCTACTTGGTTCTAATGGTTCTGATAGAGGTATTCTTCAAAAGCAGAAAGAGACATTGAAGTTTATTGATGAATATACTTCAAAGATAAATTCATTGCGCTCATCAAGTAATGGCAATTTTACAACAGCATATAATGGAGAAACCGTTGGTTTTAAATCTTTATTAGACGATTTGGAAAAACTTCGTAACGGTGAGGGTAGTGTTGAAGATATTCGTGCTAAGTTCGTTGCTTTGCAAGGAACAATAGATTCTATAAAAGTAACAGTTAAGGAATCACAGGGCAAAAGTCTTAATCCCTTTACTAATGCTAATATTACAGCCAAAGAGTTTGATAACACCTTAAAGTCTGTTAAAATAGACCTTGACAATCTTAAAGGTTTTAAGACCAATAATGACAGTGTTCCTACGGTTAAAGAATTAAATAAGGAGTATAAAGACTTATCAAAAGCAATCTCTACGCTCAATCAGGTTGAAGAATCTCAACGTGGCAATCAGTGGTATTTAGATTTTGCAAGTGCTTCTGAAAGAGTAAGACAGCTTCAAAGCGATATTAAACTCTTAAATAAACTTAAAAGAGAAGATACTTCATCTGGAACTAAAAAGCAAACAGAAGAACTTTTAAAAATCACACACGCTTATCGTGAACTTCAAAAATTAGAAGAACGTAGATTCTCTGGTAAAGCAGGTAATAATGAGATTAATCAAATTAATTCTTTAGAAGGTGGATATCGCAGAATAATCAATACTGCACAAGACAGACTAAAGAAACAAGAACTGTTAACTTCCGAAGTAAAAAAGACAATTGCAGAAGAAGAAAAGGCTTTAAATATTGCACGTAATTTAGCAAAGGCTAAATTGCAAGATAAGTCAATTACTCAGGAAAGCGCACGTATTGAAAAAGAGCGTTCTAATATTGTTTCAACATTGAACAAGTATAAGAACTCATTAGGCGGTTTTAATAATTCTAATATCATCAAACAGAATGGCACTAATGGTGATGTTATGAAACAGCTTAGTGCGAACAAAAATTTGTTACAACAGATAGAGTCAATATCAGCTTTATTGAGTAATGGTAAAAATAGTTCTGCGGCTAATATTGCACAGGCAAAACAGGAACTTGATAAACTTATTCCCTCTTTGGAAACAGCCAAAAAGGATAGTGATAATTTAAACCAATCCTTAAAAGATGATAAGATTACTCGTCAGGTAACAAATAAGTTTAATACCTTAAAGAATCAAATTGAGACATTTGCTTCTGTAAATAAGAAAGCTACAGAATCAACTCTTAAAATGAGCAATGGTCAGACCTTTAAAGATAATTGGGAAACCATTGTAAGAACTTTATATTCTGGTAATTTACAGGGCAATGCCGCTGAAATTGAGAAACTTGCAATTGCTTTTAGAGATTTAAACGGACAGGCTCGTTCAGCAGGTTTAACTACAAACCAATTCTTTACAAGCATGGGTAGCCAATTAAAGATGGTTCTCAATAGATATATTTCACTTTATGCAGTAATTGGTTACATTCGTAAGATGGTTGATAATGTCAAGGCTCTTGATGAAGCAATGATAAACTTGCGGAGAGTTACAGATGAAACAGATAGTGGTTATCTTGCTTTTCTTGAAAAGGCTAATAAGCAAGCACAAGATTTAAAGGTTGTGACAAGTGACCTTGTTGAGCAAACCTATCAATGGGCTAAGTTAGGTTACGACTTGAACGATGCTTTGGAATTATCAAGAGCATCTACTATATTTTCTAAGGTTGCAGATGTTAGTCAAGAACAATCGTTACAGAACCTTATTACAATATTAAAGGCATATGGTATTGAAGCTAAGAACGTAATGGATATTGTAGACAAAATGGATAATCTCAATAACCGTTATGCTGTAAGTGCCGCAGGTCTTGGTGAGGGTCTTGAACGTTCTGCTTCTGCGTTAGCAATGACAGGAATGTCATTAGACAAATCATTAGCCTTGCTAACTGGTACAGGTGAAATTACACAGAATCTTGATAATACAGGTAACGCTTTAAAAATCGTATCTCTTAGATTACGTAATATGAAGGGTGCATTAGAGGATTTAAACGAGCCTGTCGATGACCTTATGGAAGTCAGCAAAGTTCAAACACAGATTCTTAATCTTACTGGAAATCAGGTAAACATTTTTGATGATAAGACCAAAGAGTTTAAGGACTTATATGATATAATGGAAGATGTTGCCGAGGTATGGGATTCTTTAAGTTCCACTAATCGTGCTTCTCTTACCGAAATTCTTTTTGGTAAAAACAGAGCAAACATTGGTCTTGCTATTATTCAAGCATTTCAGTCAGGTACTATTCAGAACGCTTATAAGGATAGCGTTAAGTCAGCAGGTACAGCTACCGCTGAGTATGAAAAAATGATGGATGGTATTGAAGCACATAGCAACGCTCTCAAAGGCTCGTTCCAAGAATTATCTAATACTGTTTTGAATAAGGAAACTGTCAACTTCTTTATTGATAGTGGTAAACGCATTACTGATATACTTGCATGGATAATTAAACATTTGGGTTCAATTAGTGTTATCATGGGAGTAATATTTACCACGATAAGTGTAAAGTCTCATGCAAATGTTATTGGTGTATTAAAGGGAATTGCACAATGGCTTGGTATAATAACAACCAATGCTGAAAACGCACGTAGCGCAATGGCATTATTAAAGTCGGCAGGTGCGGCATTAGGGTCATTGTTAGCAGGTTTGGCAATCGGGGCTTTGGTAAAAGGTTTATCTTGGCTGATTGACAAACTAATTATTACGAGAAGTGAACTTGACGAATTGGCAAAAACATCACATGATGCCTTAGTTGATTTAAAACAAAATATAGATGAGTTGAAACAATCTGAACAAAAACTTGATTCTATAGCACAGTCATATTCTAAAATCGCAACTACGGTTACGGATGTTTCTGAAAGACAAATGAAGTTACAAGAGATTCAAAATGATTTAATAACTTCATACAAAGACCAAGCAGATGGTATTGATTTGGTTAATGGTAAATATTCTGAGCAATTAAAGAAACTTGATGAGATTGCCAAAAAGGAAAAAGAGAACTTTGAAACAGACAATGTTGCTAAAATAGCCAAAGCACAAGCACTGTCCAGTCTTTATGTAGATGATAGTAATTTCACATACAATGGTGATGATTCATACATCAGTAAGGGTTTAGACAAAAATGCCAAAAGTCTTTTTAAAGTAGGCGGTGTTGGTGTTATATCCCAAAAGGACTTCGATGATTTGTCTCGCATTGCTTCACAAATAGAAGGAGTAAGAAAAGGAGCAAGCCAAAGTATATATCTTTCTGGTGATATTGAAACCGCAAAGAATCAGTTGGAAAAATTTATTGTTGAGTATAGTAAAGTTAAGGATAGAAACTTGGAAATACTTGACATATATAGTAAGCAATATGAAATTTTAAAAGAGGATGTTGAACTCTTAAAAGAAATGTCACCTTACCTTGAAGAACATTCTCATAATGGATTATTTGGCACTATGTTTGATAGTTTATCAAATGGGATTCAAGATTCCGTTAGTGAAATATCTTTAACTCCATTTTACAACAAACTTGATGAAGCACAAGCTAAACTTCAACAGCTTGCTAATCCTGATGATTTGTCTTTGGATGAATACCAAACACTTTATAATGAAGTTGGAGTTTTAGAAAATTCATTATACAAGATGGCAGGTAGTAGTGAAGAAGCAAAACAAAAAGTCGCTGACTTATTTAATGGTTTCAAACAGGGTGTTGCTGAGAATGGTGATGGTCTTGATAACTTTGTGCAGAAATGGAAAACAGAGTTAGATGAGAACTTTAAATCAACCGCTGAAACAGTAACAACTGTACAAGAAGCTATATCTAAACTTGGCGAAGGAAAGGGGTTGTCCCATACTGATGCTTGGAAACTTCTGGAACAGGATGCGGATGGTTACTTACAAACCATTAAACTTGTTAATGGCGAATATGTATTTTCTGAACAGGAATTAACTGCCTTTAAGGATGCACAGATAAAAAAGTCTCAGGAAACTATAAGGGAAAATATTCATGAGGGCGAAGTTGCAATAAAAAATCTACAAGCAGAGATTAAGACAAGGATGCAAAATCTTTATTCGTTACAAAAAGAATTTGATTTAAAAGTTAAAATGAGACAAATTAATTCTGAATCTGATTATAAAACATATCATGATGAGATAGCTGAAACCAAATTTGCTATTCAACAAATGGAAGAATCAATGTTGGATTATGCTAAAGCTATTGACCGTGATAATTTCCTTGTTACTGAACTTAATCAAAATCTTGGTACAACACGTACTATTTCTGTTGGTATGGAAACCGAGTTAAATAACGCTGTCAAGGCTCTTGAAAATGAAGTAAAGGCTGTGGACGATACAATAGATTCTTTAAATAATCGTAAGGATGTTCTTGAATCTGAACAGAAAGAATTACAAGAACAACTTGATATTCTCAATGAACAGAAGAAGGTTATCGAAGAACAGCAGAAGTCATTCCAAAAGGCTGTAACCGATTACATGAAGCGTTATGAAGATTCATTAAAGTCTCAGCTTGATTCGTTAAAGCAACAGCAAGATGATATCAAAGATGAATATGAAGAACGTATAAAAGTTTTAAAGGACGAAAACGAAGAACGTGACCTTGCTTATAAAAAGGAAAAAGCTTTACTCGATTTGAATAAGGCAAAACAACAGCAGGTCAGAACATATTCATCTGCAAGAGGTTGGGAATATGGAGCATCTAAGGAAAAGGTTGTTGAAGCACAAAAGAATCTGGACGATGTTTTAAATGAAGAACAAATTAAGGCTCTTGAAAAAGAAAGAGATGAAAAGATTAAACCTCTTGAAAAACAGGAGAAAGCTTTAGACCATCAGATTAAGGCATATGATGAGTATGTAAAACAGTACGATATTCTTACTGAGGAAATCGAAGATAAAGATGGTGAACTCCTTGCTGAACAGTTACTTGGTTCTGATTGGAGAGAGAAAATTGAAAAGAAGGACGAAGGTCTGTTACGTGCTTACAAGCGTGAGTACAGCAATTTTTCAAACGAACTTGAACGATTAACCAAAATTGAAATCAAGAATATTGAAGCAAGTATTAAGGCAAAAGAGAACGAGATTGATAAGATAGGTGATGAAATAACTGCCTATAATAACTATAAGACCGCTGTACAAAGTAATCTCAATGATGCCAAGAGCGCACTGGAAAATTACAAGAATAGCATGGATAGTGCAAAGAATGATGTGATTAGTGCCGCAAGTGATATGGAGCATGGTGTATGGGAGAATCTTAGTAAAATACAACAGTGGATGAATGACACAGAAAACAATATCTTTAATAATAAAAATAAAGCTGTACAATGGCTTACAGAATGGGCTGATGCATATGAATCAATGCAGAAGCGTTTAGCTAATAGTTCTACTGGTTATGGTATTGTAAATAGCGCATGGGATGCAAAGCTTGCAAGAGGTTACGCTGATGGAGGTGTCAATTCAACCACAGGAATTGCTATGCTTCATGGTACTAAACAAAAATCAGAAACTATTTTCAATGCTAACGATTCAAAGAAACTCTATGAAGCAGTTCATGAAACTCCAAGTGTTATGGCTTCAATTATTAAACAGGCTGTTCAACTTTCTGGATTCAATCCCTCTAATGTTATTAATAACAATGGTGCAAACACAAATACTGTTAATGTCAATATAGGTCAAGTGGTTGCAAACAATCCACAAGATTTCGTAAGAAACCTTGACCCTCATCTTGATTCTTATTTTAAACGTAAGTTAACGCAAAGTTATACTCAATAATTTATATTCTCCCCTACAATAAAGTAGGGGAGAATTATTATTTATGAAAGTAGGTGAATTAATGTTACAATATCCAACAAATGTATATCCTGAGAATATTGCTTTTGACTCAACGGTTCTTGACTCCAATAATACTATTTCGTTTAAATTCAATGGTGATATTTTAACTGGTGCATTATATAATGTGTTTGATTACAATACTGGTGAACTGGTTTTAACAAAGGGTCATGTTTACCAATCAAGAACACCTATTGTTTATAATGGACAAGAGTTAAAAATGGCAGATGGTTTCTTAAACGACTTGGACAATGGCAAAGATTATGCTATGCAAATCATGGTATTACAATGGCAAAGTGATGGTACTGCTCCATTATGTGATATGTTTGTTTTAAGAGGTCAGACACAAGAAAACTATTTAACAACAGACGATACTACAATTACAATTGAAGATAAAATATCTTCGATATACGAATGGGAGCAAACAACATCAGAGGGATGGAGAAATAATTCTGTGTGGGCAGGTGTTGTTGTCACATCATGTGAACTTGTTATAGGAGAAGAAAGGAGACATATTGTTGCCTATCAGGAAACAACAGGCAAGGCGGTTTTATCTTCTGCTTTACCAAGTAATATACCTGCTGGCACAAAATATCAGATATATTGTAATTACAAGGTAAGTCCATTATATTTCTTTAAATGCAGACAAACACCTCAGATTGCACCAACAATGGAATTGATAGACTACGCTCCTACTTCCAGAGTAGATTCGACATTGGGATTTCATGTTACTGCTACGTACAATGGATATAATTCGTTAATCAATTATTATAACATAAAGCTTTATTGGAACTGGACTGGTGATGATACTGTACCGTGGAGATTGGTTGACGAAACTGATAATATATACTCTCAAAAAATCGAAAGTTCTTTCTTTGAGGATTTTATTCTTCATTACAAGAAAAGGGTTAATGGTGAAATAGTAGAAGTTCCTGCAAATCAAAATAAAGATTTGTATTATAAAGCTGTTGTCAATATCGTAACAGTGGATGGGCTTAGTTGTTCTGGTTCAAGTAGTATAATATCATGCGGTGGGCTTGAAGATGACGTACCTAAAACTATTATACAAGCACTGGTTGTTCACAATCAGGATAAACCTGATGCTTATTATCCTCAAAATAAAGATTCATTTGTGTTCGCAAGGACACCGCAATTAAAACACATGATTCATATTGTGGGAGCAATTGATAGAACATTATCTCCAACTGGCGATTTCCCATCTGGAACAAAATATACCTATTACCGTGAAAATCTCAATACAGGAGAGATAAGAGTTTTAGAAACTGTGGATGATACAACCATTCCAACAAAGGGTAAGTATAGATATTATTACGTTCCAAGAGAAGGAACTACAGGACAAGCCTATCTGAATGGCATTAGTTATGTTGATGTAGAAATGACTGCGGATGCATCACATAGACAAGTTGAGACTAAGCGTGTTACAAAAGACAAATTTAATAAAATAAATATGAACGGTTATACAATCACTGAACTTATTTTAAAAGATGAAAGATATCAGTGGGGAACGAAAACAAGATATAAGACAGGCGACCAATGGAAAATTGTTGGTGAAATTGAAGATACAACTATAACACAGAATATGGACAAACATCTTCATGTTAGCTATAACACATATCCTACCCAAACTGTTACCAAAACAAACTACCTTACTGGAACACTGACTGCAATGAATGGTTATGTAGACTGTACTACACGGACATATATAGATGATATTGACACAGTAAGAGCATGGAGGGAATTTATTTCAAGACCTTCTATATATATGCTAAAAACTCAAAAGGGTGACGTTTTAATTGTGACAATTACAGATAACCCAACAACAACATATCAGGAAAACAATTCCAAGATTCCTACAGTATTTTCATTTAACTGGGCTGAGGTACTTGATGTTAATGATATTAAAGTAGACTATATAATAGATGTAGACCCATCTACTCCTTATTAAGAAAGGTGTGATATAATATGGAATATTTTAATAAGAACACATCACAATATCTCACTGTCTTGAAAAGGAATCTTGTTACAAGATATTTGATTCGTCTTGAACTGTTATCTTATCATGAACATACAATTGGTGAAATAACTAAGGACTTGACTCTTGATGCACAGGGACAAATAAACATAAACTATAAACAGCTTGTTCGTAGAAGCTGTAGTTTGACATTAGCGAATATTCCAGATAAATATTTACCAAGCCCAAATTCGCCTATATGGTACTTGCGTAAATTTAAATTATGGATAGGTATTCAAGATAATCAAGATAACATTTGGTGGTGGTCACAGGGAGTATATTATATTACCAGTGCTACAGCCAATGCACACACCGTTTCAATAGAAGCTATCGACAAGGGCGGTGCGCTTGATGGAACATTAAAAATTAATATTGCAGAGGTTCAGTATATTGTTAAAGCAGGTAGTACGATTGCTGATATAGTAAGAGACACGCTTGCTTTAAATCTTGGTAGTAATATAAAAATGTCAAATAGTATTGCTTATGGTGGTGCAAATATGCCAATAGACCCAGTACAACCATTAATTGATTTGCGATACAACGAACAAAAGATAAAGGCAGACATTTCAATAGATGCAAATAATTATCTTGGAAACATATTCACATCATTGGGTGACGGATATGGTGCTGATATATACTATGACAACGATGGTCATTTTCGCTTTAATGCACTTACAGATATATTCTTTGTAGATGGTTATAAATACGTAGCACCTCAATGGGAATATACTAACTTGTCAGAAGCAAATTGCCAGTATAATTTTGATGGACTAAATGCGGTTACGGTTTATACAAACCTAAGTGTCGATACACAAGCACTTGTTAACGCACAAGAAGAAAGTAAAACTCAATCTGATGATATAGATAAAGTAATTGAAGATGAAGATATTCAAGCACCTAATTTGTCTTATACTGCATATAATGTAAATCCATTATCTCCTATCAGAGTAGGCGCAGTAGGTTTGAGAAGAATGGAATCTCAGGAGATTGATTATATTGATACCACGGAAAGTGATATGATTGCAAGGTGTCAGCAGTATGCGGTTATGTTGTTGCATAAACAAACAATGATAGGTGCTACATTAAATTTTAATAGTCCTATTATACCGCATCTTGACGTAAATAAAACAATCAGAATCACAGACGAATATCAAAAAATAAATAATGAACTATTTGTAATACAATCTATTACAATACCATTGGGCGCAGGTGCTATGCAAATTTCAGCAACTAATATAAATTGGTTGCCATCAGAAACTAATATTGAAGGAATGGGGGTGGGGTAATTGGCAGATGCTTTAATTGAATTAATAGAGCATAGTGTAGATAAAAAAATGCAGAATAGCGATTACCTCATGGCTATTCCTGCAAAAGTAAAAGAACCATTATCTAATGGTATGTATGTAGTGAATGTATTAGCTAATGATACACAACTTATTGTCCCTAACTGGTCAGGAACAGAACTTGATGTTGATGACAATGTTCATTTATTTTATAAAGGCAATACGCTGTCTGAAAGAACTGCATACATTGGGGCTTCTTTATTTAAGCCAGAGGGTGCGAATCGAAATAAAATTAAGTACGTGGTTGGTAGTAATTCATTAGGAGTGGTTGGAAACACTCAGTTTACTATTTGTCAAATTGAATGGGAATCTGTTCAAAAGCAGAATGTCTTTATCTCTTTTAATGCAAATGTAACTGGAAATACAACAGGCATTAATACATTGTACATTTACATGGATGAAACACTCCATGAGTTTCAACCTAAAATGACATTAAACGAAAACCAATGTTATATACAGAATTTTTTATTGCCCTTTGAAGCAAGTGTTGGTAAACACGTTGTTGAAATTAAAGCAATGGGTTGTGGTGATTATACTGATATTTACGGATTTGTATTTGGTCAGGGATTAAGAGATGAATCAAATGCATTTGACCCCACAAATGAGAATGATTATATTTATACAGGTGGAACGATTCTTTATTACGTTGGTAGTAGTAAACGTCCAGAAATTCCAACTACACTTGATGGTGTTCCTGTTAATGAATTGGAATTAACAGCCTTTAATGATACTAAGGTTGAAGCAGTAAAGATACCAGAGGGTGTAACTATTATAAGATAAGGAGGATTGATTATGGCATATACAGGAACAGGCACGCAAGATGACCCATACGTAGTAGACGATTGGGATAGTCTGATAGAAAAGATAGCCGAGGTTGATACCTATGTTACAGTGGCAGATAATGTTGATATAGATTTAACTAAGATATATCCAGAAGGAATACCATACACAAACGCACCACCTCTGCTTAGTTTTGCTTGCAAGGAATTTGATGGTAATGGTATTACCATAAGAAACGCTTATAATCTAAATGTTCGTACAGGTAGTACAAGTGTTGTAGAACTTGCCAGTACTTGCACTGTTGTATCAAATTTTAATTTTGTAAACTTCTATGTTAATGTAGGTACACAACCCTTTATGCGTGGTCGTGGTACAAGCAATAACAAACTTATAGCACATTCAACATTTAAAGGTGTTGTGTTTACAACCAACATTGCCACTTATGAACCCATAGCATCTATAGCACGTTTTTTCGACTGTGTATGGAATACGAAATATACGTTTACAGGTAACGGTTATGTTAGCCATCATTATCCAGTATTTGATTCTTGTTGGGTACGGTTTGATGTCAATAGAAGATGGCTTAATAATGGTGGAAGTTTTGTCAATACGTATATAGAAGGGGCTTTTAGAGCAAATCAAAATAATGCTCCTGTTTTTGCTTTTGGCAATAGTTTATGTAGTATTTTAAATGCCAACATTGTTGCAGGTGATTATACTGGATGTACCATAACGGCAAGTGGTAGTGCGACTATGTGCTTGATAAATAGTGATAAAGTTGAAGAAGGTATAACATTAGGCGGTACTACATCTGCTATGATTGAAGTTACAGACAGTCAATTAAAAGATTACGATTATCTTAAAGATATATTTCCTGTAGTTCCTAACGAAGAAGGAAGTGGTGGGTAATGTATAATTTTGATGAGGAGTATTGGAATATTTTAGGTAGTGGGTTTTCTGCCAGTGGAGATGCTTGGGAACAACGAGATGGTAATCCCCATTATGTTAGACCTAATTCAGATATTCACACAAGGGGAACTGACATTATTGTATTTAATCAGAGTACACCCCCAGTCTCAGGTTCAGATGCCACAGAGGATTGGGTATACGGTGGAATATTAGAAATATACAACGATACATTAAGAACAGACCTTCCTACAGTTACAGCAGGTCAAACTTATAGTGGATGTACAATACCTACAGCGGAAGAATGGAACGCCATGACTACCGAAGAACAGAACAATTTCAAAAACACATACTTTGAACCTGCTACTCCAACTTCAACTACCAAGATTGGCTTACCCTTTGAAGATTATTATGTAGTGTATGCTTGGGTGGGCGTTGTAGTAAGAGGTGGGGATTATCCAACAGACCCTAATTATCCCTACTATGTTATATGGGGTGATTTAACAACCAGTAATAGCAGAAAGACTCTTAGCTACAATTTGGAAACTGGTGAATCCACACATATTGACTTAAATGTAATAATGGCAGAAAACTTTAAACCAGAAGAAGAAGGCGTATTCAGAGCATTAATAATACAAACACAACAAACGCAGTATACACGATTCTGGACAGGCTATTCGTCATCAGGTGCATTGACGTATACTTATTCTTCGAGAGGTAGAAACTCCGAACCCTGTAATTCTGTTTCTTTTAATCTTAGAAAGTTTGACTGGAAAATGAAAGCTGATAAGAATAATGGCTATCCTTATAAAGGGGATGTTGAAGTTTTTGATTTTGACTTATTGGTTAAACCTATGCCATTTTTTATGTGGACTATGAAGCCAGAAGAAAATCAAGGATATCCTACTCTTGGTGGTAAGGAAATAGATGCATTAGGTGCTTTTGGTAATTGCAAAAAATTAAGAACTATTGTAATACCTACAACTGTTGGAGAGATTGGTGAATATGGTTTTGCCAAAACTGCTTTGACAGCGGCAACAATATCAAGTGATTGTCATTATTCAGAAACTTCATTTCCCCCAAGATGTATTATAAACTATTACAATTAAGAAAGGAGAATAATTATGGCAGTAACAATAGGAAAAATAGGACAGAATACAAACAGTCGTATTCTTGAACTTTATGGTAAGTCAAGTGATATAAAACCCACTGACTTTGTAAATGGTGTACAGGTAATCAATGGAAGTGTTTTCATTGAAATGGACACTGGTGATGCGTATTTCTTTGACGAGGAAACTCATACTTGGATAGCAACATAAGAAAGGGAGTGATTAAACAATGGATGCGGCTACATATATTTTGTGTAAATCTTCTGCGAAGAAATACACTGACCAAGTAACACAGTCTCTTATGGGCGGTGTACATTATAGAGGTAGTGTTAATTACTATGCAGACTTGCCAAATAACGCACAGGAAGGCGATTCTTATACGGTCAAATACGCAGGTACAAGTGGTAGTATTGCTGACGGAACAGAGTATACATGGGGTTACGATACGGACTTAGAAGATTATGCGTGGATAAGTTTTTCCAAGGATGCTTACAGCAAGGCTGAGACAGATGCGTTACTCAGTGGTAAGCAAGCTACTCTTTCACAGGCACAACTTAATGCGGTTAATTCAGGCATAGATAGTGAAAAGGTTGCTCAGATTGCTACAAATGTGAGTGATATAAGTGATATACAACAGACAATCGGTGACATTAACACTGTCTTAGAGGAGGTGCTGTAATATGTCTAATACAATAGCTGAGAATTTACAGCGACTTAAAGTTGCTACAACTGCTATCGGTAATGCAATTACTGCAAAAGGTGGCACTGTAAACGAGGGTGACGGATTAGAGGAGTTCCCTGATGATATTATGTCTATTCCGCAAGGAAAGCCTGTTATTTATGGTTTTCATATCAATCCGAATGAATCAGACAGTTCAGCAGCCATAACGTATCTTAAAGATGCTGTAGGTATGACACCTGCATACATGGACAGTGCGAACAATACATTTGAATACGGTTCATTTGCGAACGCTTTCTTCATACCTAAGCCTTGTATGCTTAAATCAGACGGTACAGTTGACTATTATCTTGACCCGAATGACTATACTAAGAAAGCTGATGGAACGGCTTCTGATATTGCAGACCCTAACTATGACGGTAACGCAATGATGGAATGGGGAATGCTGTGGTATAAATTTGAAGGCGGCACTGAGGACGGAGAAGGATATTTCTATATCTCAAATCAGAAAGTAGATAACACTTACTATTGTTGGTGCAACTATGACAGCAAAGATAATATTATCCCACATTTTTATACTGCTATCTATAACGGCACTGGAACAACCAAACTACGTTCCATTTCTGGCGTTGCTTTAACTTCTGCAAATGGTAACGGCAGTACAACCGCAACTCAGGAAGAAACAAGAGCGAAAGCCAATAATACCACAAACGATGTTGAATGGTATATTGATGTTTGGTGTGATAGACTACTTATAAATGCACTTCTTGTGCTTATGGGTAAATCACTGAATACACAAGCAGTATTTGGCAGAGGTATTGATACTGGCGGTCAGACAGCTAAAGAAGCATACGTAACAGGAACACTGAATGACAAAGGTTTATTCTGGGGCGATACTGCTAACGGTACATCTGCTGTTAAAGTTTTCGGTATGGAAAACTGGTGGGCTTGCTGTTGGCACAGAACCGCAGGTTGTATCTCTGTAAACAGAGTATTGAAAATCAAACTCACATATGGTACAGCAGACGGAAGTACAACAGTTGGTTATAATCAGACAGGAAACGGATATATTTCTAATGGTACAATTCCATCGTCAAATGATTATGTAAGAGCCATGACATACAATCAGTATGGCTACATGACAAGTAATGTTACTGACGGTAGTTCTTCGACATATTACGCTGATTATTTTTATCAAAATACTGATATAAGATATTTATTGGTTGGCGGTCGCTCTGGCTTTGGCGTTCATGCGGGTGCGTTCTGTTTTGATCTGCTTGATGCGCCCTCGGTTGCGTATTGGTCTTTTGCCGCTGCGCTCTCTTGCAAACCACTTGCTCAGAAAGGGTGAATTGCCGTAGGCAAGAGGGGAAACGCTTGCGTGTCCCCTTAATGATAAATATTTGTTATTAAATACAGGGATTTGTGGTGCGGTTGGCGGTAACTCTGACAATGACGTTAATGCAGGTACGTTCTATTTTAATCTGAATAATACGCCCTCGAATACGAATTGGAATATTGCCACTGCGCAAACTTATAAATTACTTGAAAATAATGCACCACACTTTCCTTACCTCTTGGTAAAATTGACAGTCGATAGCAAGCAACTGTTAGTAGCATTGTCGAAAGCGGTTGAGACTATAAGAGAAGGTGACTATGAAATCATACAATCATTTATGGGAAGAATTAATATCTGACGATAATATCAGACTTGCTATTCATAACGCCTCACATGGCAATATGAAACGCAGAAAATTGACAGAAATTAAAAACAACCCTGATAAATATATTTCTATCGTGCGTAATTGGATAGAGAATTTTAAGACTATCAAACATACTCCTAAGATAATCAATGACGGCATATCGGCTAAGAAACGTGAAATAATCGTTCCTACGGTGGCAGAGCATATAGTTCAACACGCAGTAATGAACGTTATGAAACCTATTTTCTCAAAAGGAATGTATGAACACACATATGCTTCAATTCCTCAGAGGGGCTGTTACAAAGGAATGAAAGTTGTGAGGAAATGGATAAGAAATGATGTAGGGAATGTCAAGTATTGTCTTAAACTTGATGTAAGAAAATATTTTGACAGTATCTCTCAGGAAATTCTTATTGATAAACTACACAAGAAAATACATGATGAGAGATTCATGGACTTGCTAACAAAGATTATCAGAACAACTGAACACGGCTTACCTTTAGGCTTTTATACTTCTCAATGGTTTGCTAACTTTTATTTACAGGACTTCGACCATTTCGTCAAAGAAGATTTGCACATCAAACATTATATAAGATATATGGACGATATGGTACTGTTCCACTCGAATAAGCGAGAGTTGCACAGAATCAAGAAGCTGATAGAGCTATATCTGAGGGATAATTTATCGCTTGAAATAAAAGACAATTGGCAGTTGTTTCGTTTTCATACTCGTAAAGATAAAGGTAGATTCCTTGACTTTATGGGATTCAGGTTTTACAGAAATCGGGTGACATTGCGCCGCAAAATCGCTTTGAAAGCTATGCGTAAAGCAAGAAGGATAGCAAAGAAGAAACATACAACTGTTCATGATGCAAGGCAAATGTTGACATATATCGGTTGGAGTAAATGCACAGATAGTTACAACTGGGTTAAGAAGTATATTTTATGTCATATAAATTTCAGAGAATTACGAAAAATAGTAAGCAATTATGATAAAAGGAGGACTTTATATGTGGTATAAAGCAGAAAGTAGTGAATTACCATCAACGATTGATGATACATCATCAAGGGTATATGTCTACGTAAGAAAGAACATCAACGTTGAACAGCGTACCGATGAATCAGGTGAAATCATAACAGTGTATGTATATGATGAAATCAAGATACCGAAAGAGGTATATGAGATTTTCAAACTTGAAAGCGGAAACGAAAGAAGAATTTCTGACATTGAAGATGTACTCGCAGATATGCTTTTCGGGGGTGACGAAGAATGAGTAATGCTAAATTAAAACTCATGATTGCTGTATTCAGCCGCAGAATTAATCAGGGAGAAACTTTTGAGGAAATTGCAGAGGACTATCCGAAACTGACAGCAGAGGATTTAGAGCAAATTAGTGAAGCGTTGAACCGATAAAAAGGTAATTTTAACAGCAAATAACCCAATAAAATTATATTTTCATCAAAACAAAGGAGTGATTATATGAATTCCCCATACGAAGGAAAATTCAAGGTAACGCAGACACAGCATAGCGCACATGATGGACTTGATTTAGTCGGAATCGACAGCAAGGAAATTCATGCGACTGTTGACGGCACTGTGCATTATGCAGGGTGGGAAAATGCGAACAATCCGAAACAGGGATTTGGACAGTATGTGTGTATCCGATCCGCTGACAACAAGTATTACTATTACGGTCATATGTCGCAGTTAAAGGTAAAGACAGGCGATAAAGTAAAGTGTACTGACGTTATCGGCATTGAGGGTCATACAGGACATACCATCCCCGATAACGAGTACGGCAGTCATTGCCATTACTGCATCCGTCCTCAGTTTGCCGCAGGCAACGCTTTAAGCACTCCGCAGATATCGGGTATACCTAACGCTTGCGGTGTGTATGATGATGGATATAGACCATCCTCGAAGCCACAGGAAGAACCGACAGAACCTGATGGACTGACAGGAGAACTGAAACTCTCAGACGGTACGATCTACGATATCACACTCACAAAGAAATAAACCTACACTTACAACGCACTAAGAGACTATGAACAGATTCGACAACATTTCCAACACGGATTTATCACGGCTGATAGATGAATGGGTTAAGGGAGAACGAGACAGGGCTATCATGAAGCGCAGGCTGATTGACTGCATCTGTTTTGAACCGTTAGCCGAGGAATTCAGCCTATCGGTACAGACAACGCACAAAATAGTTCAAAAAAATCTTAAAATAATCACCACAAAGATATAATAAAAAGCTCGGTTTGCTTGATGGCAAATCGGGCTTTTTTGTTTTATTATGTAATTGGTGATTAAAATGTACGAATTTGTGAATGTGAACCCTTGCAAGAAACGACTCGGAGACTGCGTTGTCCGTGCTTTGTCTCTTGCTTTGAACCAGTCATGGTACAGAACAGCTATTGATCTATGCATCGAGGGGCTTATACAATGCGATATGCAGGATTCTAACGCTGTGTTTGGCGCATATTTGCAGTCTAAGGGCTTTAAAAAATACCCTATACTTGACACCTTGACGTTCGAAGAATTTGCTACAACGCATCCTGACGGCTTGTACATCGTTGCAACAGGCTCACATGTTGCAGTTGTGCGTGATGGAATACTGCTTGACAACTGGGATTCATCAGATGAACAAGTCTCATACTACTTTGTGAGGGAGTGATAAATCATGCCTTATGGATACATACCGAATAATTACAACGCTTACAATCTGCCGCAGTATCAACAGCCTATGCCACAGCAACAGCAGTCTAACGGCTTGATATGGGTACAAGGCATCGAAGCTATGAAAAGCTATCCTGTTGCTCCCGGTCAGAGTGTTCTGCTCATGGATTCGGAATCAAACTGTTTCGGCATAAAGACAGCTGATGCATCAGGAATGCCGCTCCCCTTGCGAATTTTTGATTATTCCGAAAGAACCGCTCAGAACGCACAGAAACCGCCTGTAACAGCTTCTGTTGATACGGATAGATATATTACTCGGGAAGAATTTGAAAGCCGTATAACAGCGATTACAGCGCAAATAAAGGAGAGTGAAGATAATGCCGAATGAACTGTATAAAGAGATCGGACAACAGCAAACACAACAGCAGCAGAACCCAAAGGAGCAGGCATTGAATTTGATGAAACAACAGGGAATTGCTATCCCCGAGGGCATGGAAAATAACCCACAGGGCATTATACAACACCTTATGCAGTCTGGACGCGTACCGCAAAGCCGTCTGACTATGGCTCAACAGATGATGCAGAGGATGTTCAGACGATAAAAAAAGAACGCCCCGAAAGACGTTCTTTGTCAACAAAAGCATTCATTCAAAAAATGATACTTTAGCCATGTAGCAATTACATTATATCAAGTGTAATTATGTTTGTCAAGCAAACGCAAATTTATTATGATTTTGCGTATTGTAACTTGCGAATAGCGAAAGTTTACGCAAATAAACTTGAAATATGAGAAAGTTGCAACCGACACAAATGCCGGTCACAAAAAAAAGAACAGCAGCCCCGAAGGACTGCCGCTCTTTATATCATCTTACCTTATCTTATCTCATGGATATTATAGCAGAGATCAGGGGATTTGTCAAGCTATTAAGGCAACAGCCTTGATATAAATTTTACCGACTATCACAAAACTTAGGAGATAGTCGCTTACCCTCATAATTCGAGGGAGAAAGGAGTGCAGATATGGCACTTACAGACGAAAACAGCATGGTAATGCCTGTTCAGCCTATGTATGGCGGTTATGGCAACGGTGGCGGCGGTATATTCGGCAACGATGGACTGTGGCTTCTTCTCGTTCTGCTTCTCGGTGGAGGTTGGGGCGGCTTTGGCGGCTTCGGCATGGGCGGCGCAATGATGGGCGCAGGCATGATGGGTATGGACTTCCTTTATCCGTGGCTCAACAACTCGCAGAACATCAATGACGGTTTCAGAGATCAGATGCTGAACAGCAATGTAACTTCAATCCGTGACGGCGTGCAGGGCTTATCTACACAGCTTTGTCAGTGCTGCGGTGATATGCGTTATGATCTTGCTAATTCCGCAAATGGCATTCAGAACAGCATCTTCGGCGCACAGGTAGCAATCGGACAGCAGCTTAACGCTAACGAGATGGCAAGCCTTAACCGCTCTTTTGCTGAGCAGTCCGCAAATCAGCAGGGATTCAATGGTGTTCAGGCACAGCTCGCACAGAACGGCTTTGCTCAGCAGGCAGGCACAGCAGATTTGAAGTACACCATAGCAACTGAAAACTGCGCTGATCGCTATGAAGCTGCACAGAACACACAGAGCATTATTACTGCTCTTACAGCAGGAATCCAGTCTATAAAGGATGATCTCTGTCAGAACAGACTTGATGCAGAACGCAGAGAGAACGCTAACCTCAGAAGTGAGCTGATGTATGCACGTGGTCAGGCTTCACAGGTTGACCAGACAGCACAGCTTCGTGCTTCACAGCTTGCAGCCAACACAGCCCTTCTGAACGAACTTCGTTCCTGCCCTATCCCAGCACAGGCTGTATACGGAAATCAGCCTGTATTCACCTGTTCACCGAATAACAACTGCGGTTGTGGATGCGGCAATAACTTCTGATAGGCGGTGATTCTATGTCAGCTAATTACAGCATAGTTACACCGCAGAACTTAGCACCGAATCAGCCTGCCGTGTTTCTGAATAGCCCCTGTCCTTGCAACGAGGGACTTGTTTTCAAGAAATCAGGCGGTGTGTTCCTGCTTGCAAGCAACGCACCTACACATGACCGTTGTTCATGCGGATGTGGATGCAGACGTATCTATGAGACTAATTATGAGGTCGAGGTACACGCTAACATCGAGATACCGACAGGCGGCACAGTTGAGGAAATTCAGCTTGCTCTTGCTGTTGACGGTGTTATCGCTCCCGAAAGCCTTATGTCTTTCACTCCTGCGGCTGTTGAGGTTGCAGGCAATGTGGGAACAAGTGTCATAGTACCTGTTATATCCCTCTGCGGATGTGACAGCGTGGCTCTTGTAAACGCAAGCACACAGAATATCACGATCAATAACGCTTCGATAGTCTTTGACTATGCCGGAGTAAACAGGCTGAGATAAGAAAGGAGTGAAACAGTATGGATAAAATCTGTAAATACATCGACAAGGAACTTGACGAACTTGAAAACAAAGTCGCTATGGGCGGTAAGCTGTCCAGAGCCGATATCGAGGACGGCAAGAACATGGCAAAGTTTAAGACTGCGATCCTCACTAACAAGGCAATGGAGGAAGAAGGTTATTCAGGTGACTGGGATGAACCAATGCACAGAATGTCAAATGCACGTGGCAGAGGTTCTAATGCTCGCCGTGAAAGATACAGCCGTGAGGACGGATACAGCAGAGCCGAGAGCGATTTCAGGGAAAGACTGGAAGATGCAATTGATTCAGCTCCCGATGAACACAAGCGTAAAAAGCTTGAAAGAATTCTGAACGAAATGTAAGGACGGTGAAGCCGCTATGATTACGGTTGACGAATTAAAGGCGGCTATTGCCGAAATGCAGGGTGAGCGGAATCCGAATGCTAACACCTGCATCAAGCTTGCGGCATATTACACCATTCTGAACGAATTGCAGGGGAAACCTGATACAAGCGGATATTCTTCTGCGCCTGCTCCCGAACCTGTCAAAGAAACAGTTGGATACTACTCAGAGACGGAATTCGGGCAGTTGGTACAGGATAAACCCATCAAAGAAGTTATGTCGGTGATGGATGAACTGATATCTGTTCTATCAGCGATTCAGCCCCGGTTATACAATGGCGTGATGCGTAAGCTGCACGATATATAATTTCGTGTCTAATTTCGTGTCTAATTTCAACTGCAAATATGCATATTCAATATGCAAAAATGCATACAACTGTGATATAATTATCACATTGAAAACAAAGAAAAATCCCGATATATCGGCAGAAACTTGAAAAAACTGCTGTATATTGGGATTTATCATTTGGCGCAGTGGGTGGGATTCGAAAAATCACACAACAACGAAATATCGCTAAACATCCGCTTTTGTTGCTAATATCATGTCTAATAAACCGTTAAAATAGTCATTGATCTTCCTGTCAGCGGCTTTTCTTTCAGCTGAAAATGTATGCTGATAAACACTTTTCAAGGTGCTGTTTGTACTCCATCCACCTCGCTCCATAGCATACTTGTCAGGAATGCCAAGCATAAGCATTATCGATGCATTCATATGTCTTAAATCGTGAAAACTCATATGCTGTACACCTTTACGCTCCA